ACCTCTCGATCGAAGACCTGCTTTGATCGGTGGGCATGATGCGAGGGCATGGCACGAACGCGAGTTGGTCCTACTTCACCGCAACCTGAACCGATCCCGGACATCGTCGATCCGCTCGAGGCCCCGCTCGAGGTGAACGCCTCGGGTATTCGGCGCATCACGATCAAATGGGGCTCCGAGCACATTCAGCCGATCCAGTACAACGGCTTTCACGTGGGCGACCTCGAGATCGTGATGGACGTCGCCCCGAACGAAACGCCGGACGAGTGCTATGCGCGCGGCTGGGCGTGGCTCGAGCGGATGGTGGAGACGCAGTTCGAGCTCAAGCTACAGGGCTTCATGGGGCGCGTGCAGCGCGCGGCCCAGAAAGTTCGGACCAAGTAGATGCCGCGCTACTCGGTCGCTCAGATGAACCGTGCTCGCCAGGACGAGATCCGGCGGCAGCAGGAGGCGGCGACGGACGCGCTGGTCTCGAAGCTCTCGACGCGCAAGCCGCGGCGTGCGAGCTCGAACAAGGTGCGTGAGCAGACCGAGGCGATGATCGCTGGTGATTTCAGCGAGGCGACGGCTCGGCACCTCGTCATGTACTACGCGATCATGCACGAGAAGCTGTACGGCGTCCCGCCCGGCGAGATCACCGATTCGACGCCGATCGCTCGCAAGAACATGCAGGGCGCCGAGAGCGCGGCGCGTCGGATGCTCCGGGAGGAGTTCCGAGAGAACCCGGTCGACATGGCGAGCTTCATCTACTGGATCTTCAAGCGCGAGTTGTTCAAGCGCACCAAGGCGAAGGACAACGGCCGGCCGCCGAGTGACTTCCGACCGGGCTGGCGCCTCGTGTTCTCGTCCCGAACGATGTACACCGACTACATGGTCGCGCAGAAGACGCGCGCCTCGAGGTAGGGTCCCCCGCTCCCATGCCGAGAGTGAAAGTCTCGACCGCAACGGCGCTCTCGAAGCCGGCTGCGCCAAGGCCAGTCCCCCGCGTTGTCGAACGCCCTGCTGATCCGCCGAGCGCTCCGTCGGGCGCCCAACGGAAAGGCCCAGGCGGGCCGCCCAAGCCCGACAAGTTGGTGATCCCGCACGACCTGGTGAACGAACAGGTCCTCATCGTAGCGGCGAGCGATCGGGATACCCGTGCGAAGCTCGTCCGGGCGACGCGGCCGGAGATGTTCCTGGGCGACAAGCACGCCGAGATCTGGCGCGGCTACATCGAGCTCGACCGAAAGAACCTCGAGTACTCAGCGGCGGCGCTGCACCAGGTGACCGGCGGCAAGGCTGACGGTGGGTACGTCGACAAGCTGCTGGCGAGCTACAAGCAGCTCCCGCCGAACCTCGGTCACCATTTGGACGCGCTCGCGTGGGACAAGGCGAGGATCGAGGCAGTCAACGGGCCGATCGCCGCAATCCTGAAGTTGCTCCAGGACCCGACCACTCCGCCGGATTCGGTGCGCGCGGCGGCTCGCTCGATCCAGCTCGCGTTCGAAGCGGCCGGCGGCGAGCTTCGGTACCTCAGGGACCCGAACGAGCTCGTGCGGACGCAGATCGCCGAGGTGAAGGCGCGGAAGAACGGGCGCGCGCGGTTCAATTACGGGATCGAGGGGCTCGACGTCGACAGCTTGACGGGTCGCCCGATCCTCACGCCGGGCGCAGCGCCGGGGCAGCTCTCGCTCGTAACCGGGGTCCCTGGCTCGGGCAAGTCGGTGTTCAGCCTGAGGGTCGCGCTCGGGCAGGTTGAGCTCGGCAACCGAGTGCTCTACGGCGCCTGGGAGATCAAGAGCGAGACGGCACTTGAGCTCCTCGCGGCGTTCCGACTCGGCCTCTCGCGAACGGCGCTGCTCGAAGGGAAGCTCACGCCTCGCGAGGAGGAGCTGCTCGAAGAGCAGATGGACGTGATCGCCGGCTACGTGAAGTTCATGGACCTGCCGTTCGGGCGCGCGCACGGCGCCAAGAAGCGGATCACGAACGAAGAAAACCTGGACATCGTTCACCGGTACGTGGCCGACGCCGGCTGCGACATGGCGATCTTCGATCTCTTCAAACGGTGCCTGCGCGAGACCGACCCGGACGACGAGGAGCAAGCGCTCTACCGCGTGCAGGCGATCATGCTCGAGACGAACGTGCACGGCGTGTTGGTGCACCAGCAGCGCGCGAAGGACCTCGAGGCTCGAGCCGACAAGCGACCGACGCGCGAAGGCATCAAGGGTTCGAGCGCCTGGTTCGAGGTCGTCGACACGATGTTTGGTATCCACCGACCGGGGCTTTGGAAGCGACTCGACGCCGAGGTGCTCGAGGTCGACGTGCTCAAGCAGCGGTATGGTGAGTGGCCGCTCGCGGTCGAGTTTGACTGGTCGGGCGAGCACGGCTCGATCGAGAACGGTCGGAAGATCGCTTACGACCCGCCGGGTGGCGACACGGGCCAGGGAGACGTCTTCGCGGACATGGAGGACCCGAAGGACAAGTTCAAGGCCAAGCGCGCGCGAGGAGCTCGGTGAGCGAGCTCTTGAGGGCGCCCTTTCCCTGGTTCGGTGGCAAGACGAAGGTGGCCGACGTCGTTTGGCGTGCGTTCGGCGACGTCCCGAATTACGTCGAACCGTTCGCGGGCTCGCTCGCGGTGCTGCTCAAGCGGCCGGGCGGCGCTGGGAAGATCGAGACCATCAACGACCGCGATTGCTTCGTCTCGAACTTCTGGCGCGCGGTGCGGGCGGCGCCGGAGGAGACGGCGCGCTGGTGCGACTGGCCGGTCTCGGAGCCAGACCTGAGCGCTCGCCACATCTGGCTCATGAAGCGGCTCCCTGAGCTCCGCTCGCGGCTCTTCACCGACCCAGACTTCTTCGATGCCCAGGTCGCCGGGTGGTGGGTGTGGGGCATCAACCAGTGGATCGGATCAGGCTGGTGCAGCGAGGCAAGCGCGCGCCACAAGAAGCCGCACATTGCTGGGTTGAGCAAGGGCGTGAACCGGCTGCCGTCCATCGGCAACGACCGGGGCGTGCACGGGACCAAGCAGCAGAAACCTCAGATCGGTGGACCGAGCCGAGGCCTCGAAGGCGCGACGGCGCCGCCGGCGCTCGAATGGTTCGCGGCGCTGCAGCAGCGGCTGAGGCACGTCCGGCTGGTCGCCGGCGACTGGAAGCGCGTCGTCACGCCGGCGGCGCTCGGGCAGGGCAAGTTCGTCGGGGGCCGCCGGCCATGCGCGGTGTTCTTGGACCCGCCCTACGACCTCGACCTGAGGGATGCCGACCTCTATGGCGTGGATCAACGCGGGATCTCGGTTGCGGTCCGAACCTGGGCCCTCGAGAACGGCGACGACCCCGACCTCCGGATCGCGCTTTGCGGCTTCGAGGGCGAGCACGAGATGCCCAAATCGTGGCAGGAATACTCGTGGCAGGCGAACCGCGGGTACGGCAAGAACGAGAACCGGGCCAAGGAGAAGATCTGGTTCTCGCCGCATTGCCACGACGTGACTGGTCGGCAGGGCAATCTATTTTAGATGCCGAGCTTCGACTCCGTCCTGAGCTACGCCGAGAGCCTTACGCCCGAGACCAAGAAAGCGGCGCGCACGCGCATGAAGCAGCAGCTGCGTCAGGAGCGGCAGCTGAACCGCCGCTCGAGGGCGTTTCGAGATCGGGTCGAAGCCGACCGCGCGTTCTTCGCTCGCTACGGGATCAAGCTGTGAAGGCGGACGTTCCGCGCCTGCTCGCGGCGCTCGGGATCGCTGCCGACCGGGAGAAGAAAGGTCGCCGCAACGAGATTTGGGCGCAATGCCCGTACCCCGACCACGACGACCGCAAGGCCTCGTGGTCGATCCGGAACGAGCCGGCGAACGATCGGCATGGCAGGCACCATTGCTTCTCGTGTCATCGAGGCGGTCTCCCTGGCGATCTGGTGATGGCGGTCTTCGGTTGCACGCTGGACGACGCGTTTGAGTGGATGCGCGCGAGCGGGCTGCTGCTCGACGACTTCGTGGCGACTGAGACCGAGGTGGTGGAGCGGCCCTGGATCGGTACCGGCGCTCAGCACTCGTTCAAGCTGCCGGGCGGGCTCATCGAGAAGCCGTTTGACGAGTGGCTCCCGCGCGCTCGCGACTACGCGCTTGGTCGAGGCTTGACCCCCGAGCAGATCGAGCGCTGGAGCGTTTCCTACGGCGCGTACGGGCGGCTCACCGGGCGCCTCGTGTTCCCGGTCTACGCGCGCGATGGCGCGCTCCAGAGTTACCAGGCGCGCTCTTTTCTCGGTCGCGAGCCCAAGTACCTCACGCCGAAGCGCGAAGAGAACCCGGTCGAGTGGGCGATCTTCGGAGCGCAGTACTGGCCGGAGGAAGGCGGCACGGTGGTGCTCGCCGAGGGCGTGCTTAAGGTCCTCGCGTGCGAGCGTGCGGGCGCCCAATTCATCGGCGCGCTTTGCGGGAGCCAGGTCGCGCCGGAGCACTTGCTCGAGCTCCAGCGTTTCGACGAATTCGTGTACGTGAAGGACTCGGGCTCGGCGGGCGATTCAGCAGCACAGCAGATCGTGGCGTCGCTCAAGCGCTGGAAGTCGCTGCGAGTGGTCGAGCTCCCGTCCGGCGAGGACGCAGACTCGATTCCGTTGGACGAGCTCTACGCGAGGCTTTGGTGAACTACTCCTGGTTCGGCGCGTTGGTTCAGACCGCCCCCGAGCGCGCGAAGGAGCATCTTCGGTGGGCGATGCGTGTCGGGCACACGATGGACGCGGCGGCGCGCTTGCTTGGAATCGAGCGGCGGCAGCTTTACCGCTTGGTGTACTTGCTTGACGACTGGAAGATGGTGAACGAGATCCGCCTGCAGGCTCAGCGGCTGCGGCATTATGGGAGCGACGACGATGGCCAAGACGACCAAGAAACCAACGAAGCTCGGCGCGTTTCAGATCGCGATGATGCAGGGTGATCACCGGCAAGCCGCGAAGCTCCTCAAGGACGCCGCGGGTAAGCCTGGGACGACCAAGGTGACCGAGCTCATGACAGCGCTCGGGGTGACCCGCCGGAGCCTATTCCGGTACGTCCGGACCCTCGAAAACGCGAAACTGATCAAGCCCGATCTGCTGGCTCGTCGGAATATGAACGGGCCGAGTCCTGCGGCAGAGCCGGCTGCGTAAAAAGAGCAGAATTGGGTTGAATTCCTAGTGCCACTGAGGCACTAATGCTCCTGCCTGCGGCGAAACGGGGCACCGGCGGTCGGTGTTGCGCGGAATCGCTCAAGGCAGGAGCTGGTGCTTGGCTGAGATCGATCAGGGGTTGGTTGCCCGAATCGCCGAGAAGCGAGGGCGGGAAGTGGCGGAAGCGGTCCTTGCGCTGCTCGAGGCGCTGGCCGCAGACCCGATGCAGGAGGTTCCCGCCGAGCTCCTCGGGTTGGACGATTGTTCCGAAGAGATCTTGAGGCTCGGTGTGCAGCACGGCCTCGATGCTTACGAGCTCGCGAAGACGGTCGGGCTCGATACCCGCCCGAAGACGACGGGTAGGATTTCGAGACGCGAAGTTCCGATCGACGAGGCTTCCAAGTGATCGGGAGCTTCGATATTGTGATCGGGCTGGACGAGCCAAGGCGGCTCGCCAGGAAGGCGACGGAGGACGTCGCGATCGAGGAAGCGAAGCGCGAGCTCAGCGCGGCGCGCCTGGGAACGGTGATTTCGGTGTTCCCGCACGGCACGAGCAGCGGACGGGTTTTCATTCGAACGGTCGGCGGCGTGCACGAAGTGCGGCGCTCGACTCTGGAGGTTTCATGAACGCGGGAACGCAGCAGGCGCGAGGCCTGCACAAGACTGGCCAGCGCCGCAGCCCGGTGCCGGCGGCGACCGGGGGTTACCTCGGCGACCTGGTGACCTGGCGCTTCGGCGCTTTCAAGGCGCCTCGCAAGGCGGTGCACGACCTCTTTCGCCGGCTCGGCTTCGAGAGCTGCCTGGCCTGGGACCTGAGCTCGCCGGGGCGAGCGCTGCAGACGGCCTCGGTCAACGGGATCAAGTTCGGCGAGCGGATCGTCGCACGGCCGCTCGAACGTCCGAACCGCGACACGCCGGTCGCAATCGGGGTGTACGAGCGCCAAGGCAAGCCGGGCGAGGGCGGCGACGACCTGGTGTGCGGCGCGCGGGTTCGAATCCAGTCGGCAACCGACACGGCAATCGCGCTTCCCCCCGAGGGTAAGCCGGGGCTGCCGGAATGCCTCAGGGTCGCCGAGGACATCGCGAAGCGCGCGAATGAGCTCATCGACCACGTCGAGAACCAGGAGCTGAGCCACGCCCTGGTCGCGGCGGGCAACGAGAGTTTTTGGGCGCCCTTCCGGAGCCGAGGCGGCGTCTACTGGGTCCCGGCGACCAAGGCCGAAACGATCCGGGAGCTCTTCGATTCGATCGAGAAGCTCGGTGAGTTCTTCGCGACGATCCAGCCGCTCTTCGGCGATGACTCAGGGCGCACCGCGCGCAATATCGGCGGCGCAGCGGCTGAGGCGGTGAAGGCCGAGCTCGACGAGATCCTCGAAGGGATCGAGCTCGCCAAGGACGGCAAGCTCCAGCGCAAGGGGATCATCACCCGGATCGAGCACTGCCAAGAGCTCATGATTCGGGTCGAGGCTTACCGCCTCGCGCTCGCCGAGAAGGCGGTCTCTTTCGGAAGCACCATCGAACGGGCGATGACCCAGTTCAACACGATGATCGAGGAACAGAGCCGCGCGAGCGCGGACGAATTCGAGAAGCTCGGGAGGATGCAGTGAGTATCGACACCAAAAAAGTACGGGTTCGCTTGGCCGAAATTGAAACGCAGCTGAACGGCGCGTTCGTGGAACGCCAGGAAGCGGTGCGGGCGATCTTGCTCGCGCTGATCACCGGTCAGAACTTCATCCTGGTCGGGCCGCCCGGCACGGCGAAGACCCAGATCATGAAGGCGGCTTTCTCGCACGTCACCGGCGCGCGGACGTTCTCGGTGCTTTGCGGCGCCTTCGCCACCGAGGACAAGATCTTCGGCCCGGTCGATCTCGGCGAGCTCAAGGAGAACCGCTGGAAGCGAGCGACGACGGGCCGGCTTGCTGATTGCGAGCTCGCGATCCTGGACGAGGTCTTGAAGGCGAACACCGGGACTATCAACTCGATGCTCACCGCGATGAACGAGCGCGAGTACGACGGCCAGCCGATCCCGCTGCGATGCTGCGGCGCGGCGACCAATTGGCCCGAGGTGCGCGCCAAGACCGAGCACGCGGCGGCGTTCTGGGACCGCCTCATGATCCGGGTTCCGATCAAGAAGCTGGAAGCCGGTCCAGATCCTCAGGTGGCGAACCAACCTCAGGTGGCGAAGAAGAAAGCGCCGAATAAGGACCGGCTACGGATGCTCCAGCAAGCCGCGACGGCCCCTCGCTACGCGCCTCGGCACACGGTCTCGCTCACCGAGCTCGACGCGGTCGTCGAGGAGTCGAGCCAGCTTCCGATCCCGGACCTGATCTTTTCAGAGCTCCTCCACATCACCGATCAGATGCTGCAGGTTCAACTCGACGTGAGTGACCGTCGCCTGGTGAACATGCTCGCGGTCCTCAGGGCGAACGCCTGGCTCGCCGGGCGCGACAAGGTCAAGGTCGACGACTTCGAGGTGATCAAGTTCTGCGCCTGGGATGCAACCGAGGCGCAGTACACCGCGGTCGACAAGATCGCCCAGAGGGTCGATCAGGACAACGTCAAGCACGTCGTCGACTTGCTGAACGCGGCGATTCGCCAGTGCAAGAACGCGACCGACCCGAGCCAGGCCCCGAACTTCGCCAAGCAGGCGACCGAGGCGGCGTTCCGGATCAACGAATTTATCAAGGCGAACGCGATCCGGGAGGCCAACTGGCTGAAGACGATCAAGCCGCTGATCGATGAGTTCAAGCGCGAGAAGAACCGGATGGAAGGGCTGATCAAGGCGGCGAGCCCGAAGCCTCAGGTTGCGACCCGATAACCGATTTCGAACGAAGGAAAAAAGGAACCAAACCATCATGATGACTTTTCAGCGAGCGCGCAGGCGTCACAGCACGGTCGATAACCTGGCCGAGGCATGCAAGGCGATCCTGGGTTTCCAGGACGAAGGGGAGTCGATTTGGAACGCGATCACCGGCCACGGCGATCAGAGCTACGACCCCGACACCCTCGAGGCAGCGGTGCAGGTCCAGATGCCGAGCACCGCGGTGCCGCACGTCCAGGCCCTGAGCGCCATTGCCGCGGCTTTCGCCTTCGCCTGCATCATTGAGCAGCTCGGGCGCGCCAAGGCGCTCCAGGCTCAAGGCGCGCGCGGAGCGGCCCCCACGAACCAGGAGCTCGCGAAGGCGGCATGGGAAGCCTTCGAGCAGCGCCGGAACCTCGCTCACGTGTTCGACAAGAACATGGGGGTGAACGGCAATGGCCAGGCCGGCACGGAGCCTTCCTGGGAAATGGCGATCGAGGTTTCGAAGCTCGACAACGACGAGATCCGAGACGTCGTGAAGATCGCCGAGATGGCGGGCCGCATGTACGAGGCGCTCCAGGACGGCCAGACGATGACCATCAACGGCGACGGGGAGACGAGCTCGGTCACTACGGGCGGCGACCTCGAGAAGCTGGTCGCGACCGAGATCACGCAGCTCTTCGACGACGCGCTCACTGACCCGGCGGCGATCCGCCTCATGGAGGACCAGGCGATTCAGTACCAGCAGACCACGACGGTGCCCTGCACGCGCGGCCCGCTGGTGATGCTCAAGGACGAGTCGGACTCGATGGACGAGAACCGCACGGTCTGGGCGGCAGCGGCCTGCACCGCGCTGGCTCGCGTCGCGCATGCCGGCAACCGAATGGCGGCGGTCGTCCACTACGGGATGAGCTGCAAGGTGACCAAGCTCCCGCCGGGCGATCACCGCGCGGTCCTCGACATGATGCGCTCTTGCCTCGGCGGCGGCACGGACATCGCCAAGGCCCTGCGCGTCGGCCTGGACGAGGTGGGCGACCTCGCGGCCGCGGGCTTCGTCGGCGCGGACGTGATCCTGGTGACCGATGGCGAGGATCAGAATCACCAGGGTCAGAACCAGGCGCTGGACGCGATGGCCGCGCAGGGGATCGACCTCTACACGGTGGCAATCGAAACGACGATCGCCGCTTCGAGCCCGCTGATTACGCGCGCCAAGCGAGTGGTGAACGTTGGCAGCACTCAGCACGCGGCGAGCGTCGACTACATGAGCGCGCTCACCGACGCGACCAAGGCTTTCGCCTTGCCGGCGAGGGGCTCGACCGGGATCGACAACTGAGGACCTGAGGCGGAAGGAACCCGAGGCGCATGGACTTTGATGACTTGAGCCAAGTGATCGACGCCACCGATATCGATGACTTGTTCTCGTCGGCACCGCCTCGGGCTCCTATCGCGGCGCCTCCTCCCAAGGGCTACCCGCAGATTGCGCCTCCGCGCGCGGCCGCGCCGGGCGCCCAACTTTCGAGCATTGGGGTCCCGCTCGATCGCTACATTCGCGGGCGCGGGACCTTCGATGTGAAGGACGAGCTCAAGTTAATCGGCTGCCGCTGGGACGGGAACGTGAAGGCTTGGTACGCGCTCGACGACGCGATGGCAGCCGAGGCTCGCGCGATCGTTCGGCAAGGGCCTAAGCGACCAGCGCCGGCGCCTGGTGCGCCACCGGTGACGGCTGCAGACCTGACCCAGATTTACACCGCTGACCTGGTGCGCGAGATCCTCAGGCGCGGCGACCTCACGGGAACGATCGGGGCCCCGCTCATGGTGCGAGCGCTCAGGCTCGCGGGCTACCGCGTCCAGGAGGAGGCCGGCGATTCGCTGGCCGACATCGTCGCGGCCGAGGCCCCAACGTTCGAGGAATTCGCGGGCGAGCTCGAGAAGCTCGATTCGTTCTTTTCCGGCGATGAGCCGGGGAAATGGTGATCTGTGACTCTGAATGCTTCCCTGGTAGTTGAGGGCCACGAGGGCCCGCACGAATTCTTCCAGCGCACCCGGTCTGACTGGGATCGGGTCGCTCGGTACGTCCTAAAGCGTGCGCCCGAGATTCCGGGTATCGGCGAGGACGACATTCGGCAGGAGCTCCAGCTCGTGGCCTGGCGTGCGCTCAAGAGCTACGACGCGAAACGCTCAAGCAACCCAGACCGGTACCTGATCTTCCAGGCGGTCGCTCGGACCAACCGATGGTTGCGGCGGCAGCTCCGGCGTGGCGGACGCGCGGGAACCCCTGAGGTTGTTGGTGACGTTGACCTGGATCATTTCGAGCACGAAAGCACGCAGCGACCCGATAAGTCGGTCGAGGCCAGGAGCGAGCTCCGGCGGCTCATCGATCAGATTTCGACGCGCAGCGGTTCGATCGCGCTTGCAGCGGTCATCTCGGCAGAGGGAGACTTGGACCTCGCCGCACAATCGATTTACGAGGACCCGCGTCTCTCGCTCTACTACCGGTTCTATGAACCGGGCGATGCACGTCGGTTCGTGAAAACTGAGATCAACCAAATGAGGAGTGACGGAAAATGACGGAAGCAGCTGCAGCAACGAAGGCGCCAGTTTTTTCGGTGATGAAGGCCGACGTGATGGCCGAGGCTTGCAAGCACTACGGGCTCAAGCCGGAGCGCACGGTGATGGCGACGGCGGCAGTGCTCCGGAAGCATTTTGCCGAGAAGGCGGAGTCGGACCCCGAGCTCCTGATGATGTGCACGGCTTGCAACGGCGCGAGCCTGAGCGACTACGCGTGCTGCCCGTATTGCGGCGACGCTGGCGAGTCGGAACCGCCGGATGGTGTCGAGGCGGAAGCGCCCGAGGCGGAAGCGCCCGAGGCGGTCACCGAGATCGAGACCAGCGCCGAGGTGGTCGAGGAGACGAGTGCCCCCGCGCCGGCGGCGGCGCCGAAGCTCGCGCTGGTGAAGGGCAAGGGTGAGTCGGTCTCCAAGAGCAAGGAGGTCAAGGAGTCGAAGGCCAAGGCCGAACAGATCGCCAAGGACAAGGCGGTAGGCAAGGCCAAGCCCCCAAAGCCGGCCAAGGCGGCGAAGGCTGCCAAGGAGGCAACGACCGCGATCGTCAAGGCGGCCGACGGGCTCGAGCTTTCTGAGCGGGAGTCGGCGCTCGACAAGATCATGGACGAGGTGCGAGCGCTCAAGCAGTCGACGACGGAAGCGCTCTGGAAGCTCGGCGACCGGCTCCGGTTCATCAAGGACAACAACCTCTGGCACGAGCGCAAGGACGAGAAGGGCGCGCCGAAGTACCGCGTGTTCAGCGCGTTCGTGAAGGAGGAGCTCGGGCTCGAGAAGGAGACCGCCTACTCGCTGATGGAGGTTTCCCAGACGTTTACGGCCGATCAGGTCGAGGCGTACGGGATGGAGAAGTGCCGCGTCATCGTCGGCCTGCCCGAGGACCTGAGGAAGCAGAAGGCGGCCGAGGCGGCTCAGGGCTCGAGCGTGCGCGAGCTCAGGGACAGCGTGCGGACCAAGCGCGGCGGCGCGTCCGAGGTCACGCCGGGCGACGTGCTGAACGCGGTCTCGATCTTGGTGCGGGTTTCGGACGAGCCGATCAAGCTACCGCTCTTCAAGGCGACGGCGCGCGGCGGCAAGAAGCCGAAGCCGGCCGAGGCGCTGAGCGACAAGCCCTGGTGCGAAGAGCACCACGAGAATGGAACGGTCACCCGCTACATGATCGTGGATGACGGCAACGCGCTGCAGCTGGTGATCACCAGGCGACGTGGCGAGTAGCCCCGTGTTAGGGGGCATGATCCGTCGCTGGACATGCCCCGCATTCGCCTTGGACACACCGCGCCCGAAGCCGAAGCCGCCCCTTCGACCACGCCCCTGAAGCTTCGGCGCGTCAAACTAACGACCGGCGCAGCGCTCACGGCGCCTCCTCCCCCCGAGGTGCCGAGCGCTCCGCCGGTCGATGCGTTGGTGAACATCTACGTCTCCGGCAACGCGCTGCATCTGGTCGGGGCAGATGGGACGGTGAAGCGCGCGCCGGCGCGCCTGAGCTGCTACGTGCGTTCGAGCGAGCTCGACGACGACACGCAGCGCGCGCTCCGCAAAAGCCCCTCGGTGCTCGCCATGGAGCGCGAGGGCGAGTGGACCCGGATCGATTGGCGCGACTGGGACGTGCGTCGCAAGGGCTGCGCTTGGCTGCTCGAGAAGGCCAAGATCCAGACCTACGAGGGCGACGTCAACGCGGTCACTCGGTATCTGGTCGATCATGAGCCGGCCATCGCGCTACCTCGCGCGGTGTACCTGGACATCGAAGCCGACTCCCGGGTGCCGTTCAGCCAGAAGGAACAGGCCCGGATCTTGTGCTGGGTCCTGGTCGACGAGGATTGCCGGGTGGTTGCGAAGGGCCTGCTCGCCGAGGACACCGACGAGTCAGAGCGCGAGCTCCTCGTGGCGCTCTGGCGCGCGCTCCTGCCTTACCAGCAGATCAGATCCTGGTCCGGGGACACCTACGACTTCCCGATGATCGTCGCGAGGTCGATGAAGCATCGCATCGCGGTGCAGCCGAAGCGCTGGCTCTATCTCGACCATCTGGAGCAGTTCGAGCGGGCGAACAAGATGGCGGCCGAGTCGGGCGACGAGAAGCAGAGCTACGCGCTCGATGCCATCGCGCACGCCATCCTCGGCGAGGGTAAGCACGACTTCGACGCCTCGCGAACCTGGGAGGCCTGGGAGGCCGGTGGCGACGAACGAATCCGACTGCTCGATTACTGCGTGCAGGACACGATGCTCATGCCGCGGATCGAGGCCGAGACCGGGTACCTGGCGCTGCTCGGTACCATCGCTGAGGTCTGCGGCGTGTTCCCGGACTCGCGAGCGACCAACCCTCAGTACCAGGTCGAGGCCCTGATGATGCGGCTCTACAAGCGCCGCGGGCTCAAGCCGAAGACCAAGGTTTACAACGAAGGCGCGAGCGACAAGTTCCGAGGCGCGTACGTGATGGAGCCTCGGGGCAAGGGGATCCAGCGCGACGTCCACGTTTGCGACTTTGCCTCGATGTACCCGTCGATCGTGATCTCGTTCAACATCAGCCCTGAGACCAAGCGCGAGAAGGCGAAGGACCCGAACGATTCCCGCCCGCACTACCTCCCGCGAGTGCCTTGGGACCCCGAGAAGGCGATCCCGCCGGGCTGCGCGCTCGTGCCAATCACGTGCGTTCCGTTCGATCAGTCGGAGCAGGGGATCCTGCCCGAGGCGATTGCGAGCATGCTCGAGCTCCGCAAGGTCTGGAACAAGAAGAAAGCGAGCTTCCCGCCCAACTCGCCCGAGTGGAAGGACGCTGACCGCCGGACGACCGCTTACAAGATCGCTGCCAACTCGTTCTACGGCGTCGTCGGCGCACCGACCTCGCGGTTCTTCGATCGAGATGCGGCGGAGAGCGTGAGCCAGGCAGGCGCCTGGCTGATCCTCGAGACGATCAAGGCGGCCGAGGCTCGCGGCATGAAGGCGATCTACGCGGACACCGACTCGGTCTTCGCGATCGGATGCACGGTCGACGAGTACGCCCGGTTCGTCGAGTGGTGCAATGCCGAGCTCTACCCCAAGCTTCTCGCCGAGCGCGGCTGCGCCAAGAACACGGTCTCCCTGGCGTACGAGAAAGCGTTCTCCAGGCTGACGTTCGTCTCAGCGAAGCGTTACACCGGCCGCTACTTGCATTACAAGGGCAAGGCGCCGAAGCCGGATGCTAAGCCCGAGATCCGGGGTCTCGAGTACAAGCGCGGCGACGCGCTCAAGATGACCCGGGATTTCCAGCTCGAGGTGATTCTCCACGTGATGCAGGAGGATCAGGACCCGGACCTGGACCAGGCGGTCGCGATCGTCGAACGCTGGAAGACTCGGGTGCTCGACGAGCCGCTCGAGCTCGGCGACGTCGTCCAGAGCCAGGGGCTCGCGAAGCCGCTGAACGAGTACAAGGCCAAGGAGAAAAAGGACGGCTCGATGGGCGCCCAACCCCCGCACGTGATGGTGGCCAAGGAGCTCAAGAAGCGCGGGCGCGAGGTGCGCGAGGGCACGAAGATTTTCTACTTGTGCGTCGATGGCTCGAGCTCGCCGAAGAAATACATACCGGCCGAGGATTGGGACGGCACGGTTGATCGCTACGAGCTCTGGGAGGGCAAGGTCTTCCCGGCCGCGCAGCGCTTGCTCGAGGCGGCGTTCCCGAAGGCTGGCTGGGAGAAATGGGTCAAGGTTCGGCCGCCCAAGGTCCGAGGTCAGAGCCAGGCGAAGGCACGCGCGGCGAAGGCCGCCGAGGCAGGACAGACGGACCTCTTCGCGCCGCTCAGTGCTCGGTCATAGGTTGACCGAGCGAGGCGATCTCCGTCCGCCCGACCGACGATCAGGTGGGCATGATGCGGTGACCAAGGAGATCGCATGCCGAGAGTGAAAGCGAACGACGCGAAGGACCTGGCCGCGAACGCGGCGGTCGACGAAATGGAATACAAGCCGCGGGCGAGCGCGCCGAGCAACGCCCCCTACTCGAAGACCCCTCAGCTCCGCGACGACCACGGCCGGCTCGCCGAGATCGTGATCAACGACCAGATCGATATCGTGGCCGAGTATACCGAGTTGGAGGCGGAGCTCGAGCTCGTCGAGAACGCGCCCGCTCAGGTGACGCGCGAGGCCCTGAACAAGGTCGAGCGGTTCGCGCTCAGGGCACACCGGCTCTACATCAACGCGAAGTGGGCCCTCGAGGCGATGCGCGTCGATTTCGACGTCGCGATCGGCGCGATGCGAGACCAGGCCATCGCGGCGCTCCAGGTCGAAAAGGAGACCGGCAAGCGCTCGAAGCAGATCACCGACGCGGACGTCACCGGCCGCGCGGCGTCCATGTACCCGGACGAGTGGCGCGAGGTGAACGAACGCCTGCTCAAGGGCGAACAGACGGTGAAGCTCTGCGACAAGATGTCCGAGCTCTGGAGTGGCCGCCGCTACAGCCTCTCGGCGATGGTTGGCGGTAGCCGCTGATTTCAAGGAACGAAGGGAAAGAAAACAGAATGACGACGATTACCAAGGGCGGCCTTCGGGTCATGGACCTGGACGAGTACCTCGGTCACTCGACCAACTCGTTCGGCAAGACCCAGTTTCTCAAGGGCTGGAAGAAGTTCGAGCCTCCGCAGATCGACGTGTGGCTCCATACCCGAGCCCCGTTCGCGGCGCTCTGGCAGCACAATATCGTTCAGCTCCAGAGCTGGGACGATAAGGACACGCACGAGCCGGTGCGGGCGATCTGGAGTCGCGAGTTCAACTGCTGGGAAGACGAGTCGGTGCTCATCGACCAGTACCGGATCGACCGGGACTCCGGCATGCGCGAGAACCCGCCGGTCATCTGCCCGGTCTGCAAGCTGCGCGAGTGGGTGCGGCAGCTGGTTGCGGCTCGCGAGATCGACATCCTGCAGCCGATCTTCCATTTCCAGATCGACGAGGGCGCGCACCCGAAGAGCGACCGCGAGCGCGTGATCTACGCCGGCGCGATGATCGGTCAGTTCAAAAAGGACAAGCTCAGCGACGCGGACTTCGCTCGCATCAAGCAGGCAGGGATCAACATCGGTGGCGACGACGGCGCCTGGCGCGACAACTACGCGGCTAAGTGCAACTACGTGTTCGTCATCGCTGACAACGACAGGCCGGAGAACGGGATCCAAATTGCGGTCGAGACGACGGCGCTCGGCGAGAAGATGAAGAGCGCTATCGCGCATCGCATCAAGCGCACCCGCTCGAAGGAGAAGGGCTCGCCTTTCCAGAACCCCACGCCTTTCCGCTGGGAGTATCACAAGAACGAGACCGAGTTCTCGAAGAAGTACGACGTGGTCGAGCTCGAGGTCGACGAGATCCCCGAAGCGATCCGGGAGCTGATCGTCGACCTCGACCCGCCGAGCCTCGAGAAGACGTGTCGGGTGGGCGACGCCTCAGCGCTCCGGATTCAGATGGAGCAGTTCGCCGCGATCGAGATGCCGTTTGACGACTTCTTCGCGGCGGCCGAGGCGATGCAGGCGAAGGAACCGGGCGAGCCGGACACCTCGTTCGACTACGGCGCGAACGTCGCGGGTGCGGACGATGGCCTCGTGCCCGAGGTTGGTGGCGAGCCCGAGCCCCCACCGGCGCCTACCCCTCCGCCGGCTCCGGCGCGCGCCAAGGCGGCGCCTCCTCCCGCCAAACCGGCGGCCGCGCCCCGCGCGCCGGCCCCCGCTGGCAAGCTCGCTCCCGCGCCGGCCAAGCCCCCCACGGTGGCCGCTGGTAAGCCCGCTCCCGCGCCGGCGCCGAAGCCGGCTCCGGCGGCCGCCAAGGCACCGCCTCCCCCCGCCAAACCGGCGGCAGCGGCCCAGGCAAAGGCTCCCCCGCCGAAGCCTCCGACCACTCGGATCAAGGCGGCGCCTGCGATCCCGCCCGAGGAGCTCGGTGACCCTTGCGAAGATTGCGGGCATGCGATGCGAAAGACCGACACCAAATGCCCCGGGTGCGGCGTGCAGTACGCGATGACCCCGGATGAGCCGGCGCCCGCCGAGGCCGATGGCGGCGAGGCAGCGCCCGCAGAAGGGGACGAGATCACGTGGTGAGAGTCCCGAGCAAGCGAGTGCAAGCAACCAACCGGTTGGAAGCATTCGCGAGGGTCGCCGGCCGATTTGAGAAATGGCAGCCGGCGACCCAGGTGCTGACGAAGGTCAAGATCGTCCGCACCCGGTTCCCGCAGCTGAACCGAGCCACTCGCCTTGGCGGGTGGCCCTTGCAACGGATCGTGCTGGTGCACGGTCCGTCGGGGCACGGCAAGACCGTCCTCTCGCACGGGATCGGGCAGAGCTTCCTCGAGGCGGATGGCTTCTACGGCTTCGTGGACGCCGAGATGACGACGCCCGAGGACTGGATCACGAAGCTCATGGGCGAGGAGCTCGCTCACCACCCCGGCTTCGTCGCGATGCGGCCGCTTTCGTACGAAGAGGTCGTCGAGGGCGTGCGCGAGTTCTGCGTGAAGATCCAGGAGGCTCGCGACTCAGGCGAGATCCCGGAGAGCACGCCGGCCCTGGTCGTCGTCGACTCGGTTCGAAAACTCGTGCCCGAGAACCTGCTCGCCAAGATCCTCAAAGAGGAAGGCGGCGTGGATGGTGCCAAGGGTCGCGGCGCGATGATGAAGGCGGCGCTCAACGGGCAATGGATGGACGAGCTCGTGCCGCTCGCCTACCGCGCGAACGCTTCGATCTTGCTCATCGCTCGAGAGAGCGAGAACGTCGACAAGGCGAACAAGTACTCGCCGGACTACAAGGTCCAGGGCGGCCGCGCGATTTACTTCGACTCGTCGCTGGTGATGCGAGTCGAGCGCGACGGCTGGACCGAGGTCGGCAAAACGAAAACTGGTCCGGGACAGATCATCGGCGAGCGGCACCGCGTCAGGATCGTGAAGACGAAGCTCAGCGCGCTCGAAGGCAAGTACACCGACTGCTTCTTTTACACGAGCAACGGGGCCATGTTCCCGGAGGGCTTTGACCAGGCCTACGACACGCTCGAGGTGGCCAAGCGCCTGAGGATCATCGAGCAAGAGAAGGGTAAGGGCGTCCACGCCTACAAGGGCGAGATCATCGGCAGGAGCGAGATCGAGGCGCTCAAGTACCTGCACGCGCACCCGCTCGAGCTCGCGGCGATTCAAGAGTCGCTGATCCTCGGCGAGGGCGAGGTGCCCGAGGAAGCAGAGGCGGAGGCGCTCGCGCACGACGCAGCTCGCCCGGCGCCTGAGGACGATCCTCGGCTCACCGCCAAGCCGTTGCGCGAGCAGCTCGCGGCATCATCAAGCCAACCCCCACCGGCGCCGGTGCCGATTCGGAGGAAGAAAGTCGAGAAGCCGTGAGGTACCTGTTCATTTCCGATTTACACCTGGACGCCCGCACTGCGGGCGTTCCGCGTTTCGAGGAGCTGAGCGACTCGCTCGAGCTCACTTGCGAGCAAGCCGCGGTGCTCAAGGTCGACCAGATCGTGTTCGCGGGCGACCTGTGCGACCCTGGGATGGGCGCCCATCGCTGCGTTGCGCGCGCCATCCGGTTCGCCGAGCAGGCTCCGGTACCGTCCATCTGGGTCACCGGGAACCATGACGTCGTCGAGGACGGCACCGGCGCGAGCACGCTCGACCCGATCGGCGCCGCTGGTTACTCGGTCATCTCGCAGCCGGACGTCACGTGCTCGGGCGAGGTGTTGTGGCTGCCGTTCACCGCACGAGCGCTCGCCTACGACCCGAGCGCGATCGTGGAGCAGACGGCCGAGTTCGGCAGCGGCGTGCGCCTGGTTGTCGGGCACCTGAACCTCAAGGGGATCACGCCGGGCAGCGAGACGACGAGCATGCCGCGCGGGCGGGAGGTGTTCTGGCCGGTCGACAAGATCAAGGCGTGCCTCCCGCAAGCGCTCGCCATCGGCGGGCACTACCACAAGGCCCAGTTCTACAAGGGCGTCGAGATCATCGGCTCGAGCGCGCGCCTAAACTTCGCCGAGGAGGACAGCGAGCCGCGCCTGCTGGTCGCGGACACCGACTCGCGCACGACCAAGCTCGAGAGCCACAAGCTCCCCGCGCGGCGCGTGTTCTCGCTCTCGGCGTCTGAGCTCGACCAGGCCAAGCCCGGGGACATCGTTCGGGTGGTGCTCGCCAACGACGAGAACGTGGAGCTTGCTGAGAGTGCGCTTCGCGCGGCTGGCATCGATGGCACGGTCTCGAGCAAGGAGTACCAGCCAGCCGCACCGGTGGCTGAGGATCGCGATAGCTTCGCGGACGTCGCGCGCGCGCTCGCGGCGACCTGGCAATTTGGAGACGAGGACCTCGAGGCCGAGCTTCGGAAGCTGGTTGACGTGGCGATCGATGAGGCAGCCGCATGAGCAATCGACCCAAACCCTTGACCGTGCGCCGAACGCTTTACTTGCTCCGGTTGGTCGACAAGCGAACCGCGACTCACTCCTGGATCTTGGACCAGGTGGGCGACGCGCTCGCCGAGCACCTGAGGACGCTCATTCTCAAGCCTCGGAAGAAAGTGGCGAAGTGACCCACATCACCCAGATCGACAGCTTGAACTTCGGGCCCTACCTCGGCGGGCAATCCATCGAGCTCGAGCCGGGGTGCTACGCGATCGTCGCGCGGTACGAGGCAGACGCCGATCGGAGCAACTGGGCGGGCAAGAGCTGGTTTCTCTCGATGATTCCGTACGTGCTTTTCGGCTGGCATCTGGCGCCGAGTGAGGACGACGTGATTTCGTGGGACGAGGACCTGACCTCGGTCACGCTGCACTTCAGCGACGGGACGCACGCGGTGCGCTCGCGCTCGCGCGGCAAGAGCACGCAGCTGGTCTTCAGCGACTCGAACACGAACGAGACGTGTGGTGGGCCGCCGGCTCAGATCGAGGTGGCCAAGCGGACCGGACTCGGAGAGATCGACTTCTTCTCGACCTGTTTCGCCAAGCAGAAGGAGATCGCCCGGCTGGCGACCGAGGGCTCGACCGAGCGCATGAAGCGGTACACGGCCTGGTTCGACCTGCAGCAAGGCGAGGAGGCGATCGAGCGGGCCGAGACCGAGCAGGAGCGTGCGCAGCTCGCGGCCGAGGATCACGTGAAGCTCATTGACCTGGCGAAGCGGCAGCTCGCTACGCTCGAGCATTACGGGCCCGCCGAGACGCTGGTCGAGACGCTCCGCACCAAGCTCGCAGAGGCGGAGGCCGAGCTCGCGAAGGAGACCAGGGAGCTTGAGCTCGACCGAAAGAAGGCGTCGTTCGATCAACTCGACGCGAATGGGGCAGCCGGGCGCAAGGCACTCGACGCGCTTCCCAGAACAGTGATCCCGCCCGAGCGCCTTGTTCGGCGCAAGGAGCTCGACAGCGAATGGGCGGTCGCGAACGCCGAGCGCGAGACGATCCAGGAACGGATCGACCACGGCTTCGATGGCGCTTGCCCGGTCACGCAAGCCGAGTGCCCGAGCGCCGAGTGGGTGCGTGCGCGCAGCGCCGGCGATCTCGAGCAACGTGCAGCTCTCGACCATGAGCTCGCGATCTTGCAGACCGAGCTCGCGGCACTGGCTCAAGAGGAGACGCTGGCGGCCGAGCAGGAGCGCGCCTGGGAGAAGGCGAACGCGCGGCTCGATGCACTGCGGGAGCAGGCGAAAGCACTGCAGCTCGAGGCCAAGGGTCGGCCGACCCCGGATGTCACCGCTCGAGTAACCTCCCAGCGAATCGCTGCAGAAAAGGTGGCGAAGCTGAAGACTGACCTTGCGATGGCCGATGGGGTAGTCGAGCGGCTCGCGCTCCTCGAAGCTGAGCTTGTCGCTAAGGCGCGGACCGCGCGAGCGGCGGGGCTCGCTCTCGAGGTCTGCAAGAAAGCTCAGCGCAAGGTCGCCCAGAAGGGCGCCCATCTCGTCGAGGTCGGGGCGAACGCCATGCTCGAGGAGTCGGGCATCGACCTCCGGCTCGCTGCGCGGTTCGAGGCCGAGGGCAAGAAGCCAGCGAGCTCGTGCGCGGTTTGCGGTCGAGGGTTCCCGAAGAGCCACAAGGTCAAGACGTGCGAGTGCGGCGCGGCGCGCGGGCTCGCCATCAAGGAGAAGCCGTTCTTTGAGCTCTCGCGGATCTCAGGCGCCGCCGAGGATCTCGCAGGCGCGGCGCTGCAGCTATCGGCGGCGAGCTACCTCCGCGCTCGGCGTGCAGCGCCTTGGTCAGTCGCGCTCATCGACGAACCGTTTGGTGCGCTCGACAAGGCGAACCGTCGTCTCTTCGCGGCGCACCTGGTGACGATGCTCTCGGGTCGCTACGGCTTCGAGCAGGCGTTCATCACCGCGCACCAAGACGACGTGCTCGACGCGATCCCGCGCCGGCTCGAGATCATCGCAGACGAACACGGGTCTCGCCTGGTAGTCTGATCGCATGCCGAAAGCATCGAAGCGCGCCAGCAAGGCGCCGAAGCAAGGCCCTCGTATTGAGGGCATAGTCGAGGTGAAGCCGCTCGAGCTGGTGCAGCCGAACGACTGGAACCCCAACGAAATGACCGAGTTCCAGAAGGAAAGCACTCGGTACGGGCTTCTCACCGACGGTTGGCTCGCGAGCCACGCGCTCACGATTTGGGGCACCGACGAGAAGGGCAACGTCCAGAACGTGATCATCGACGGCGAGCACCGGTGGGAGCTCGCTCGAGACGTTGGTTACGACGAAGGCCCGATGGTCTTCCTACACGGCCTGACGCGCGCGCAGGCGATGGCCCTCACGGTCAAGCTCGACGCTCGCCGGGGGTCGTTCCAGCAGGAGCCGCTCGCGGCGCTCATCGCCGAGATCAACACGGGCGACCCGATGTTTGCGCTCTCGATCGGGATCGACGACTCAGCGCTCGCGGCGCTCTCGGCTCCGCAGACGTTGCCGCCCGAGAATTCGAAGACGACGATCAAGGCCGAGACCGAGGTCGAGTGTCCGTCGTGCGGGCATCACTTCTTGATGGGAAAGTCGAAGGATGGCAAAGCCGTCAACCGAATCAAACGAGCCTCTTAGGGCTCCGTTCCCCTACTTCGGGGGCAAGCGCGACGTCGCACCGATCGTCTGGGATCGGTTCGGAAGGCCGAAGCAGTACCTCGAACCGTTCTGCGGGAGTGCCGCGGTGCTGCTCGCCGCGCCGGCGCCTTGCCCGCTCGAGGTGGTGGGTGACTGGAACGGCTTTATCGCGAACTTCTGGCGAGCGGTCGTCTACCAGAACGACGAGGTCGCCAAGTACGCGGACTACCCGGTGAGCCACGTGGACATCGGCGCGCGGCACGGCTGGCTCATGGAGCAGCGCGAGAGACTCGCGGCCGAGCTCCAGGACCCCAACTGGCCAGGCGACGCCAAGGTCGCCGGGTGGTGGCTCTACGGGCAGTGCGCGTGGATCGGTTCGGGCTGGTGCGAATGGGATCGGGGCGGCGCGCCTGAGCCTGCGCTCCAGGACCCCGCTCAGATCCCCCGCGTGACGGCAGCTGGCCAGGGTATCCAGGCGCGCGGCCGCGTCCCTGAGCACGCCTCGACCGGGCGTGGCCTGCTCGCCATCGGCGCGGACGGCGCGAGCGTGAAGGCCAGGGGTAAGATCCCCGCGGTCGCCGGCGGCGGCTCGGGCATTCAGGCGCGCGGGCGCGGCGGCAAGGGTCCCGAGGGCAAGGGCTCGGTCCCTCACACCGGGAATGCCGGGCGCGGCGTCCAGGCGAAGCGCGGGGCCTTCTCGAGTTCGGGCGGCGACATCAAGGCGTGGACGAGCGCTGGCTACCAGGCGTTCTTCTGGCTGCGACGGATCGCAACGCGGCTCGAGCGAGTGCGCGTGATCCACGGGTCTTGGGACCGCTGCCTCAATTCGTCGTACGGCGGCGACGAGACGGCCGTCTTCCTCGACCCGCCCTACGAGGGCTACGAGGGCGTGTACCGCGCGGGCGTCGTCGCTCAGGCTGTCTGCGACTGGGCTCGCGAGAACCCGAAGATGCGCGTCGCGATCTGCGGTCATGCCGGCGACTACGACCTCCCTGGCTGGGAGGTCTTTCTCTGGGAGCGAACGCGCTCGACCATGGGCTCGAACAAGACCAAGGCGGAGGAGGCGATCTACTTCTCACCTGGCTGCTGCCGATGAGTTTCGCTCAGGAAAACCAGGGCGAAAACGACGAGGGACGCGCTTTCTTTTTCGGCGCGCGAATTCGCGGGCTACTTTCTGAACGCGGGCGGTTTCGAGTTTGCGCCCCGTATACGAGCCGCACTTCCGAAAAGGCGCGCGTTCGGAAAGACCGGCGCAAAAACGAGCGCGACTTCCCAAACGGCTCCGATTTTGGAATTGCCTCCGATTTTTGCGAGCGACTTCCGAAAGACGGTCGGTTTTGGATTTGCCGCGCGAATTTGGTGCCGACTTCCAAAACGCGTCGGGTTTTGGAATTGCCTCCGATTTTTCGCGGGCAATTCCAAAATGAGGTCGGTTCTGAGTTTGCGCCGCAAAAACCGGAGCGACTTCCAGAACCCGAGGTCGTTTCGAGTTTGCTCGTCGTTTACGCGGGGCACTTCCTAAATCGCCTCGGTTCGGAGTTTGCTCGCCGAATTCGCGGGGCACTTCCGAAAGCGGGTGCGTTGTGAAATCGGGCCGCATCAACGGGCGGGCAAAAGGAAAAGCGGGCGAGCGCGAAGCTGCCCGCGTTCTCGCGGCGTGGTGGGAGCCTGTCGAGCCCGGTACGAAGTTCGTCTCGACGCCGCTGAGCGGTGGGTGGTCGACGCCTGCGATTCGCGCGGCCTATAACGCGGCTGGCGACCTGATGACGACTTCCCTGATCTGGCCGTTCTCGGTCGAGGTCAAGCGGGAGCAGAACTGGAAGTGGTCCAAGCTCCTTGCAGGCGAGAAGCACCGCGCTTGGGATTGGTGGGAACAGTGCACCGCGGCAGCGAGCGAGGAGAAGCGGGTGCCGCTGCTCATGTTCCGAAAGAACAACCAGCCGTGGTGCATCGGCGTCCAGGCGCGCGGCTTGGGCGCCCATCTGGGCGAGCCGCTCGTGATCACCATGGCAGGCGAGCTCGCCATCTTTCGGTTCGAACGCCTCGAGGAGCTCGGCGCCGGCTACGTGTTGTACCTGACCGCGGCATGATGGTCGGGATGGCAAACGACGACGAAGCGGCCGAGCGGGACGAGCTCGACCGCTACTACACGGATACGAGGCTGGCTCAGGCGCAGATGATTCGCGCGCGGAGCTTTGGTTGCGCGAGCTCGGCGACGCTCATGCTCGAGCCTTCGAGCGGGAAGGGCTCCTACATCGCGGCAGCTCGAGGGTGTTGGGGCCAGGACATCAAGATCCACGCGATCGATCTTGACCCCGCTGCCGAGGAGTACGCCAAGAGCTACGGCGCGATCTTCTTTCACGGCGACTTCCTGGAGCTCGGTCTCGGCTCGAATGAGTACGAGCTCATCGCCGGCAACCCGCCGTTCAGCCGTCCGCTGCGCGACCCGACCACGAAGGAGGTCATGCGGAACGCCAAGGGCAAGGTGAAGCGCGAGCCGATCGCGCGGTCCCACGTGGAGCGCATGCTCGACCGGCTCGCGGTCGACGGCGTGTGCTCGGTCCTCCTGCGCGCGAGCTTCCTGCACACGAGCGACCGGTACGATCTGTTCCGGAAGCGGCGGCCCAAGCACGTCGATTTCGTGGTCGAGCGACCGAGCTTCACGGGTGGGGGTACCGACAACTACGAGTATGCGGTAATCTACTGGGAGCGACGCGGCCCGCGGCGTTGGGCCGAGGAGACGACTTCCGATTGGCTGAGCTGGTGATCCTCGATGAGCTCGCGGTGAAGAACGCCGCGAGCGTGGTGCAAAGCACGGCCAAGGTCCGAGCCGGTGCGGCGGCGAAAGCGCTGCAGCTCCAGACGGCGACCTTGGCCTTGGCCATGCTGGCGCGCCTCTACCGGATCGACCGAGCTCGCGTCGAAAGGCTGGTCGTCGCGGCGCTCGACCGGGTCTTCAGCGGACCCGTCAAAGTCATGGACCGGAGTGTGAGTTGATGGCGACCCAGGTTGCGGTACCCCCACCGAAGACGAAGCGAAAAGCGAACGCGCCTGCGAGCTCCTACCAAGGCGCTCGCCCGATGATGAAGGCGCCGAAGCGCGAGCCTCTCGAGTTTCGCGAGCTCGTCAGGCAGGCCCGCAACCTGATTGCTCACACCGCGGCGATGGAGGACGTGCTGCACCAGCTGCGTCTTCAGATGGCGGGCGCCGATCAGAAGAACCCACCGGCCAAGGTGACGCTTCCGAAGGACGAGGAGGACAGGCTCAAGCGCGTGATCGAGGAGGCCGAGCTCCAGATCTACGGCTACGCGCGTCAGTCGCGCGAGCTCGCCAAGGGACGGCAGCTGATCCGCCTCGAGGACACGATCGTCAAGGCGAAGGCGGCGGGCGACCATTCGGCGGTCGTCGCGGCGGAACGCGAGGTCGCGAAGATCATGGGCACGTATGCCCCGGTGCAGGTCAATCTCGGTGGGCTGAGCGCCGAGGTCGAGCGCACGCTCCAGCAGGTCGTGGCCTCGCTCGGGAGCGAAAACATCGCGGCTCTCCTCCGCGGCGAGCGGCCCGCGATTGGTGTGCGCGCTGAGCTCCTTGCGAGCGGCGAGGCGGTCGACGATGCCAAACCTGGTGTATGAGGCAGGCCGGGACCATTTCGAGCGCTACGGCGCTCGATGGCCCGACGAGCTTGGCGACGAGTGGGAGTGCACCTCGCTGAGCGTTTCGGACAAGTCATCGACGGTGTACGGACGTGGCGGCATGGTCAGCTTTGGCCCGGCCGTGCTCGAGTACGAGGCCGAGTTCCGGTCGGGGCACCGGGCCGTCCTGATGAAATCGGCCGATGGTCAGCGCTGGTTCAAGGCTGAGGAGAACGCGACTTACGGCGTCGACATGACACCGCCCGAGCCCCGGCGCCCAAGGGGCCGACCGCGGGCGTTTGACCGGGCTGAGGCAGAGGCTCAGGTGGAAGAATTGGGCGCCCAACTGGACCAGATGGAGCTTCCAAAATGAGCAAGCGTGAGCCGGTCGGGACGGCCATCAAGGACGCGGCCGATGGGAAGGTCGTAGTCGAGTTGACCATGGCGGATCGGGGGGTTGGTGCCCTCGGCGCCGCCGATCTTTCGTACGGTCTGTTCGAGACGGACGAGCTGATCTTGAAGGGCGAGCTCGTCTATTACGATAGTGACGGGAAGCTGACCAAGCTCCAGGTCGATAACGTCAAGATCGAGTTGGGTAAGGCCAAGCCGAACAAGCGGTCGCGCGGGCGTCTAGCGCGCAAGCAAGCGGCCGAGGACCTGGCCCGTCTCGGCGACGAGCTCGACCGGATGGAGCTCCCGCGCTGAGGCACCGGGGCATGATGCGGTCGAAGCATGATCGCGATCCCCCGACTGTTTGAGGAGCTCCGGACGATCCTCCCGGACATTGCCAAGGCGAAGCCGACGAAGGGTTCGGCGGAGGCGGCCGCTATCTGGGCCTTGGTTCAGGTGTCCGAGCTCGACGAGCGATGGAGCGTCGGTTGGCACGACAACCTACCCGACCTCCAGGGCACCGCGCTCACCGGCTTTCGAGTGATTCAGAAGGGCGACAACGCGATGGTCTACGACCTCGCACCGGCGCGCCTCGATGAGTGGTTCGATTCGGCGTTGACGGTGGTGACCGAGCGGATGAACGGCGCGCTGGCCGCCGACCGCAGGGTGCTGCCCTACACGCGCTCGCTCGCGTTCGCGGTCGCTTGCTGCTTCTCGAAGGGCGACCCGAAGGACCCGGTCCAGTTCGAGCGCGAGCGCGACGAGCTCGTCGCCTACGACCGCTTCGGCGGCGCTCTCATGCTGCCGACGTCTGAGCGGCGCTTGAAGGACAAGCTCAGGCGCGAGCTCTCGCCCGACGGTGTCTGCTTCGCGGTGTGGGGTTGCCTCCCTGGCGGGTCGCGCACCTCGTCGACCGACGCGCTCGGCGAGGCGCTCGACCAGATGGAGCTGCCGTGAACACCAAGATCGTGGTGTCGTTTTCGCTCGCGCGGAAGATGATCGAGGGTGGCGAGCGGCCGAGTGAGAAGGGCCTCGGCGACGCACCGCTGGCGCAGCGCGCGGCCTGGACCTTGATGTCGATGATCAACCCGCGGTTCGATCATCGACTCTCGATGAGGTTTGACGGTGCAAGGCTTTTCCATTTGACGGCGGCGACCGAGTGCAAGGGCACTCGGGTGAGGATCGAGGGTCAAGCGGACACGTGGTGGGGCGTCGTCGCGAACGCCTACTTGAGCGCCGGCACGGGGGTCTCGGGTAACACCTGGAACGGTGCGATGAACCAGGAGGCCGCCAAGGCGGCGACGGCGGTCTACGCGGCGCAGCTCGGGCTCCAGGAGCTCCGGCTGAACTTCGACTTCCGGGACAAGATGGTGGCGCTCCCGATCGACGGCGTGCAGTCGCGATGGCCGATCGAGACCTGGCTGGACCGCATGGACGGGGTCGGGCCGAAGCAGTTCCTCGACTGGTTCTGGACCGAGCCGCTCCCCGCCGAGCTTGCCGATTTCGACCGGCTCACCGCCGAGCTCGACCGGATGGAGCTCGGTGGCTGACGCGACGTACCTGAGCCCTCTCGCGGCGACGATCATGAAGGGCCTGCGGAACAAGCCGTTCCCGAGCCTGGGTCGAACCGCGGAGCTGAACTACGCGTGGATGCTGGTTCAGGCGCGATGTACGAACGCGATGATCTACCCGGCGGGTCTCGACCGCGATGCGTTCGGGGTTTGGGTCGTCGTGATGGATATGGGCCCCAACCGGGTCTCGAGCATGGGAACCGGTATGTCGATCGAAGAGGCGTGCGCCGATCTCATTTCGAGTAAAAGCCCCGGCACGTTCTACGATCAGAACGTCAACACGCTGATCGACCTGAAGAACACGCTCGTGCTCGAAGGCTGGTCATCGCCATACCTGGCGATGCAGGAAATGCTGCACGGGATCTGGCGGTCGGTCCCGAGCGGCGGCGAGCCCGAGGACATCGACCGGTTGGGCGCCCAACTCGACCTGATGGTTCTGCCATGAAGACCGATTTCGACCACGACTGGGTGCAGAAACTGCTCGAGCGCGATCCCGACTTGCGCGAGCGCCTGAACGCCGAGCAGCGGGCGGAGCTCGCTCACGATGTCCAGGTCCAGTCGGCGATCCAGCGGCTGATCATCGCGGTGGTTCTCCTGTTCATGCTGGCATCATTCGGGTACCTCGTCGGCTCGCTCATGCTGGGCGGCGACGAGGTGCGAAAGGAACGCCCGAGTGATTGCCAAACTAGCAGCGCTACCCCTCGAGATCGGCACCGCTGCGCTGATCGTTCTGTTCGATAGCGGCTTCACCGTCCGCAAGAACGTGGAGGAGCTCCTCGCGCGAGCTCGGGCGGCGACGGTCGCTCTCGAGCTCCTCTTGATTGACCACGATGCTCGGGATTCCGAGACGGCCACGGAGGCCCCTTGAGCAAGGAAGGCACGAAGCCGGGTAAGCACCCGATCGTCCCGACGGAGGACGAGCTCAAGCGCCTGCTCCAGGATAGCCCGACCAAGTCGTTCACCTGGGACAAGAACGCAAACGGCGAATACATCTTCAAGCCGAGCACCTCGCTGAGCTTCGAAGATCTCGAGCGCAGCGCGAACGGTGTGGACGTGAAGTTTGGCCCGATCGGCAAGGGCGTCACGGTCAAGAGCGAGCAGCTCTCCGCCGGGACCAAGATGGCGATCGACCGTCTGAACAAGGCGGCGCGCGCGGTCCCGCCGGCGCCCAAGGAGCCCGAGCCCCCGCCCGACCCGGCGGCGCTCGCCAAGGCGCGTGAGACGCTGACGATCCGGGTGGTCGACGTGATCACCGACTGGACCCTCCGATCGAAGATCACGTGGGTCGAACACCGCTCGGTCGCAACCACTCGGTTCCTGGCGACGCCGAGCTTGCCAAAGGTGGGTGCGGTCGACTTCGAGATCGAGTGTTCGGGCGGTCTCGGCGCTCCGGCGGTACCGGAGCTCCTCCGGATCAAGAGCTCGTTTCAGGCGAGCAAGGTCGAGGTCCTGTGCACCGGGATCTTGAAGCACCGGCTCGGGCAGCTGGTCGAGGTGATCGCGCTCAGGGAAGCGAAGCGGGCCGAGCAGCGGGCGCTCGGCGAGCTCGACTGGTTGACTACCATCGCGCAGACCTTGGAAGTTCGATGAGCCGGGATATCCGAACCGAGTTCTGCGGCGTTGATGTGATCGTCCGCCCGTCTCGTGACGGCACCTACGAGGTTGGAGTCCAGGAGATCAAGCTCGACGGGACCAAGTACTCGTGGTCCTGGTACAACCTCGGCGTGCGCCGGCGCGATGCAGCGCTCAAGCGCGCACCAGGTGTGGTCGCTGACGTCTTGCTCGAGATGGGCGTCCAACACGTCGAGTGGTCGAAGCAGCTCATGCAGCGAGCGAGCGACCTTGCCGAGCTCGCGACGCGGGTCAGGGCTTACGAGCTCCCAGCAAAGGCGGATGGCTGATGTTCGGCGGAGGTGGATTGTGAGCGAGTTACCGAAAGACCCAGTTTGCGTCACGTGCTCGGACACGCACGAGATGGCGCTCAGCAAGGACGGCGAGGCCGTCCGGACCGTGATGTGCACCAGCTGTCCAACCCCTTGCGACGAGTGCCGGCGCCGAGGCTCGCCCTATTGCCGGGTCACGCCTTGCCCGTGCGCCTGCCACGCGGGCGACTGGCGCTACATCGGCCGGGCCATCAAGGCGGGCGACGAGGGCGACACGGAGCGACCTGAGCCGAACGCACCCCCTCCGCGCTCGGGGGGCTTCGTTCCGACCCCGCTACCTCCCCCGCCACCCTTGCCTTGGGCGCCCAAGGGATTCGGCGGCCCGACCATTCCCGAGGCGACGGCCGTCCTCGAGGGCAAGCGCTGGAAGGCCGTGTGGGTGCAGCGCGAGCCGGTCACGGGCGAGTTCATGGGAGCGACGTGCTTCCCGTTCCAGGGCGAGGAAATGCCGAACCCCCCGACCGAGTACGTCCCGCGCGCGGCGTACGACGAGGTCCTCAGGACCAAGCTGCACCCTGAGGCGCTCGACCTACTTCACAAGGCCGAGGCGACCGCCAGGGACGCGCGCGACGTGATCCGGAACCTGGTCGTCGGCGCCCGCTCGGGCGTCTCGTACCTACCTGCAATCGAGGCAGCTGAACGCTGGCTCAAGGAGAACGACGAGTGATCTACATCAGGCTCGAGCTTTGGCCTCAGGGCAACAAGGCGCGCGCTCGCGTGCTCCACGAGGGCATCATTCACAACACGGGCGGCGATGGTTCGACGGGCGAGTACGAGTACCTGTTTTCGTGCAAGGGCGGCTTCAAGGCGACCGACCGCCAGATTGCAGCCGTCGAAGTGAAGAACGTCGTTCGCCGAGGTGAGGTGAAAGAATTCCCGAGGCTGCGCCTCTACGCTGTCGATCTCTTGTACCGAGCGCTGCGCAGCGCGTTCGGTGAAAGGAACCCCGCGAAATGAAAACCATCCCCCGACCCGACTCCAACCAATCGAACGGCGACGGCCCCTCAGGCCTCACGCTGCTCGGCGCGCTCGTCATCTTTTGCCTGCTGGTCGTCGGCGCCTTCACCGGCTGCCAGCACTACCGGATCTACGCAGCCCGCTCCTCGGGTGAAGCGGCGCTCGCCGAGGCCGAGAGTACTCGCCGGGTTTCGGTGCTCGAGGCTCAGGCGAAGCTCGACAGCGCGTCCAAGCTCGCCGAGGCCGAGGTCGTGCGGGCTCGCGGCGTCGCTCAGGCGAACCAGATCATCGGCGAGAGCCTCAAGGGCAACGACGCCTACCTCCGGTACCTCTGGATTCAGACGCTCGAGAGCGGCAAGAACGACACGATCTACGTGCCGACGGAAGCGAACCTCCCGATCCTCGAGGCTCAGCGCCTCGCGCCGGCGCCCGAGCTTCCGAAAGCCGAGCCATGAGCACGCACTTCTTCATCGGCTACTCGACCAAGTACGCATTGACCCGCGGGATCATCATGGTCGAGTTCGAGCAGGGCGTCTTTCCGAATCGCGCGTACGTCCAGCCTCGGCGCGTGATCGGCGAGGGCATTCGGAAAGTGACCGGCTCTCACTTGATGGGCCGCGATGCTCACGAGCTACTTTCGGAAGCCAAGGAGCGAGCGCGTCAGATGGCGCGAGAAGCGGCCGCTTCTCTGAATGCGAAGATCGACCGGCTCTGGCAGCTCGCCCAGGAGCCGATTCTCGTCAACCCCCTCGTCCCGGTCTCGCGCCGCAAAACGCTGGCCGCAAAACGAAAAGCCAAAGTGCTCGGGCCGGCGCGGAAGAAAACCAAGGTGAAAACGAAACGCGCGAAGCGCCCGAAGCGGAGGCGCTGAAAGATGCCCAACTTCTCGGAAGAGGACGTCCAGATCCTCGCCGCCCTCGACCTCCGAGACCGAGCAAAAGAGACCGGCATGAACCAGCACGCCCGCATCGGAACCACCCAGGTTTCCGTAACGCCAACAGGCGGGTTGCTCATCGCATGCTCACCAGTCTCGAAAGATAGAATGCGCTCGTTCCTCGAAGCCGAGCACGCAAGACTCGACCGACTTCTGAATCAGGTCGAGGTCTGGCTACACCTGACGAAGCCGAAGCTCGAATAACGGAAAGACACATCGCAGTGGGCAACTCGACTTTTGCCCAGCACCGGCCCCCGAATGAGCCCGCCCTATTAGCGCCGCTCGCCGGGGGCCGACCTCATTTCGGAATTGCCCTCGCCATCACCAGGCGCGGCGACGAGTACTCGCCAATTCCGAAAGTCGCGGAACCTGCTCGGCACTCCGCGCAGCAAACCGACCGATTCCGAAAGTCGCTGAACCTGCGCTCGGAGTGGCTCGAAGTAAGCGGAGCTTTCGGAAGTGAGCCGGGCTCGGGCCCGACCCGCGCGCCTCGGGCCCGAATTCTGAAAGCCGATGGCGAGCACGGTACCGCTGCGAAAAACTGGAGGGCATTCCGGAAGTGCCTCCGTTTTTGCGTGAGGTCACGAGCGCCGTTCGCCAATTCCGAAAGTCGCCGGAACCTGCTCGCCACTGCCGATACTTCGGAGCGACTTTCGGAAGTGATCGAATGCTTCCGAGACTCCCGCGAAGTAAGCGGAGCATTCCGGAAGTGAGCTCGGAGCGCGCGCAGCATCGGTGCGACGGGCGCCCATTTCGGAAGTGAGCTCGAGCTCGCGTCGCCTCGCGCGGCGTTCCGGTCAATTCTGGAATTCACTCGCCGGGCTTGTGCGCTGACACCCGCTCTGCTTCTATTCCGAGAGTGAGCGCTCCCAACCCGCTCCTGGCGTTGACGCCTGAGGAGCAAGCGAAGTTGCTAACGGCCGTCGCCACCTACGCGGGCGAGGCCCGAGAAGACCCTGCGGTCATGGCCGAGTTCGCCATGAACACCGAGAGCGGCGATCCCGTTCGGCTCGTCCCGCACCAGCACCTGGTCCTCAGGTTCATGGACGACAATCGCCGGAGCGTGATCAGGATGCCGACGGGCGCCTCGAAGACGTTCCTGCTTTCGTCGCACCTCACGCACCAGCTCGGTCGGGACCCACAAGCCCGTGTCGGTATCGTGAGCGCGAGCGAGGCGCAGGCCTCGATGCCGGTGAAGATCTTCAAGAGCTACGTCGAGGAGGGCCTTTCACTGCGGCTCGTCTTCCCGAAGCTCCGGAAGCATCCCGACCCGAACGCGAAGTGGTCTGACACGGTGCTCGAGGTCGAGCGCAGGCGCGTCGCCAAGGACCCGAGCCTCAGGGCGTTCGGTCTCGGCACGCGCGTCTTGGGCGCCCGGCTCACGCACCTCTACGCGGACGATGTTCTGAACGAGGAGAACACCACCACGCTCGAGCAGCGCGACGAGCTCGCGCGGAAGTTCCAGAACGACTTCGTCACGCGCGTTGACCAAGGGCCGCAGCGGATCGCGATCACCAACACGCCCTGGAACCCGGACGACCTGACCTATCGCTACGCCCGAGTCTGGCCGACGCTCACCATGGACGTGAACGGCCAGATCGTCGTCGAGGGCCTGAGCGTCGACCAGATCAAGGAGGCGTACGGGGACCTGATCGTTCAGGTGCCGAAGCACCCCGAGCTCTGGCGCCTGCGCTCGCCGGCGGCCCCTACGAAGAAAGTCCTGTCCGTCCTCTGGCCCGGCCACTCGAGGTACGGGAGCAAGGCGGCGATCGAGGCGCTGAAGAACGAGTTCCTCCCGGCGGTCTGGGCCCGCATGTACCTCTGCGACCCGTTCGCGGACGAGGCCTCGCGCTGCGAGCGCGCTTGGATCTTGGAGGCTTACGAGCAGGGACGCGGGCTCGAGCTCGGACGCAAGCTCGAGCCGAACGGCCTGCGCCACTACACGGGCGTGGACGTTGGCGGGCTCGGCGGCGATAAGAGCGACCTCAGCTCAATCTGCACGGTCGAGGTCCAGGAGAACCAGCAGCGCCGGATCGTGAACCTCCAGAGCGGACGCTGGAACGGGCCCGAGCTCGTGCGCCGAATCAAGGAGGAGGCCTTGCGCTACGACTCCAAGGTCTTCGTCGAGTCGAACGCCGCGCAGCGCTTCGTGGCCGACCACCTCAAGGCGAGCGACAAGCGGATTCCGGTCGTCTATTTCTACACGACCCACGGCTCCAAGAGCGATCACCAGAACGGCGTGGAGCGCGTGTTCTTCGAGCTCATGCAGGGGCTCTGGGAGTGGCCGTGCCCGAGCGAGGGCGAGCCCGCTCAGGTGATGAAGCAGCTGGGCGACGAGTGCATGGGCTACAGCTCGCGCACCCACATGGGCGACCATCTCGCGTCGCTCTGGCTCGCGAGGCAAGGGCTCGCCAACCCAGCAGAGCAAACTTCGGGCGCCCATGCAGGCAGCCCGACCAAGTCACAAGGCGGAGGGTTCTAAGATGCGTATCCCGTTTGGTCGGTTGAACGAGGGCGAGCAGACGACGTTGCTCCGGGGGCTCGGGTTGATCCCCCCGCTCAGGGTCGTCCGCCGGCGCAAGGACGGCACCACCGAGGTCCAGGTCATCCAAGGCGCGGTCATCAACGTGAACCCGAGCGAGGACATCCGGGCGACCCCGCGCGAGCCGGTGCACTACGAGCTCAGGAGCGAACCGACGTCGGGCGTACGTTTGCGGTCGGCCAACCCAAACGAGGACCGCTCGAGGGCGCTCGAGGGCCCTGGCCTGGATACCGGGGGGTCCGCTGTGGATTACCCAGAAAGGTCGGCCGACCTCGCTCGAGGACCGCTCGAGGGCAACTCCGGGGTTTCCGGGGTCTCCCCCGAAGAACGTGAAGCCGAGCCTCAGGCGGTCGCCCACGTTGCGCTCGAGGACGCGCCCGAGGTCGGCCCCGAGGTTTCAGAATCGAAAGGCTCGCCGGCGCTCGAGGCGCTCGAGGAATCAGCCCAGCCCGACCACACTCATTGCGACCACGCCTGGCGCGATTACCCGCTCCCCGCCGAGCCCAAGGGCCGCGTCTTCCAATGCGCGAAGTGCCTGGTCATCGGGTACCGCCGGACGCGCGGGCGCGGCGGCTACGGCGGCAGTAAGGGCAGGATCGAGATTTTTTACTGCACGAAGCCGAAGTGCCCAGGGGTCGCCCGAGCTCGGCTCCCCGGGCGCGGCTCGCGCGGTGCCTACATCTGGGCCTGTGCCTCGCATGCCGTTTCTCTCGAGCTTGCCGGGCCGGGCGGCGCTTAGTGCCAAAAAGGTGTTGCACTTGGCACTAAGATGGGCATCCTGGACCACATGAAAACGCTCCTCCTGGTTTCGATGGTTCTTGGATTGGTTGGGTGCTCGGTCGCGGGCGAGCTCGCTGGGTCGATTGGCGAGCCGCTCGCCTGCGCGACCCCGGACGGCTTCGCTCAGATCGATTGCTCGGGTGCATGCTCGGACGCTCCCGAGTACGTTCCCGACAGCTGCTTCTCCTGCGAGGCCGAGATTGTGGTCGGCCAGAACTGGAGCACGGCGGTCACGGTCGCTGAGCCTTGCGACGCAGACGGGACGTTCTTCAAGTTCGTCGTCCCGCCGAATCGCCGCGCGCGGTTCTTCACCAGCGGCGAGCAGCTCGCGTTCCGGGTGCTCGACGGGAGCTCGGACATGGTCTCGCCCGATCTCGAGTACGAGAACCGCACCGGCCAGATGGTGACGGTGGTCGCGTTCGGCGCGAGCTCGGGCGACTGGCTCGCGGCCGAGACGATCGAGTGATGTCCGCAGCGCCTGGTTCGTGTTAGGAACCAGGAGACAGTTTGCGGGCCAGGCGCGGAAGGCCCCCGAGGTTGATGGTCCTCGGGGGCTTTCTTTCGTTCGGGGCATTCTCGAGCCATGGGACGACGAGCTCGGGCCTGGCCCAACGATGAGAAGTTCCGGCGGTTCGCCGCCAAGGTCGCGGACGCTTGCTTGCTCGCCGGCGCGATGGGCGCCCATCTCGGGCGGGACGCGCCGGTCACCTACGGCCGCTGCTGCCCGATGGGAGCGGTCACGCTTATGGCGAACCTGGCCAGCACCGAGGCGAAGGCCAGGCGCGCGGGCTGGACGGCGGCGAACCGGATGGCGGCGATCCGGTCGAACGTGGCGGTGCTGAAGATGTTTTTCGACGCCTACCCGATGTCGGACGAATCGGCGCGCGCGTTCACTCGGCTCCTCGGCGGTTCGATCGTCGACTGGATCGACCAGACCAACGCGTTCGAGAAGGGCTTTGATGGCGAGCCGCGTGAGGGCTTCCCGCGCGAGTACTACCAGCTCGGCCAAGCTTACCGCTTGCGCGCCGAGGGCACGGTCGTCGGCCCGATCAAGGACACCGGGGTCTTGCTTTGACCAGGACTAAGAACCTGGTCGAGCTGGACGGGCTCGGCGTCTTCTTGACCGACTCCGCGAATCGCACGATCTCGCTCACGGTGCTGGATAGCACCGGCAACTACATCGGCGCCGGAGAGCGACAGGGAATACCAGTCTCGGCGACGTTCGGTAAGCTCAGCCTGACGAGACAGAACGAGCCCGCGGTGCTCGCCAAGGACGTGCTCTTTTCGACGCCTCTTGACCCGGGTGCGCACGTCGAGAATTTCGGAACGCACCGGGTCTACCTGCACTGGGTGCTTGCAAAGCTCGGGGCCGTGCGTGCGGCCGGCGCCATCAATGGCGTCGCGATCGAAAAGACTACGGTCGAGCTCGCCGCGCCTGGCGTCATGACGGAGAAGCCTCGCCCGATCACGGTGCCGTTCAACTTCTATTGCGCCGGTCCCGACCGGGACTTTCCGGTCTGGCGAGGGCGCATCATCTCGGCGATTGCCCCGACGCACCTGATGATTCAGAGCGGCGCGCCTGGCGGCTTCGGCAGCACGACGCGTACGGTGCCCCTCGAAGACAGCCTGGCCGACGATGGCGAGGGGAACGTTGAGGTCCCGTTCGCGCTGGTCGCGCGCGCGCTGCAGGGCATGGTGAGCAAGCCGGTACCGAGTAAGCGAGTGCGCCTCGACCCTCATTTGTTGGACGAGTTGGGCGCCCAACTCGAGAAGATGGACCGCCCATGGGATTGAACGACGTGTCCGTTTCGCCAACCGACGTCATCGCCGCGCGAGCTGCGTGCCAGGCGGTCTGCACGCAGGCTGGGCTGAGCGCTCAGCTGCTCGGGCTCAAGGTCGTCGCGGCGCGCGCGCTGCAGGCACCGGACGCATTCGCTGAGCTCCAGATCATCGTGACCGATGACGCGGACACGGTCCTTTGCCATGCGCTGGTCTCGGACGTGCGCGGCAAGATGCCGGTCTTGGTGTCCCACCTGATCAAGATCTCGGTCTATCGCGAGTCGGACGACCCAGTGCTGGAAGCGATGACTGGATTGAACGCCGCGTTCGCGGCCCTCGAGGAGACGACGAAATGAAGTACCTGGTTCTGGTGAAGAGCGGTCCGGTCCCCACGCCGGCGGAGTACAAGGCTGCTGGCGCGCTCGGCAATACGATCGCGCTTGCCGACTTCGAGTTTGGCGCGGACGAGTACGTGCCGCGGATGGCGGCGATCGAGGGTACGATCATTGAGACCGGGGTGCCGACGTTCCTTGCGGTGCACGAGACGCTCCCGTCGGTGCGCGAGAACATCGTCGTCGATATCGACAAGAACGACCCGACCATGGTCCACATCGGCTTCGGGCTCGGCCCGCTCATCGCGGTGATCACGCTCAAGCCTCAGCCCGAGCAGCTCGCCGGCAAGCGGCTCCGGATGGCGAACATGCTGGTGTCGAACGCAATCCTCGCGGCGCGCGCCAAGAAGCTGGTTCCCGACCCGGACCAGATCGACCGGCTCGGCGCCGAGCTCGAGAAGATGAACCCAACCGAGTAGGGCATTCTCGAAGCGATGGCGAAAGACGACGGCAAGCCGCGGTTCAGTATCGGGATCGACTCGAGCAAGCTGGACGCCGTGGGCTCGCACATGAAGCGCGCGCTCGCGGCGTTCGGCTCCTCGGACGACACGCAGGCTGCAATGGCGAAGCTTGCCGAGCTCGAGCGCCGGGTGCGTGAGACAGCGACTCGCGATGCAATTGTCTCCCGCCGGGACATCTCGATGGCGTTCGAGCGATTGAGTGCGAACGAAGCGGTCCAGCGCCTCAAGGAAGCGGGCGTGTCGGATGCCGATATCTGCGAGGCCTACGAACGGTACGTCTCGATGCACTCGATGCATCGTCCGAGCTTCAACCCGCCGAGCACTGGTCAGGGCTTCACCACTCAGTACCGAGGGACGCCAACACCGCCGCGAGAGATCGGCGACTCGCCATTCGCCAAGTACTTACGGAAGTTTTCAGAGGCGAGCAAGTTGGTGGACGAGCCTCCGGTGAGCGAAGCGGATCGAGCGAGCATGCGCGAGGTGCAGCGTGTCGAAGGCGAGCGCCGGTGCGCCGAGCTTGGCGCCGAGCTCGACCGGATGGAGCTTCCCTGATGGCTCAGGGTAAGGAGCGAGTCACCCTGCTGGCTCGGGACCAGAGCGACAAGACGACGCTTGCGGTGCTTCGTTGGGACGAGTCGCGTGGCGGGTTCTACGGTGCGGCGCGCGCGAGTGGCACGATCACCAAGGTCAGAATCTTGGTCGATGACCAGCACCTCGCGACGTTCACGCCCGAGGACGTGTATGCGCTCAGGCAGGACGAGGACGACCTGCTGATCGAAACGGTCGATGAAGCGGTGCGCGACATGATCTGGCGCGTGTCGGGTGGGGTCGTTGGTCTCCCGCTGCACATGCGCGTGCTTGCCGAGGCGTTCGGGATTGCGTCGGTTCGCCCAGCCCCACCAGCGGACACCCTCGAGGATTACGAGCGGCTCGACGAAGAGCTCGCCAAGCTCGACCAGCCCTGAGTTATGGTGACCGCTCGCCGATGAACTACCCTGCGCTCAGGCTCGACATCCTGGAGCTCTTTGCTGAGGCGCAGACCAAGGGCGACGCCCGACGCGGATGGACTGAGGTGCTGACGCTGACGCGTGCGCCTGGCGGGGCGACGGTTCATCTCGAGCCCGAGGTCGCTGCTAGCGATTGGAAGGGGAACCAGCCGGCCCCGCTCCCCACCGATTACCGTTGCGCGTGCGGCTCGAGCTTCGCGACGAAGAGCGCGTTGGGCGCCCATCGGTGGAACGCGCACGGCCTTCGGGCGGTACCGGCGCAACCCGCTCCCAGACCGACCAGGCCGAGGCGCCCCGCGCCGGCGAGGCCTCCGGCGGAGCGCTGGCTATCCCAAAAGCAGAAAGCGATTGTAGGGCGAGCCAGGGCCCACGGCGGGGCAACCCCGATCGAGCGGTTCGAGCTCGAGTACGCCAAGGGCCTGGTCGCTCGGGGGCTCGGGATGCTCGAAGGGCGGGTCTTCCGTCTGGCATGATGGGGGGCATGACGACCCCGAAGCCGAACGCCGCCCAATTCCAGATCCCTGAGGGAGCCGAGACCCTGGTCATGAGCCCGCGCGAGCTCGCGCTCTACCGCGCTGGTGAGGCGCTCGGGATCGCCAAGGCTCAGCGCCAAGCGGCCCAGGTGATGACCGACCTCGCCGGTCAGATGAAGGCGGACCAGTCGGCACCGCAGCTCGCGGCGCTTCTTGACCAGGCGGCGAGCAAGGCGGCGTCGAACGCCGAGCAGACCAAGGCGGCGTTGATGGCGACGCTTGCGAGCGAGAAAGACGAGCCCCCGGTCGAACCGAAGTTGGTGCTCTCGTGGGCGGACATGGCGAACGCGCTCGTCCAGGTGAAAGATCACCCGCTCGCGTTCCCGAAGCAAGCGGCCGAGGTTCTCGAGAACGCGTCGCGCGCGCTGCTGCAGCAAGCGGTGCAGGGTGACCACGTGTTCGCTGCGAAGCTTGCCGAAGTGAGCGGGCTCACTGCTCAGCAGGTCAAGGCCAAGCCTTCGCTGCTCGGCGCGGTCGCTCGGTTGTTCCTCGAGGAGCTCGCGAAGCGATGACGTTGCCGAGGTTCGCGGAAGAGGTGATCGGCTGGAATACGAAACCAGGGAACCCGCTCGACGACATTCGGCGCGCGCTCGGGCTCGGGCCGCAGCGCTCCGATGGGGACACCCAGTACGAGATCACTCAGGCGGTCACCAAGGCGATGCAGCGCACGGGCTACCCGGGCTGGACGCTCACCTGGCGGTCGAACGAGCCGTGCTACCCCGAGGTCTTGCTTCCGAACCTGACGCCTCAGATGCGGAGCCGGATCATTGACGAGCTTAGCCGGTGCGGAATCCCCGGGCTCGGGATCGACCTCGGCGACTCGATCAAGTTCACGCGCCAGACGGCAGCCGCGGTCATCACCGGCGAGCCGGTCGTGCTGGAGCGGATCATCATCGCCGAGTTGTCGATCCCGCGGAAGGCGCCGCCCGAGCCGATCCCGGACGGCTTGCTCGACGAGTTGGGCGCCCAACTGGACCGCATGGACCTGCCGTGAGACCGCTCGGGCTGAGCGAGTTTCGGTGGCGCTCGGTCGACGTTGCCAACCGAGACGTGCGCCTGAACGGCGCGCGCTGCTCGTATTGCCTGAGGGCTGAAGCGACGACTCGTGACCACGTGATTCCGAGGAGCCGAGGGGGCGGAGGCGGCGACGCCTACAACCTCGTTCCAGCGTGCGCCGAGTGCAATCGCATCAAGGGCGCGCTGCTCGTGTTCTCGTGGTTCCGACCGATGGAGCAGCGATCGCTCGCGGCGGTCGCGAGGCGGTCCAAGAAAGCCAGGAAGCGAAAGCGCTGGAAGCAGAACCGCAAGGCTCGGTCTCGCGCTGCGCGCCGGCTTCCTGAAGATGACCTGATCGATCGGTACTTCGGCGCGGCATCATAGCCGCATGACAGACCGCGAGATCCTGACGGCAATCGCCGGGGGCTACCTGCTCTTCGGCGCCGGCGTCGTTACCGCCATGTACGCAGCGAGCGCTGCGATCGAGAATCGGCCGGGCGAGATGGGTTACCCGAGGGGCTGGAACGAGGCGCTTGCCGAAAGCCTGATGATGGTCTTCGCGGTGTTCGCGTGGCCGATGGGTTTGGTCGGGCTCTGGGTCGAGCTCGGGCGAATGAACGCGCGCATGATCGAGGCCCAGAAGAAGAACCGTTTCTTGGAGCGCGCGCTGCAGACGCGCTTCGAGCAGTGGGGTTTTCAGGTGCAGTCGATCGATGTCGCGCGGCATTCTCCGGTCGATGGACACGACTCGAAAAGCGAACCTGCACATTCTCGAAGGGACGGCGGAGGAGCAGAAGGCTCAGGCGAAGAGCAAGGGCCTGGTCCCGGTCCCGCCTGATGAAGCCGAGGCCGTCTCCCAGATGACGCCCGATGAGCGGCGCGCCTGGCTGAAGAACCACATGGCCAAGAACCGAGAGGACGAGATCGTGAAAGAGGCGTACCGGAAGCTCAAGAACAAGAACAAGGCGGCGCGGCGCGCGCGCAAGAAAGCTAGCCGGGCGCGGAGGGGCAAGTGACGCAGCTGGTGCGCTGGAGCTCGTTCTGGCTGTTCGCTGCGGGCGCGTCGTTTTGGAGCGCCTGGTCAGAGCGCGGGATTGGCGGGATCGTCCTGTGCCTGCTTTTCCTGTTCTTCGCGAGCGAGGCGTACCGCGCGGAGCGCAAGGACGAGGTGAAGGCGATCCTCGACTCGATGGCGAAGACTCGGAAAGCGAGGACCTCGTGAGCCGGGATATCGACACGAGTCTGGCTCGCCGGCTCCAGAAGCGAGGGACCTGGAATAGCTACTCGTCGGCGCTCGCCGCGGTTCGGAAGGTGCTGGTCGAGACCGAGCACACCAAGCGCGAGATCGAGGAGATGATCGATCGGGGCGAGCTCGACCCGGCGGTGACGAAATGAGCCGCGTGGTGCACTTTCTTTGCGTGCTCTCGATCCAGATCGTGCGCATGCCGAACGGCGGCAAGGACCGGGTGAGCTTCCGGATCGAGGGGCCCCCGCAGTTCCCCGAGGGCTACCCGAATGCGGTGGCCGAGGTCGAGTGCGACGTCAGCGCCGGCCACGCGGAGGCCTGGCTCGAGCAGCTCGGGATCGACCGCGAGCTCGTCCCTGTCGAGATCATCGACGCTCGCCGCGAGGAGCCACGTCCGAAGTTCTCGAGGCCCGCCACATGAACCGCCGCTCGCTCCTAACCGGCGCACTCGCGCTGGCGCTCATGCCGCGGAAGGCCTACTCGTTCGCCGGAGGCTGGGCGCTCCCTGCGGCGTTCATCGAGCTTGAAAGCGGGAGGATTCTAGAGCTCGAGCACATCGGCAACTTTCCTGCGTTGCCCGACCTGCCAGCGACAAGCAACTACCGGTGCTCGGATGCGCCCGGTATGGAGTTCGCCACTCGCATCGTCACGCCCGAGTGCACCGCCTGGTTCGACCGGGCAAGATTCGTCGCCACGACTTGGCGACCTGGTCGCCCAATTCCAACCGTCATCTTGACCAGCCCGAGGACCCTACATGAGCAGCACCGACACGACTCTCGGCGAGCTTGAAGCCGATATCCAATCTACCCGCCTTGAGAAGGCGGCTCACGAGGAGGAGCTCCGTCAGAACCCGACCATGGTGATGAACCGCCCGTCCCGATACCGCTTCCTCCGCGACCGGATCGAGCGGCTCGGCCTGGCGCTCACCAAGCTCGAAGAGCGGAAGCGCGCGAGCCGGGACTACCTAGCCTGGGAGAAGCGGGTCAATGGGGGCTCTTGATCTGAGGGCCGCCGGCGCTCGCAAGCGCGCGCGGGACGAACGTATCCGGCACGACTACGGGATCTGCTGGCACGAGTGGATCGCGCTCGGCGGGATCATCGCGCACGCCCAGGAGGAAGGCTTCGGGGTCACGGCCAAGGAGCTCCACGAGGCGGGCGCGCGCGTGCTGACCGAGGTGTTCGACGCCGAGCCCTGGAAGGCGAACATCCACACGTCGCTGCTTGAGCTCGAGCGGCAGCGCCTGATCGTGCGCGATGGCTCCCCGCCTTACCGCTACGTGCCGACGCGCGTCGGGCTCTCTCGATGGCGCGAGGGCCGAGCGTGATCCCCGGGCTCCTGGCTTTCAACGCGCGCGGCGAGCCGTTCGATCCTCAGTACCTGATCGAGCTCGCCACGACGCTTGGACTCCAGATCGCCGGGTGGCAGCTGACCCAGGACCGCAACCTGACGGCGGTCCTGGTCGCGAGCCAGGCCCAGTGGTTGGATCTGGTCTTCAAGGAGCGCGTGAACACGTTCATCCTGCAAGGCCGAGATCACTGCCGCGCCTACATGGTCGGGTTCTCGCGCGCGCCGGTGCAGCTCTTCGCGCGGCGTGCGGACCCGGTCGAGTTCGAGGACCCGTTCCCGAAACTGCAGGCGGCGCTCGACGAGATGGAGCTCCCGAGGTGACAGTTCTGCGGTACCCGATGCAGACCGCGGAACAGCAGCTCGCCGCAATGCTGGTCGAGCTCGCCGAGGTGACGCAGCGGGTGCGAGATCTGAAGAAGAAAGGCGACCGCTTCCTCGCCGAGATTACGCCGGTTGCGGTCGCCGCGGCGGTCATCGTTCAGGCGAATAGCCGTTGCCCGCGCGAGTCGGTCTTCAAGATGGTCCGACACCTCGAGAACGAGAACCCGGGCCACTCGTATGACAAGATCGCGCTGACGGTTTTCGATGACCTCGGGATCGAACCGCGCGTGTTGGCGCGCTCGCTCGCGGCGGTTCACTTTTGGGCCAGGGACCCCGGGTTCAATTCAGACTTTCCGATGGCGACGATCGTCGCCTATCAGGCGTTCTTGAACGCTTCCGAGTTCCTCGAGGAGCTCTATCGGTGGGGCCAGCAAGTCGCCAAGAGCAGAGTCGTCCTGACGGCCGAGGAGGGCACCGCCTACCTCGAACAATTGGGCGCCCAACTCGACGGCATGATGCCGTCGTGAGCTTGCTAAGCGACGACTACCCCGACCGAACCGCGCTCGCCGGCGGGCCCGTGACGGACATCAAGGTCTCTTGGGCGGCCGAGCAGGTCGGCCTGTACCTCAAGATCGCGAAGGCTCGTTTCCACCTGAGCGCGGAGCGCCTGGTCGCTGAGACCTACGCGCTTATGAGCGGGTACGTGATCAAGGACCCAGACGACGCGTTCGCGCTGCCTGGACGGATCGCGGGCGATAAGGAGTGGGCGCTGAATCAGCTCGCCATGAACTTGGATCGCCCGATGCCGTTCTTCATTTTCCAGACGATCGTCCAGGCGGCAAATCACGATCTCGCGACTGGTACCGTGTGCTCGTTCTTTTGGGACCGCCGCCACGACGAGCTCTACGTCGCTCGCCATTTCGCGTGGGGCGCCGCTTGGCAGTCGTGCTCGCCTGACGCTTTCCTGAATCGGGTCGCGTTCCTCGAAGGCATTCTGGAACCAGATACGGCCGAGGACTACGTGGCGCTGGGCCGCGAGCTCGATCGGCTGACCCTCCCCTCATGAGCTTGGACACGATCGGCGACCGGATGCACGCGCTCTTCGAGGCGCGCCGGCGAATGGAAGCGGAGCCAGATCTCCCCCCGTCTTACCGCGGTGCAGAAGGCTTCGTCGCTGGGATGCTGGTGCACGCCCATGCCGATGTCGAGGACGAGCACGTGCGGCTGGCCCTGAGCGGACTCCTTGGCGACTTCGCTGCAAAAGCGATCTTCGTCCTCAATCGGCTCGACGAGTTCTTGCAACAGGGCGCGGGTATCGAGGTGCGGCGCACGCTCTGGGCGGCCCAACAATTTGCAATCCACGGCGTGGCGATTGCGAACGAGGACTTTGCTCGTATCGATCTCTCTGGCTGGCGCCACGATCTCCAGGTCGACGAGGTGCATAGCGTTGTCGACCGGTGGGGTGAGTACCTGGAGCTCGACGCTCAGCGGCGGACGCCGGCGGGCATTCTCAATCCCGACACGCCTGAAGACTACGAGGCACTCGGCCGCGAGCTTGAGCGCCTGGAGCTCCCATGACCCAAATCGGAATGACCAAAATCGACGCCACCACCTTCGAGAACATGATCGGCAAGGTCGTCACCTCAATTGACGGCGGAGCAGTCGGCAGCGAGGACATGACGATCGAGACCCAGGACGGGTGGAAGTTCCGCTTTCACTACGAGGCCGATTGCTGCGCCACGTGCTCGGTCGAGGACATCGCCGGCGACCTGGACGACCTCATTGGGCACCCGCTCGTGCTCGCCGAGGAGGTCACAAGCGGCGTCGATTTCCCGCCCGCCGATGGATACGAGTCGTTCACCTGGACCTACTACCGGTTCGGTACCGTCAAAGGCACGGTCTCGATTCGCTGGTTCGGGAGCTCGAACGGCTATTATTCCGAGAGCGTCACGTTCACCGAGACCAAGCCCCCGCGCGGGTTCAAGGCTCAGCCGGTGTTGCCACGTGGCAAGGGCGACCCGAAGGCGATCGATGAGCTCGACGCCGAGCTCGAGAAGATGGAGCTCCCCAATTGAGCGACGACGGCCAGCGCCTCGGCGTGCACTACAATGGTTCGGTCCTCAAGATCGTGACCAACTCGATGTACGGCAGGATGGGGAACCCTCAAGGTGGCGTCCAAGCCGGGGGCTATACTTTCAACGTGGCCGGCAAAGATGAATCGAACGAACGCACGATCGAGCTCGCGGTTCGCTACGCGCACGACATGCTGAAAGAGGAGTCGCTGTTCACCGCGCCCGAGCTGGAGAATGCGGCCGACCCGGTTGCGACGCGCGCTGCGGAGTTGCTCATCCGCTCGGCGCTCCTCGGCGTTTGGTTCCCGGACGCGCATCGGCAGCGGCTCCTCCGGACGCAAACCGAGGAGTACGTCGAGGTCGCTCAGGGGATGGTGTTCGATATCTCGCGCGACTACTCGCCCGAGGTTTGCGCGATGGCGCGCGAGGAGCTCCGGTTCTTCGCGAGCGCGCTCAACGTCTGGGCGACTCGCCGCGACGAGTTTCTCGGGCTCGATCTGAATACGCACTGGCCCCCGCCTTACACCGGCGTCTACACCATGGTCTCGCCGGCACAGTTCATGGGCGCGATCACGCTCTGGCCTGAGCGCTGGCTGCCGCCGGCGGTACCTCGCTCGCTCGCCGAGGAGCTCACCGATTTGGATCGCGAGCTCGCCGCGCTTGACCAGCACGATCGGAATCGTTAGGGTCTGGTTCGTGCATTGCGGTAGTCATTGAGCCCAGGAGAATCCGACGAGCAGCGGCGCTCGTCGCCCTGGTCGTGGCGACCGCAACGCTTCGCCCGAGTAGCTCAGCGGCAGAGCGACGGGAGCGCCGTAATCGCGCAACCGTAGGCCGGAGGTTCGAGTCCTCAATCGGGCGCCCATTTCTTCGGGCTGGTAGTCTCAGTGGTAGAGCGCCGGGCGTAATGAACCCGGAGGTCGAGGGTTCGAATCCCTCTCAGCCCTCCAACGTGAAGCCGAGCCTCGGGCTCGAGCCGACCTTCACGGAAAGGAACCGACCATGATGAAGTTGTACGTGGTGGTGCGCGAGGACCTGGCCCCTGGGCTCGAGCTCGCCCAGGCGTTACACGCGGCCGTGGAGCTCGCCATCCTGAGGCCCGAGGACGCGCTAGCCTGGCGCCGGGAAAGCCAGAACGTGGCCATCCTGGGCGAGCGGGGAGGGGAAGCCGGGCTCAGCGCTACCCACGCCCGGGTCCGAGCGATGGGCGCCCGGCCCGTCCTGTTCCACGAGCCCGACCTCGGCGGGGCGTTCACCGCTTTCGCCTTCCTGGCGGACGACGCCTCGCCGGCGGCTCGGTGTCTCTCGTCCCTTCCGTTGGCACTAAGGCCACCTCGCGCGGCGTAGAGGCAACCTGGTGTTGGGCGGTGCACGCCCAGAAGGACCAGGACATGAACTTGATCAGCGTTGACGGTGGCCGTCGGATTCGACTTGCTAAGAGCTCGGCTGAGATGTTCGAGGCAAAGCGTTTGGAATATCGGCTGACGAAGAAAGAGCTCGCGGTGAACTTGGAGTTCCTAGTCGGGCGGCCTGTCGATCCGGGGAATCTTTGGAAAGCGATCGAGAGCGCGACCAACCCGCGCTGGACGGTGCAGCCGAGGGTTCGAACGGCGCTCGAGCTCTGGGAGCATTTCGGCTTTGCACTGTTTCCGGCGGCGAAGCGCATGCGCGACGAACGAGAAGAAGAGGCGGCGATTCTCGCCGCGCCTGCACCGAAGTTGAAAGCAAAGCCGGTCACGAAAGCGAAGCGTCGCGCTCGGAATGGCGGTGTTGCGGAGCTGCGCGGGTTGATTGGACAGCTCGTCGAGTTGATCAAGGTCGCGAGTTGATGCCTGTTCGAGCGTGCGCCCGGGTGTTACCGTCCCGGGCGCGATGCCTCGCCATCCTATCCGCGCGACTGCCTATCCCGAGACTCGTCAGATCCGTTCGACGGCGACGCCCGACGAGCTCAAGCGACTGATCTACCAGCAGCCCCCGCGCTCCGAGGAGTGGCGCACCTACTACGGCCGGTCGCTGAACCTCGACCGGATCGAGATCGCCATCCGGAACGCGCAGGCCGGCTACATGAAGGACCTCACGGACCTGAGCCGTGAGACTTGCGCGCTCGACCCGCACTTGACCGCGGTGCTCAACAAGCGGTTCAACGCTATCGCGGCGGCGCCCTGGGACGTGATCCCCGCCGAGGGACCGGGCGTCGACCCCGGTACCGCCAAGCTCTACGCCGAGATCGTCAGGGAGCAGATCCTCAAGATCGAGAAGTTCGCCCAAGGGATTCGGCAGCTCGCATGGGGGCTCTTCGACGCGCGCGCGGCGCTCGAGACCCAGTGGGTGTTGCGCGAGCCGGACAAGCGCGGCGTCACCTGGTACGCCGCGGAGCTCTCCTGGATTCACCCTCGCCGGCTGCACTTCGGCCCGCGCCGTGAGCTCAGGCTTTCGGACGACAACTACCTCGGCGGTGGCTTCGTCCCGCTCGGGCTCGAGCTCGACGCGCTCTGGCCCAAGTTCGTCCAGTTCAAGCCGCAGCTCTTCGGTGAGTACCCGGAGCGCGAGGGCCTCGCGCCGCGCTGCATGTACTGGTCGTTCTTCAAGCGCTTCGGCGCGCGCGACCGAATGATCCTGCTCGAGCTCTTCGGCAAGCCGTGGCGTATCGTGACCGTGGACGAGGAGAGTCAAGCGGGGCCGCAGGACCTGATCGACGCCGAGCGCGCGGCGGACGCTCTGGGCGGGAACACCTCGGTCCGCATGCCGCGCGGGACCAAGCTCGAGACGGTGCAGCCGGGGACGACCGCCGGCGCGGTGCATAGCGACGTCATCGCCGAGAGCGACCGCCAGATCTCGAAGCTCGTGCTCGGGCAGACTGGCACCACCGACGCGGTCTCGAACGGCCTCGGCGCTGGGATGCAGAGCTCGATCATGCAGGACGACCAGCTGCTGATCTTCACCGGGGATTGCGACCTGGTCGCGAGCGCGGTCGAGGACACGCTCACCGACCCGATCATCGCCCTGAACTTCGGCGCGGCGGCGCTCACCCACGCGCCCAAGTTCGTCATCCGGGCCGAGATCCCCACGGACCAGAAGGCCGAGACCGAGCGCCTGCAGGCGGCCCTGAATGCTGGCCTCGAGATCTCGCTGGACGAGGCTTACGAGATCGCCGGCTTCCGGCGCCCGACCGCGAACGAACCGAAGCTGGTCATGGTCGACGCGACCGGGCTCGGCAATCGCCAGCCGACCGTCGTGTTCCCGGGCGAGGACCCCGAGCCGGAGCCGACCCCCACGCCGGCGTCCACGCCCGAGCCTGAGCCCTCGCCGGCTCCGACCGAGGCCAAGCCCACCGAGGAGGACCCGAGCAAGACGCTGCCCAACGTGGGCCCGATCTCGATCGCTGCAGCGGTCGCCCTGAGCTCCGAAATGATCGACCAGCTGGTCGCTCGCATGGCCGGTCTCGGCGCGAACCTCGAGGGCGACCCGCACGCTGGCCACGTCCATCTCGCCAAGGGCCCCGCGCTCAAGCAGCCCGAGACGATCCACGGCTCGCTCGAGGACATCATCACGCGGTCGGTGCGTTCGGCCTCCCTGGTCACCGATCGGTGGGCTTCGGCGCTGGCCGAAGCAGTCGAGGGAAAGACCAAGGCGAGCGACATCAACCGAGCGCTCAAGAAAGCGCACGCCCGTCTGGACCTCCTCCCGTTCTCGCGCCTGGTGAACAGCGCTGTGAATAAGGGCTCGATGACCGGCATGCTGGATAGCCAGTACGAAGCCGATAACGAAATCGTGGTCGAGCCGGAGGAGTTCCCGACTCCCGAGACCGAGAAGGCAGAGGCTGAGCGGCGCGAAGAGCTCCGCGTGATGCTCGCGAGCGGCGGCGACGATGACGAGGACGACGACGGCTCGGGTGCCCAACCCGCGGCGCCGGACCCGAACACTCAGAAGAAGCCGACCTTCACCCGGATGCCGTACGCCGACGCGGTTCGCTACTTCAAGAGCAAGCAGCCGGTTACGCGCTCGGTCTTCGACCGGCTCCAGTCGGCGGCGAAGCAGCGCGCGTTCACGGTCGCCGGGCTCGCCTCGGACAAGGCGCTCGCGGTCGCGCAGGCCGAGCTCACCCGCGCCATCAGCGAGGGGCGGTCGCTCGACTCGTTTGCCAAGGACCTCAAGGACAGGTTCCAGTCGGCGGGGATGAGCTCGCTCAACCCGAGCCACCTCGAGACTGTCTACCGGACGAACGTGGTCGACGCCTACAACGTCGGACGCCGCACCGAGATGAGCCAGCCGGCGCGCATCGAGGCTCGGCCCTACTGGCGGATTTACACCGTGCGCGACGCTCGGCAGCGCGAGACGCACGGCGCGGTGCACGGCTGGGTCTTGAGAGCGGACGACTCGTTCTGGCGAACCAAGGGCGGGCCTCCGTGGGGCTTCAATTGCCGGTGCCGCGTCGCCTCGATGAGCCCGAGGCGCGCCAAGGGAATGACGATCCGGACCGGCTCCGAGATTCAGGATCTGCCGGACGACGGGTTCGACGCGACGGTCTTGTTCCCGCCGGAATGACCGCTCGAGTTGCAGCGCTCTACATCGACCCGAACGGCCCCTACCCGGAGCTGCTCGGGTCGTCGTTTTGCTGGGATGCGAAGCGCGACGCGCGCGGGTACGCCGGGCCCTGGCCGGTCGTCGCGCATCCTCCGTGCGGCCCCTACTCGAAGCTCAAGCAGCTGTACCAAGGCGCTGAGAACGATTGCGCGCTGATCGCTGTGGCTCAGGTGCGGGTGTTCGGAGGCGTGCTCGAGCACCCTGCTCACTCGACGCTCTGGAAGCTGGTCGAGCTCCCTCGCCCCGGCGAGCTCATGGACACGTACGGCGGCTTCACGATCCAGGTCGAGCAATGCGCGTGGGGGCACGTCGCTCGCAAAAAGACCTGGCTCTACATCGTAGGAGCTCCACGCGATTTCGTGGAGCAAGGCGTGCGCACTGGAGGCGTGCCGACGCACTGGGCGAGCGGCTCGCGCAACGCTCCGCGCGGTCCAGTACCCGACGGAATCAAGGTCTGCAGCGCCGAGCAGCGACGCAAATCACCTCCCGCGTTCGCCGAGTGGCTGATCGAGATCGCGCGCTCGGTCGATCAAGCGCGCTTGACACGCAGTCTTCGCGCGTGATTGGGTTCGCGAAGTTCGAGGCGGTTTTTAGAGAACGCCCGGAGAAACCCTGATGAACATCTTCGCACGGCTCAACCAGGCGTACGGCGCTCGCGTCCGAAAGTTCAAGCGAACGATCACTCACGCGGACCTCACTGCCGCGGCGAACGGTGCCGCTCAGGCGCTCGACCTCGGTCGCTTCCCTTCCGGCGCGGTCATCCTCGGTCGCTCGATCGACCTGAAGACTCAGTTCACGGGCGGCGCGGCTTCGGCCGTCGGCCTCATCCTCGGCGACGCCGCGGACCCGGACCGAGTGGTCACTACGTTCGACGTCTTCGGCGGCACCGCCGGCGGCGCGAACCCGGTCGCTGGTACTGCCGGTGTGGCAATCGGCGATCAGGGCGGTCGCTTGCTCCAGGCGACGTTCACTCCGGACGGTGCCCACACGCTGCTCGGCCTCACCGCCGGCGAGGTCGTGATCGAAGTCTTCTTCGCTGCTGCTGACCAGGCTTCCTGATGCCCCGATTCCGAAACCCTCACGCGATTGCGTTGGGCGCCCAACCGAAACCGGTGGTGCTCAAGGCGAAGCCCGGCTCTATGTCGGCGGTCGCGTCCATCTTGCTCGACGCCACGGCGCTCCCGGCGGCGGACGAGAACAAGCCGGTGTGGGTCCAGGTCGCGCAAGAGGGAACCTACGCCGGGTACTCAGCGGGTGCCTTCAAGTTCGATCAGGGCGTCTTCGACCAGATCATCAAGAACTTCCGAGCGCACCCCGCCTACAAGGCGGATGCACTGGGCGTCGGCGCGAGCAAGGTCGTTCCCTGGGACTTCCACCACGCCTCCGAGATGAACCCGACGAGCGGTTCGATCCCGGTGAACGGAGCCCCCGCGCAAGGCTGGGTCTACGACCTCAACACTCGCGTCGGCGCGGACGGCAAGGTGCAGCTCTGGGCGTACACGCTTTGGCTCGAGCCGGCGCGCTCGTACGTCAAAGAGGGCCGGTACCAGTGGAGTTCGGTCACAGTTCTGTTCCACTCGATCGACCCGGTCACGGGCGCGGACATCGGCGCGAACCTGACGTCGATCGCGCTCACGAACAAGCCGTTTATCGAGGGAATGACGCCGCTCGCTGCTGAGCGTCGCGAGCCCGCGGAAGCGCGTCTCGGGTACTACTACTACGACGCCGCGAGCTCACCGAAGGACGCGCTCGAGAAGCTCCGGAACCTGTTCGGCCTCGCGAACACCGCGGGCATCGGCGACGTCCTCAAGCAGATCGGTCTGGTCCAGGAATGGGTCGGGACCGGGATGGCGCCCCTCGGCGTGGAGCTCGACGAGCTCGTCGGCGCCATGCGCAAGATCTTCAATCTGCCCGCTCTCTCCTTGAACGAGGAGGTCTTCGCGGCGGGCGCGAACCTGCTGCAGCGACTCCTCGAAGAGGAAGCACTCAAGAACCCCGAGCCGGCTCCGGCTCCCGCACCCTCCCCGGCCGAACCAGCGCCGGCCGTACTGGAGAAGAAGAACATGACGATCATCAAGGCTCTCGCCACCCGTTTCCGCGTCATCGACACCGAAGCAGCCGTTCTCGAAGCGGCGGATGCGACTCTGTCGTTCCGTATCGCGCTCGCGAAGAACCTACACCTCTCGCCGAACGTGATCGACGCCGTGATCCTCGAGGAATCCTCGAAGGCCATGTCGGCGGTCGAGAAGCTCGGCGCCATCTGCAAGGCCCTCGGGATCGAGGACAGTGCGGGCGCGACCGACAAGATCGCGAACATGTTCACGCAGGTGAAGGAGCTCGAGGCGCTCATGCCCGAGCTCAAGGAGCTGCGCGAAGCCAAGGCGGCTGCCGAGGATAAGGAGATCGAAGAGGACGCCGAGAAGGCGGCCGCTTCGCAGCCGGGCTTCGACGCTTTGCCCGAGACGTTCCGCAAGTCGGTCGTCGCTGGGATCAAGCTCGAGCGCAAGACGCTCGGTAAGCCGAAGTTCCTCGAGAAGTACCCGTTGCCCGCACCGGGCGCGATCACCCCTGGCCAGGCTCCGCACCTGCTGCAGAGCATTTCGAAGAGCAAGCTCGGTGGTGAGACGCGGCTCGTGAGTGACGGCGCCGGCGGCGTGCGGCTCGAGCAGGTCGGTCGCGCCAATGCAGGCGAGGGCGTGAAGAGCGTGAGCCTCGCCGGGATCTCCGGGCTCAACTCCTTCGACCGCGTTTGCAACTGGGTCAAGGCCCAGAACCCGAAGCTCGACTGGGATGCGGTCACCGCCGAGGCGCACGGCCTCCGTGCGAGCGGCGTCCAGTTCACCGACTGAGCGTCACCCTGGGCGACCGAAACTACAGCTCTCCAGAACGAGGATTTAGAAAATGGGACTCAATCAGGAACGCGTGATCGCCCCGGAAATCCGGGCGGGTTACAACGACTCGGGTTCGACGATCGTCAAGGGTAAGATCGTCAAGCTCCACTCCGCGGGCGTGCCTGGCACCATCCGCGTGGGCGCGGCGGCGACCGACCCGCTCTACGGCGTGGCGATGGCCGACATCCCGAACGGTGAGTACGGCGACGTGCAGATCGGCGGAGTCGCGATCGTCCTCGGCGGCGGCGTGGTGGCGCAGGGCGCTCAGGTCACGAGCGACGCAGATGGCGACGGCGTGGCCGCTGCCTCGGGCAACAGCACGATCGGCACCGCGCTCACCGCTGGCGCCAACACCGAGTACTTCGAAGTCGAGCTCACCGGTCCGGGCGGCGAGGCGAACTAACCAACAGGGCTCGGGCCTCAACACCCGAGCTCTATCCAAAGAAATCGGCCGGCAGAGCGCCGGGAAAAAACGAACCTCTCAGGAGCAAAGAAAATGGAACGCATGGAGATCGTCCTCGCCGAGGACAGCCCGATCGGCAAGGCAGGCCAGAAGGTCACGCTGGCGCTCAGCCCGTCCGACGTCCACGTGGCCGAGGAGATGTCCACCTATCTCGCCGGCTACAACGTCCCGAACTACCGCGCGGACGAAGCCAGCAAGATCATCCTCGTCGATGTGGACGAGGACAAGTACCGGAGCATGAGCTCGGACGACGCGTTCAAGCCGGTGCACGTGAAGGCGTCGCACCAGCAGCGCGTGCCCGAGGTCGACGCGAAGACCGAGCTCTTGAGCTACAAGGTGGTCGACCGCCTCGTCGGCGCGTTCGTTCCGACCGTGACCGAGCTCAACGCGGTGAAGGCGTTCAAGCCGCGCCAAGCCGCGATGCAGCGCTGCAAGCGCGCGCTCCAGATCGACCGCGAGCTCGACGTCTGGACGCTGCTCACCACGTCCGGTTCGTGGAACGCGAACAACGTGGTCACCCTGGCGGCCGGATTCCAGTGGAACGGCGGGGCGAGCTCCGACCCGATTTTCGATCTGATGACGATCGCTGATCGCTCGGTCATGAGCCCGGTCGAATTCTGGATGAACCAGAAGGTCGCGAACTACTTCATTCGCCACGACAAGGTGCGCGATCACTTCCGGTTCATGAACGGCGACGCCGCGATGGCATCGACGATCCAGAGCCTGAACGAGGCGAGCGCGGTCAATCGGATGATCGACTTCGTGATCCCGGCGGTCGGTGTGGTGCACGTCTGCGGCGCCAAGTACCGGAACGCCGCGGGCTCGATCGTTCCCTTCCTCGGGGACAGCTACGTGGTCGCCACCCACTCCCCGCCCGGCGTTCCGACCTCGGGCGAGGACATCGCGAGCACGTTCACCTTCCGTCGCAAGGGCCCGAGCGGTACCGGCTTCGAGACGCGCGAGTTCTTCGTGAACGACCGCGGCCCGCTCGGCGGCACGATGATCGTGACCAGCATGGCGGACATCGCCAAGATGACCAGCACGGTCGTCGGCGGTCTGATCTCCGGCGTCATTCAGTGACCCGGCATGATAGGGGTCTGAGTCCGAGCGGTTCGGACCCCTATCAACACCCCCCGACGGAGATCTGATGGCAACGAGAAAAGCGGCGACCCAGCCCCCGAAGGCCGGCGCCGAGACCAAGCCCGAGACCCAGCCCGAAGAAAAGGGCGCCCAAGCGGCGACCCCCGAGGCTGAAACGGAAGACGAGGAGCTCGAGACCGAGGCCGAGGAAGAGGTTCCCGAATCGGAGGATTCGCCTCCGCCGGCACCGCCCGCTTCGCGCGCGGACGACGTTCCTCCCGTGTTCAGCACCAAGGTCTCGCCCAAGAAGACGAAAGCGAAATCCAAGGTGTTCGCCGGTAAGGTGAAGGCGAAGAACGACATTCGCATGATTCACCCGGCAGCCAAGGACGGCTTCATTCCCGCCGGCACCGTGTTCGAGTGCTCGGAAGAGGAAGCCGCTCACTTGCTCAAGCTCGACGCGGTCGAGCTCGAATAAAGCGCGAGGCGGAGGAGACAAGATCGGCCCGCTCGGGTTATGCCTGAGCGGGTCTTTCTGTTTGGAGGCTCCCCACCATGCTCGGCAACCTCAGCGCTACCGCGCTCCTCAAGCTCCTCTTTCAGAACATCCCGTTCGATGACATCGGGGATTCGGACGGCCTCCAGCCCTCGGCTGCAGCGGGCCAGTTCTACGTCGCGCTTCACAGCGCGGACCCGGGTCCGAACGGAAGCCAGGCCACGAACGAGGTCGCGTACACCGGCTACGCCCGAGTAGGGGTCGTGCGCTCGGCGGCGGGCTTCTCGGTCGTCGGAAACGTGGTGACGAACGCGGCGCCGATCGTGTTCCCGCCCTGCACCGGCGGCTCGAGCGTGGGCCTCTGGTTCTCGTTCGGAACGCTCGGCACTGGCGCTGGGACGGTCCTGGTGCGCGGGCAACTCGATCCGGCGATCCCCATCAGCGACGGCACCACGCCGGCGTTTGAGGCGGGCGAGCTTGGCTCTGAGTGGCAGGTCGAAGACGAGGCGGCCTGAGCCATGGGCGGCGTCGCTCGAGTAGGCGTTCGCGGCTTCGGTAAGGGGAAGGCTTTCTTCTTCTCGACCGGGCGCGCGCGCGTTCGCGTTCGGACGTTCGGCGACCCGACTCCGATCTTCGTCGCGACTCCTCGGTTCCTCACGCCCAAGGACCTCGAGAACGTTGCGGGCGGCGCGGCGGTCATCGACCAGCTCTTCGATTTCAACGGCGACGGGGTCCGCGACTCGATGCCACTTATCGAGATCCTCTGCGCGGCGGAGGATCACATGGCGAGCTACCTGCTCAAGGCCTGGCCGGTCCGGGACCAGATCGACGAGATCGGTAGGACCGACCGTCTGGCGCGCCGGCACGCGGCCTGGGTGGCGATGGAGCTCGCGGTCGAGCAGCGCGGCCAGCTCCTTGGCTCGGACGGTAAGGGCCGCTACTGGGCCCAGTACGAGCGCGCGAACGACTACTTCGACAGGCTCGCACGCTCGGCGCTTCATACGAACGCTCAGACCCGGGTCGGCGTCGGCGTCCAGGAAGGCGGTGCGGTGAACCCGCAGCTGAGCTCGCCCTGCGAGCCGCGCTTCATCTTCGCTCCGGACAAGAGGAACCCGACGGGTCATGGTGGCTTCTGACGATCGCTGGCAGCGGTGCCACGTGTGCGAGCTGTCGATCTTGCTCCCGCTCCCGCGCGAGTGCCCGCGCTGCCACATCACTTTGGTCTACACCGACGAAGACGAGATCCCGACTGAGCCGATGGCTTCGAAGCATCCGCTCCCGCTGACCGAACCCGACCTCGAGGAGTGAGCCATGGCGATGGTCTTCGAAGCGAACGGCGTGGTTGCGGTCGGCACCGACACCTCGGCGCTAGAAGCGGTCCTCAAGCAGATCCAGAGTCAGGCCAAGAACCTCCGGAACGTCCTCGAGATCGTGGCGAGCGACATGGTCGGCGCGGTAGAGGAGAACTTCGAAAGCGAAGGCGCGGCGAGCCCGGCGGGGAAGTGGAAGGAGCTCGCTCCCGAGACGATCAAGCGCCGGCGCAAGGAAGGAAAGGGCGCCCAAATTCTCCAGGACACGGGCGTGATGGCCGCAAGCGTGATGCCCGACTTCGGCGACGACTATGCGATGGCGTTCACGAACAATGAGTACGCGGTCTTCCACGTGAGCCCCGAGCCTCGCGAGGTGATTCCGCTCCGCGATTTCTTCAACGTGGATATGGAGCTCATCCAACAGGACGCGGTCGACCTGATCGCTGCTCAGGTGGTAGGCGCATGATCGCAACATGGCGTTCGTCGCGAACAACCTGGTCGATATCGCTCGCTGCCTGATTTCGACCGCTGCGCCGCTCGCCGGCGAGCAGGCGGTTTGCCAGATCGAGGTCACGCCGGTCGACTCGAACCCGAGGAAGTTCCTCCCCGGGACGTTCTTCGTTCCGGTCGTCAACGGGGGCTTGAGGCACGACCTTGCGTTCATGGCCCAGGCGATGGGCAACGCCGGGCGCGGCGGGGCCTACCAATTCCCGAACGGGGGGACGGTCCAGGCCAAGGCCATGTTCGGCGGCAAGCGCTTTAACGCGGCGCTGGAGCCCGGGACCAAGATGCGGATCGACCCGCCCGTCCCTGGCTTCAAACCGATCGCCCGGGTGGTCGCCCCGACCACCCAGGGCACCGACGCAAACCCGAAGGACGGCCCGCTCCTCCGCGGCGCGGCGATCGGCGAGCCAGGGACGCAGCTGAACACGCTCGAGCTCTGGCGCACCTACCTCGGCGCGCTGCCCGGTATCTTCGTGATCTGGCAGGGCTCGGAACCGGCGGACGGTTTGGCGACGAGTACTCTCGCTCGAGCTCGCTCGCGCGCTGGTGAGGGCGTTCAGATCTACTCCGAGACGTTCGTCGTTTGCATCGTGGTCGACCGGAACGACGGCGCCGAGGAGCGCGCGAACGAGGGCGTGCGCCTGGTCGACATGGTGACCGAGCGGCTCACCGACCGCCAGACGATCGAGGACGGAGCGGTCATCATCTCGAACCCGACGGGCATTCAGATCAGGAGTCGGGGCAAGGCTGGCGCGCTGCCGCGCGAGCTCGCTCAGCAGATGCAGCTCTTCGGGATCACGATCGCGCTCACCCGGACGATCGAGCGGCTCGACGAACGCGAGTACGCCGAGCTCAAGCGGTTCAACACGACGGTCGATCTCGAGCAGGGCGAGGCCGAGGAATGAAAACGAAGACCCGCCTGGTTCGAGACCTGATCATCGAGCCCGCGAACCCGTTCGAGCAGGGGCCTTATCCCGAGGTTCCCGCGGCGGCGCCGGCGGTACCGGTCGCGTTGTGGGGGCTCGACAATTCGAACGACACGTGGCTCCAGCTCATCGGGTACACGCACGACCAGATGACGCAGGCTGCCTACAGCGGGCCGCCGGCGATCACGCTCGATTTCGAAACGGTGCCTTGGTCGGGCGTCGGCCACGGCCTTTGCATCACTCAGGACGGCACGGCAATCGTCGCGATGAGCGAGGGGCTCCTTGACCCGGTCAGCAACGATTACGAGCGCTGGACGGTGCACCCGGAAGCGGCCCGGAACGGTGGGATGGTCTCGCCGCTGGTGCGGCGGATCTCGACCGAGCAGCTCGGGATGATCTCTCCGCGCGGCGCCCGCTCGGTGGTCGAACTTCTGACTGGTGAGATCGTTCTGACGCGCGGAGCGCTCTGCTTGATCCAGCGCGACCAGCTGCTGACCAACGACGCGTGGCCGATGCAGGGGGTCATCGAGACGAGCGATTCGAACGGCAACTCCTGGGACACGTGCCTCGATGCGGCGGGCAACGTTTGGATGGGCGCCGCCAACAAGCTGTGGGCGCTCTCGCCGGCGCAGCTCAAGCAGGGTGGCGTCCAGCCGGCGGTTAAGGTGATGCAGGGGTCGAATGTCAGCGCTTCGACCGATGGCGACACGGGTATCGGCGGGATCGCATTTCACGCCGGGCGCCTGCACGCGTTCGACTACATTTCGAACACGCTCAAGCGCTGGAGCGCGGCGACTGTAGCGGCCCTTACGAGCGTCGCTTCGAACCCAGCGCCCGAAGCCTCGATGACCTACAGCTCGGCCACATACGGCGAAGGGTGGGGCGTCGTTTGCGATGGTGACGGCGGGGCTTGGATCTCGACGGCCGACGCGCGTTTCGGCAAGCTTCTGTATTTCACTGCCGCGCAGGTGAGCTCGGGCGGTCTTCAGGTGCCGAGCCGGGTGATCACGACCCCTCACAATTGGATGTCGCTGCTTCGCCTCGCGCCTGGTCTCGGTCCGCGTCGCTGAGCGTCGGGCGCCCAACGCGGGTCGCGCTTGTGTTCTCTTGACCTCGAGTGATAGGGGCGGGGATACCCCATGCCCGAGGAAGCAAAGTTCGTTTCGTGCAAGCCGGGCGCGCTCGTCTCGCGCTACGGAACGCGCTCTCACATCGGCGCGACCGTGAACCTCGCGACGGGCGAGAGCACGTTCAACGCGGACGAGGTCGTGAAGATCCCGCTCGGCGAGTGGAGCTCCTACCTCAAGGAGTACACGCGCTGCGTCAACGCGGGCGTTCTGATCGTTCGCACCGAGGCGGCGTACGAAGCGTGGCTCGCGGCGCAAGCGGCGGCTTCCGAGGCTGAGGCAAAGGCTGCGAAAGCGGCGGAAGAGACGGCCGTGGCTGCGGCTGAGAAGTCCAAGGAGAAGGGCAAATGAGCATTCCGGTCGCGGTCAGCCCGGCGAAGGTCACGCCGGGTCTTTACCTCTCGATTAACCTGCTGGCCGGCGCGGCGGCGCCGAGTACTGGCATCCTCCGCGTTTTGCTGATCGCCCCGAAGGGCTCGGCCGGCACGCTGACGAACGACACCGAGATCCGCGCGGGCGCTGGTCCCGAGTCGGCCGGTACCGCATTCGGCGTCGGTACGATCGGGCACCTCGCCGCGAAGCAGATCTACCTCAAGGCGCCGGACGCGCAGATCGACTTCGCTTCTCCGACCCCTGGTGCGACGGCAGCGACGCTGAACATCACCGCGACGAACGTGCCGACCGGGAACACGGCAGTGCACTTCGACATCGCCGGGCGCGAGTTCGACGTCGAATGGAACAGCGGCGAGAGCACCGACACTTTCAAGACCCGAGCGGTCAACGCGATCGTTGCCAAGACTCAGGACTTGCCGGTCACGGCGAGCTCGGGCGGCGTCGGGATCATCACGATCACGGGCAAGACCACCGGGCGGATCTCGAACGACATCCGGGTCAAGGTCACCCTGCTGGTGCAGACTGGGACCGAGACGGTTACCGGCGCGGTGGTCTACACGAACCTCTCGGGCGGTACGACCGACGCGGACATCACCACGGTTCTCTCGAATGCGAGCGGCCGCGAGTACGCGTACATCCTGCCGTGCCTTTCGAACACGGACGCCGAGACGACCGGCTCGGGTTCGAACGTGGCTCGCCTGCTGACCCATATCGGTAACTTCAACTCGGGCCTGAACGCCAAGCTCCAGCAAGCGGTGATCGCCACGACTTCGACGACCATGACGAACACCAAGACGGCCGCTATCGGGCGGAACAGTCAGGTGCTCGAGTGGGTGTTCGCGTTCGCTGCTCGCTCGCTTCCCGGTGAGTTGGCAGCGCGCGAGCTCGGCGGGCGCCTCGCGATGGTCTCGATCGATCCGGCTGGCAACCGGATCGGCGAGCTCATGGACAACGTCTACGGTTCGGCCGACACCATCGCGGACAACCCGACGGTGGCCGAGCTCGAGGACGCGCTCACCAACGGGATTTCGATCCTCGCGTTCAACGCCTCGTCGCAGCTCTACCTCGTGCGGCCGATCACGAACTACTCGATCGACAGCGCGGGCGGAGCGGACCGCCGGCTGCTCGACGTGCAGAACGTCGATTCGACGTACGTGATCGCTCGCGACTTGCGCTCGGCGCTCCCCGCGGCGTTCCCGAACGCGAAGATCGCCAAGGATTCGCTGCCGGGCGCCGAGCCTCCGCCTCCGGGAGTCGTAGAGGAGCGCGACATCAAGGCGTTCGTCATCTCGCGAATCGCCTTCTGGTGTCGTCAGGGCGTGGCGCTCCGCGCGGCGCTCGATACCGCAATCGCGAACGGCGAGCTCATCGTCCAGGTGAACGCGAGCGACCCGACTCAGGTCGATATCGTGGTCCCGGTCACCATCATTGCGCCGCTCGCCAAGATCGGCGTCGTTGTTCAGCGCCGCCCGAATTGAGGAAGTAGGAGACCATGGCTGCAGAGCAAAAAGTTTTTCCGCGCGGTCAGGTCGCCATGGAGACGGGCGACCTGGTCACGGCCGTGAACATCAAGATGGACACGACCAACAACGCAAAGCAGGTCCACACCATCCGGCAGAAGGGTGCGGGGATCACGTTCGGCGTCGAGGAGACCACGGTCACCATGGACCTCGTGGTGAGCGAAGACGGTCAGGAGCGCGACTGGCTCAAGAAGCTGAAGCAAGGCGCGATCGTCCAGCTCCGGATCAAGGTCCCGGGCCAGACGTTCACGATCAACGGTGCCATCAAGCAAGTCGGCACCGAGCTCCCGATCGACGACGCGATCAAACAGAACATCGTCGTGGTCGGACACCTCGAGGACTAAAACGAACGCCGGCCGTCTTCAGCACCCGAAGCAGCTGCGTTCTGAGGGCGAGTCGCCAAAAGCGGCCCGCCCTTCGCTTTTCAGGAGACCCCGATGCCCCGCGAATTGACCCCCGAAGAAGTGATGGAAGTGCTGGACGAGACGCTCGACGACGAGATCGACGCGGCGCGCTCGGACATCTTCTCGAAGGCGATCGAGACCAAGCCGTGGAGCGAGCTCGAGATCGTCGAGCACCAGGGCTACCTCTACTTCCCGGATCAGATCCTCCGCCGGCGCAAGGACGGCAAGTTCGAGTCGGTCCCGATCCGGGTGCGGGTGCCTCGCCTGGTCGACAACCGAAAGGCGCGTATCCGCGCGCATGAGCTCGCGGCGCAGGAGGGGATCGACTTGAAGCGCGACCCGCTCGAGTTCGCGTCGCTCGAAACGATCTGCAACCTCTGGCGCGCGGTCCGCTCTCCGACTCCGCCCTACGAGTCGCTCACCATGGACGAGCTCGAGCTCGAGCGGACGTACGAAGAAGACTCGCTGACGCTCGTAGCGAAACGGATGAACTTCTACCGCGAGCAGCTGAATCCCCACGTCAAGAAGCTCACGCGCAGCGACTACATGGCGCTGCTCTCGAGCATTTCTGAACGGAGGGATGTCAGCCCTTTAGTCGGTATCGATGGCGCAACGCAGAACGCCTTCATAGTTACTACGGCGCTCCTGCTGCGGAGCTTGATGACCGCACCATCGTCATCGCCATCGTCCGAGACCTCGACGCCGGACTCCTCAACACCCGAGAGCTCTGGGAGCTCCTCAGCGGAGGGCCCGCCCGACACGACGTCCTGAAGAACACGATCGAGATCGATCCCTCGCCGGCGGCAGAGCTCGCTGGAATTTGGCGAGAGATGAAGAAGAAAGCCGAAGCCGAGATCGAAGCCAAGCGGGCGGCGCTCGCCGAACGAAAGAAACGCAGGAGGAGGTAGCCCATGTCGAAGGAAGCCATGATCAAGCTCACGCTGAACGGCGGGAGCTTCGTCGCGACCATGGACGCCATGAAGCGGAAGACGTCCGAGTTCGGATCGGCGATCCGCAAGAACTTCGGCGAGGCGTTCGCGAGCGGCGGCATGGGCGCGCTCAACGGGATGAAGCAGAGCCTCTCGGACGTGGGCGGGATGCTCAAGGGTCACCTTGCGACGGCGGCCACGCTCGGCGGCGCGGTCGGGATTGGGTCGATGGTCTCGCGCGCGGTGAGCTTCCGAGAGAAGGTCCGGGACATCGAGTTCGCCATGAACAAGGCGGGCAAGGTGACCGTGGGCTGGGCGGACCTGATGAAGGACGCCGAGGACGCGGCGAACGCGACGGGCCAGAGCTCGAGCGACCTCGCCGATGCGATGGAGCGGATCTTCGCTGAGACCGGCGACGCGGACTTCGCCCGGTTCGCCATGGAGCAGATCGGCCACGCGGCGAGCGCGAGCGGCAAGGAGGTCGGGAAGCTGGCGGACGTCGCCTCGATGCTCCGGCGCAAGTTTGGCGCGGACGCAGCGGCGCTGCCCGACATGCTCGCGGCGTTCATCGAGAAGAGCGACGCCGGCGGGCTCAGCCTGGACGAGCTCGGCTCCAAGTTCGGCCTGCTCGCCGGCGAGGCGGTCGACGCGGGCTTCGAGGGGAGCGAGGGCCTGAGCTCGCTGCTCGGGATGCTCGAGATGCTGAACGCGCGCGTGGGCGAGAAGGCGGAGCCCGCGCTCAAGAAGCTGTTCCAGGTTCTGAAGACCGGGTCGAAGGACTTGAAGGCGCTCCAGAAGGACGCGGGGATCAAGTTCGATCCTCAGATGACCGGCATGGACCGGATCAGGAAGCTGCTCGAGACCGAGAAGGGTCGCAAGGCGATCACGAGCAAGCTCGGTGGTGAGCAGCGCGTGGTCTTCGACGAGCTCACGGCGCCATTTCAGCAAGCGTTCGACGACGCGAAAAAGCAGGGAATGAAGACCAAGGAGGCGACCCTCGAGGGCCTCGCGGCGTTCGACGTGGCGATGCACAAGCTTTCGAAGACGACCCTGACCTACGAGAAGCTGGTCGAGGAGAGCAAGGCGGGGCAGCTCGAGGACCCGTCGAACCGACTCAAGATGGCGATTGAGAAGGTCGAGCAGGCGTTCCGAAAGCCCGAGATGATGGACGCGATCGACCAGCTTGCGGACAACCTCCCGCAGCTCGCCGAGGGCCTGATCAAGCTCCTGAACTTCATCACGAAGCACCCGCTCCTGGCGGGCGGTATGGCGATCGGCGCGAAGGTCGGAATGGGCGCCCTTGGCGGCTTCGCGTCGGGCTTCGGCGAGAAGATGATGGAGAAGCTCCAGCTTGCCGACGGGACGGAGGAGCGGCTCAAGAAAGCCGGCGACGGCTTCATGGGCACGGTCGAGAAGAACGGTGGGTGGAAGCGTCTCGCGATGAACTTCGGGATGATCGCTGGCGCCGCAATCGCTGCGTACAAGATCGGTCAGGAAGCGATCGACGCCGAGCTCGACGAGCACTTCGACAAGAAGCTCGACCGTTCGAACGCCGCAGCAACCGCGGACTCGATGGTGTCGCACGGAGTCGGTTCGATGAAAGAGCGCGAGGAGGCAGCCGAGGCGCTCAAGCGCAAGATCAAGACGATGGAGAAAGAGGGCGGCCCGGGAGTCGCTGCTGATCTCTTCGGTTCGTGGGCGACCAAGTTCGGCGACGTGAAGCACCCGGTTACCGAGTTCAACGAACAGCTTTCGAAGCTGAAGACCTCGCTCGCGACGCTCGAGGCCGACAACGCGCGCAAGAAGCAAGACGAGCTGGCGGCGTCGTCTGACAAGGCGGCGAAGGCCGTGGCTCGCCTGGGCGCGTCGCTCGACAACATTTCGGTGCCTCAGGGCACCCCGACGGGGACGAGCAAGGGCCCCCCGACTCCGCGCGGCGGTGGCACGCCAGGGCACGCACCGACCCCCGGCTGAGTGTTATGGGGGAGGGCATGACCCTCTTCGAGTCGATGCCTCCCGCGAGCTGGAAGGTGAGCTCCAGCAAGGAGCTCTTCTTCGCTTGCACTTCGATCAGCGAGGACGGCGCGAACCGCCTGGTCGAGCGCGAGCGGCCGTACCGCGACGGCGCCAAGATCGACGACACCGGCTCGAAGGCGCGGCGCTGGCGTGTCGAGGTGATCTTCAACAACTCGGTGCTCGAGCCCGGCATGAAGGCCGACCTGTACCCGGCAATCCTGAACGACCTCATTCGATCGTTTGATCTGCACGAGACCGGTGACCTGACGCTACCGACGGTCGGGAAGATCCGAGCGCGCGCGCTGACCTACTCGAGGGTCGAGGCGTACGACGTTCGGGACGAGGCGAAGGCCACGTTCACCTGGGTCGAGGACAACGAAGACGCGGTCGGCGCGCGCGCGTTCAATCCGCCCACGGTCAAGGCGACGGCTCTCATCCTCGCGCAGCAGACGACGTTCAGCGCGGCGAGCGACGCCACCTGGGACTCGACGCTGGCGGACCTGAACGAGTCGGCGGCGAAGCTCGAGGCAATCGCGAACTTCCCGGGCGACACGGTGCAGGACCTGGACGCTCAGGCGGGGATCGTAGTCGCGGCGACGAACCGCGTGCTCCGCGCGTTCACCACCGAGCGGCCCACCGAGCGCGCGCGGCGGCAGCTCACGGACCCCGATGCGAGCGTGACGCAGCGGAAGCTGATCCAGCTCAAGAGCACTGCGCGCAAGGCGAAGAAAGACCTCAGCCCGGAAGGGATCGCGCGCATCGTGATCGAAGACACGTCGAGCCTCTACGCGATTGCCGTGAACACGAACAAGAACGTGGAGGACCTGATCCGGCTGAACCCCGGAGTCAATCCGCTCTTCGTCGAGAAGGGCTCAGTCATCACCCTACCGGTGCCCAATGAAGCGACGCCCTGACACGGTCCGAGTCGAGGCCGAGGGGATCGGTGCGTTCGATCGATTCACTTCCCTCGCGATTTCGTACGACTTGACGGCGCCGAGCGAAGCGTCGTTCGAGGTGGGCGACGACGGCTCTTGGAAGGAGCTCGAGCGGTTCGTCAAGCCAGGTACCAAGTACCGGGTCTACATCAACAACGCGCTCAAGCTCACCGGGAAGGCGATCTTGAACGACGTGCCGATCGATGAGCGCGGCAGCGTCGTGCGCTTCTCGGTCCGGACGAAGCTCGCCGATGCGATGTACGCGAGCGCCGATCCGAAGACGCGCGTCTCGGGCACCTCGGTCAAGGATTTCGTCCTCGCGCTGTACGCGCCGCTCGGGTACGGGCCGGGCGACTTCGTCTTCGACGCGGACGTCTCGAGGAACCTCCTCACCGGCGTCTCGCGCACCGGCGCGAAGCCTCCGCCCGAGTTCGAGTCGATGATCGAGAACAAGGCCAAGGTCCAACCCCCGGAGGCGATCTATGCCGCCGCGGACAAGCACCTCAGGCGCTTCGGGCTCATGCACTGGGACTCACCGGACGGGAAGATTGTGGTGGGCGCGCCCGATGACGAGCAGATGCCGCTCTACCACTTCCGCATGGTGAACGGTCCGGGTGGCTACGCGAACAACCTGCTCTCGGCGCAATTCGTTCGAGACTGGTCCGAGCTCCCCTCTGTGCTCGGCGTCTTCGGTCGCCTCGGTGAAGGCGGGCTGAGCCAGGTCCCGGTGCGCCACGTCATCTCTGACCAGGAAGTGATCGACGCCGGGTTCTATCGACCGGTGCTCGTGATTCAGGAGGGCGTGACGAGCGAGGCGCTCGCTGCGCGCGCTGCGTTCCGGGAGCGGACCGCGCGGAACAAGAATCGCCAGACGTGGGTGCTCACCACGGACGGCTTTTCGTACTGGGACAAGAACCAGATCATTTCGTACGGGACCGACACGGTCTGCGAGATCACCACGACCTCGGCGGCGAGCCCGAACGGCGCGTACCTGATTCACCGCGTGGCGCACACGAGGGACGCCGAGCGCGGCGACGTGACGCAGCTCTTTGCGCTCGCGCGCGGGCTCTGGAGGCTCTGATGGCACTGCTGGACTACGTGGCGGTTTTCGGGCGCGCGCTCGCGAGCTCGGTGGACCCGAAGACGAAAGCGACCCTGATCCAGATCGCGGGGATCGCTGGGCTGAACACGAGCCTCGACCCGACCGAGGCGAGCGCCGTGGCCGATGGCGAGCAAGCCGAGAAGGAGCCGCTCTATGGCCCGCTCCCGGTGGTCTGGCGCCAGCTCCCCGCCGGCAAGCTCAAGGGGAACACGGCGCATGCCGACGTACTGTGCATCAAGACGGCCGATGGCCTGGTCCCGGTGGCCTGGAAGGACTCTCGGATCTGGAACGCCTTCCCCTCGGGCCTCGCTGAGGGCCAGGTGGCGGTCGCTGGCTACGGGGGCGGCTTCTACTCGCTGAGCCTCACAGCGGGCAACGTTGGCAGCCAGCGGGGCAACATCCACGTGATCTACTGCCCCTATCAATTCGACTCGGATGGGGTACCGCAGAAGGCCCACGCGATCGTGCTCGACCCGACCTCGGGCAACGAGTCGATCTCGATTACGCACGGCAGCGGTTACCAAATCTCGATGATGGATGGGCAAGGGATCTTGTTGAACGTGGCGGCCGATTGCTGGGCCCACATGAAGCCGGGCCCCCCGAGCCAGTTCACGGTCCAGGCGACGCAGATCACCCTCAAGGGAAGCGTCGCCATCGGCGCGAACCCGATTGCTGGTGTGCCGCTCCTGCCTGGTCTCGCGAGCCCGCCCTGCCCTTCCCTTTTCCTCAGCCCGGTGTGAATCATGGCCAAAACAGTCGGTAGCGTCACCATCAACCCCGACGGCAGCGCGAGCGGCTCAGGGCTCGCGTTGACGATTTACGACGCGATTATCACGTCGTCCACCTACGTAGACGCGCTCCCCGAAGGCGCCGCAGGCGTTCCGTCGAAGACCCAGATCGCCGACCTCGCGAACGTACTCGCGGCGACGCTACTTCCGATGATCTGGTTCGACCTGACTTCGGAAAAGACGAGTGCCTACTCCGCTCAGTTCGGAGAGATCGTGCTCTGCGATTGCTCGAGTGCTGGCTTCACGGTCACGCTTCCGAACATCACTTCTGTTGATCTCGGCAAGTGGGTGATCGTCAAAAAGAGCGTCCTCAGCGCGAACGTCCTGGTCATCGACGGGAACGGTTCGGACACGATCGACGGCTCGGCTTCGCAGAACATGGCCGGGCAATCGGCGGCAAACATGTTCGTCGCGATCACGACGACCCGGTGGATGATGATGTCGTGGACCTGAGCGCTTGTCGAATTGTGCCTTCCCCTCGATCGCGCTCCCCGGGTTCTCGATCCCGCTGCCGGCGCTACCGTCGCTGAACCTACCGGTTCCGCCGGCGCTACCGCCTTTGCCCGGCTTGCCGACGATCGCGCTTCCCGGGTTCTCGATTCCCTTGCCGGCGTTGCCCTCGCTCGACCTACCTGGCATTCCCGCGTTGCCGGCGTTGCCAGGGCTCCCGACGATTCCGCTCCCCGGGTTCTCGATCCCGCTCCCCGCGCTGCCCTCGCTCGACCTCCCCGGCCTACCCTCGCTCTTCTGTCCGCTCGACCCCTGACGGTGTTATGGGCGGGTGGTGATCGTCATCCTCCCCGCTGGCCTCCACCCGATCGGCATCGGGCTGCCGGATGAAATCGGGCCGTACCCGGGTCCGCCGGCGCTGGCTGCCGAGGACTACGCGATCGACGGGAAGCGCGATCTTGTGAGTTTGACCGCAAGCGCGGACCCGATCGACGCGCAGGTTCAACTCGCGCTCACGGCGGTTCGCGCATCGGGCGCTCTGAATCGCGAGCTCGGGCAGCGCTTCGCGGACGTCCGCAAAAACGACGAGAACGCGAAGATGCTCCTCGAGGGCGAAGCGCGGCGAGCGCTCACCCGGCTCACCAAAAACCAGGACATCACCCTGCTCTCGGTCGCAGCTGTCGTGGAGAGCGACTGGGCCGAGATCACGATCGTCTACATCAACAATCGGGCGCCCACTTCTGAGCGGCGCCGGACGTACACCGCGAGGGTCTGAACGTGACGAGGCCGGACGAGCGACGCTTTATTCTCTTTCCGCGCGGCCACGTGCGGGATTCGATCATCCTCGACACCCTGAGGAACGGGCTCGCCGAGATGGTGAACCCGGACACCGGCGCGCTCTTCACGCCGGACGAGATCGCGATCATCACGCAGGAGGGCTCGCGCTACTGGCTCGAGGCCGACGCGATCGACGTCATGGGCCAGGCCCAACAGGCGCGCGCGGCGTGGTTCGTCGACCAGACTTTCCCGCGGCGCTCGAGCTCGGCGTACCTCGTCGGCGTTCATCAGCCGATGTGGATCCCGACTGGTAAGCTCGCGGCGGTCGGTGGCTCAGGCATCGTGCGAGCGCGCGCGGACGCAAGTGTGGTCTGGGTGGGCTCGAGCACGCTCGGCGACCCCGCGGCACGCATTGCACGCGACGCGAGCTTGAACCGTTACCAGCTCATGCAGACGGCGGTCACTTGGGCCGACGGAACGGTCGAGCTCAAGCTGCAGGGGATCGACGGTGGCGATGATACGAACCCGCCGATCGATACGATCCTGACCTGGGTGAACCCGCCGGCGAACGCCGAGCCCGAAGCGATCGTGATCGAGAACTTCACAGGCGGCGCGAACGCCGAGACGGACGCCGAGTTTGCCGCGCGCATCGAGGACGCTCAGCGGTACCGCCCGGCATCGGGCAACCGGGGTCACTTCCGAGCCTGGGCGCGCGAGGCGAGCGTTTCGGTAGAGGCGGGTTTCGTTTACTCGTGCGCGCTCAGCGCTGGCAACGTGACGGTCTGCATTCTTCAGAAGCGCGGCCGCGCGCTTGGCCCCTACGCGCGGCTTCCGAACTTCGTCACCATGAGCCAGGCGACGGCCTACCTGACCCCGCCTGGCTCGCCGGTGGTGCCGGGGAACGTCCACGTGCTCGTGGTCTCGCCGCTCGGCGTTGCCTCGGACATTTCGGTCAAGCTCGGCCTGCAGCGCGGCAGCGGTGGTGGCTGGGCCGACTTTGCGCCGTGGCCCCGCTCGAGCAGCGCCTTCAAGTTCGCCGCGATCACTTCGATGGTCGACAACACCGACTTCCGGATCACGACGGACGTCGCTCCGAACTTCGCGCTCCCGGCGACAGGCGTGAATTTGCCGCGCCTGATGATCTGGGACAACACGTTCAGCCGGTTTCACGAGCTCCCGATCACGACGATTTCGAACACGGGCGTGAACGAGTACCGAATCCAGCTCGCGACAGGCGTCGCCTACGTTTCGATCGGCGCCTACATCTCGCCTTACACCGACCAGCACGAAGGCATCGCTCGGTCGGTGGAGCAGTACTTCGACACGCTTGGGCCAGGCGAGATTATCGACCCGTCTACGAGCTTGCTCGCGCACCGCGCGTACCGGTTCCCGCGGACGTCCGAAGAGTACCCGAACCGCGTGAATGCGCGGCTAACCAGCTCGTTGCTCGAGGCGCTCGGCGGCGCCGCTGGCGATGCGGATCTCGCGAACGCGACGGTGGCCGCACCCTCGGTTCCGGTCTCGGTAACGAGCGGCCCGGAGATGCTCGTCCTCGGGCAGCTCGGGGTCTACGACATCGAAGATTGAGAGGACGAAAATGGCTGGTTTTCCTGGCGTGCTGCGGCGACTCGGGTTCGGGCCCATCCGCAAGAATCGAAGCAAGATCAAGAAACCCGATGAGGAGGTCAGCGCCGAGCAGATCAACCTGCTTTTCTGGCAAGTCGCCGGGATGAACGGTCTGGTCCCGAAGGCGTTCTTCGTGACGGATGGCGCGACGGTCACTCGCAAATGGCTCGCTTGGGACCCGGATGGTTTGCTGCCCAACAGCGCGATCACGATCGGGCACCCAGGCGTCGGTCAGTACACTTTCGCTTTCGGCTCGAACCAGTACGCCGACGCGAACGGGTCGTTGGTCGCGCTCGGGCTCGACCTCGGGCAAGCGATCGTTAATTCGCTGACGCTCGCGGCGGTCGTCCAGATGAACGTGAACGGCTACCAAGGCGACATCCGGGTACGCTCCGAGGTCGACGGTTCGGCTTCGGACGCTTCAAGGATCGGCGTCTTCCTGTACGGGCCCTGACCAATGCCGCTCGGTGGATTTGGTGGACTCCCGATGGAGCTCGGCGGCGGGCCGAGTTCTGAGGAGGCGACGTATCTGGCCCTGCGCGAGCAGCTGGTTGGCCAAGGCGTGCCCGCAGATGACGATCTCGAGCTCACGACCATCGACGGGCTCTGGCGCGCGAGCAAGGCGTTCGGACTCGCGGCGCTCAACTCGGTCGAGGAGGCGGCGCACTGGCAGGCTTGGCCGACCACGTGTACCGATGAGCTTCCGACCTATGAAGAGATCTTGAAGATCGTGGTCCCGCCGGGCGCTGACTTCGAGACTCGGCGAGCGGCTGTCGTCGCGCGCTGGACTGATCGGAGTGCGGGCGTGGCGAGCCCGATCGAGGACAAGCTGCTCGAGCTCCATCCCGATTTCGAGCTCGTGTACCCGCTCGCGACTTTCATGAACGAAACGATCCCGGGCAAGTTCTACGACCCGATCGGAACGCCTGATGGCGAGGGCACGTTCAGCGCCGCGGGCCCGATGCTCAGGCGCAGCCACGCGCTCGCCCCGAATCACAGCAGCAAGCATCGGGTGTACGCGGTGCTCGACGTCGCGCCTACGGGTGCGGTCCCGGAAGAGATCGGGCGGATCAGGAACCGTGCGATTGACCTGATGGACGAGGCGCTGCCGGCTTGGAACGATTTCGGAGTCCTGCTCGCGGTCGGCTTCATCCTGGACGAGAGCTTGCTCGACGTGACAGGCTTCGCGACGTGAATGCCCCGAGCACCATCGCGGTCACGATCGTCAATCTGCTCGCGCTGAACCACGGCCAGCCCCTCACGCTCGCCGAGCTCAGGCACCGCGCTGCGGCGTACGGCAGGCTCCATTCGCTCGAGGAGCTCAAGGACGCGGCCGAGCATGCGGCGCTTCGTGAGCTCGTGCGGATCGAGGGCGAGGGCGACGAGCTTTCGGTGATCGGCACCATGCCGCCCGGATGGCTCGTCGTGCGACGTGCACCCAGCGATGACGTCGCGTTCGGGGGCTGGGATGGCTGGATCGCCAAGCACGCGGGCTCGCGAGAAGTGAAGCCGGTACAGGAGCTGAAGAACGTATGACTGTCACCTATCCTTTTCAGCGCGCCAACCCACTCGGGTACGGACTCTTCGAGGAGCTCCCCTCGGCGGACATCACTCAGATCGATGAGAACGCGGCGGCCGGCGCGGACGGGCGCGTCTACACCGATATGGCGGTCTTTTCGAATTGGCTGCCGTCGTTCACGGACAACACCGGTGGCGAGGCGCTGGTCTATAGCCCGTCGCTCGGTCGATTCTTTTCGTTCGGCGCCGGCAACCCCCCGACTGGTTTCTCGTTCATCGCGCCGGGCGCCCAACGCACCGCGCTCACGATCCCCGCGGATGCGAGCAACGGCCTCGGTGGTGGCGGCGGGTCGCTCGGCATGTACGCGGCTATCCATCCAAGCTCGAACTTGATGGTGTTCGCGGGCGCGCCGATCGCGAGCTCGACCCTCAGGTACCGCACGAGCACGAACGGAACGACCTGGACGAGCCGTACTTCCGGAAAGGCGGCGAGCACGTTCGGCCCCAACTCGCTCATCTACTGCGCCGGCTCGGTGAACAAGTTCGTGTCGGGATTCGCGGATGGCGATTTCGATACTTCGGCGGACGGAATCACCTGGACGTCGTTCGTCGGACCGGACGCGCTTGCTCGAGTGAGCGCGTGCTTTTCGCCGACGCTCGGTCGCTACCTCGCATGCTCAGGCACGGCGACGAACACCTACACGAGCTCGAGCACGATCACCGCGGGGTCGTTTACGAACCAGACGAGCCCGGCCAATTTCGAGACGGTGTGGTGGAGCGACTATCAGCAGGCGTTCTATGCCCTGCTGAGGAACGGTCTCACGGTCTACAAGAGCACGACCGGGCTCACCGGTTCTTGGTCCGCGGTCGGCACGCTGCCGTTCTTGATCTCGACGAACCTGGGCCCGCTCGGGCAGCTCTTCGATTGGAACCGGCTGCTCGTGGCGATCTCGGACGATGGCGAGGTCGCATGCTCGATCGATGCAGGCGTGACTTGGAAGCTCACCGCGCAGCTCTCAGCCGGTGCGTTTTGCAAGGCGATGTCCCCAGGCCCTCAAGTGGTGATTGCGAACAGCTCGAGCGGCGTTCACCACATGACGTACCGCTATGGGCTCTGAGCGATGGCCAACTTCAAGATGCGAGTCACGAGCGGGGCTGAGGTAGCCGACTGGACGGACTACCCGACTGAGGACCGCCCCTCGCGCCTGAACCCGGTGGGCTCGCCGCACCGCTACCTCAAGGCGGTCGTCAACACGCCGATCGAGGCGATGGCGACTCCCGAATCGACTGGCGTCGAAGGCGAGATCGACGCGAATCTGAGCGGCTTCCTGTTCTCGTGGTGGTTTGCGAGCGCGCCGGTCGAGCCATACACGCCGATCTCCGATCCTGGGTTCTCGTCGCGCTGCCGCTTCACGCCGCCCGCGGTCGGCAACTACGAGCTCGTCTGCTATCGGCCGCGCGGCGGCTCGTTCATCACCCACATCTGCGTGGAGGCTTCGTGAACCTGGACGAGCTCAGCCCGGCTTACATCGGCGAGGACAGGATCAAGCTCTCGCTCGACCCGGCGACAGACCCGGCCGTCGTTGGGCGCCCAACGGTCATCCTGGTCGACTACTCAAGCTGCGATCCTGAGGGCACCGCGCTGCCGCTCGATTTCATCGTCCAGGGCCCGACCGCCGTGAGCTACTTCGAGCACGTCTACCGGCGTACGCGACCCGACCGAATCATCTTCGTTCCGAAGGCGGCGGGCGTGCACCTCGTGGTCTTGCGCGAGCAGCGCCACAACCGTTGGTTCGGACGGCTCCAGTTCTCGATCGTTGGCGATCTCCGCGAAGCGTAGCCGGCTCGCGCTCCGCGGTGTTATGGCGGGGCAACGATGGCGACGAACAAGGCGCGGTTCAAGATCACCGGGACGCTCTCGGGCCTCTCGCTTTCAACCGCGTACGCCCACTACGCGCTCCCCGGCGAAACGCTTTCGCTGCAGCTCGAGGACCCCAACAGCGTGACGTTGGTCACCTACTCGGTCCCAACGGCTGGTGACCTGGTTCCTGGTGACTACCCACTCTCGAGCAAGGGGGCGCCGGTCATCACGGTGAACGGCAATCAGTCGTATATCGTCAGCCCGGCGAGCGGGATCGGTTCGATCGACATGTACTCGACCGAGTACGACACCCACTCCTGGATCGTTCGCGCCGAAGCCGCGACTGACCTCGGGCCTCAGCAGTTCGAACGCAAGCTCGTGCTCTCGATGGGCAAGCCGGCAAAGTCGATCCCTGGCGAGACGACTCAGGGTGGGCTCCGCGGCTGGCAGGAGGACTATTCGCAGATCATCGCCGACGCGCTGCCGTACTACCAGGCGCGCGCTCAGACGACGGACGCGACTCCGACGCTACTTGGAAATGGCTTCTCGCCCACGTGGGGAGCGACGGTTTACCTGAGGGGCGTCACGACGGCGCAGCGCGTCGGCACGAACACCTCGTTCAAGAGCTGGTCTGTCGAGGCGGCGTTCTTCGTCGATACGAGCGGCACCATCACGACCGCGTATGCATCGGCGGCCACGGTGCTTCGCGATCTTTCAGGCGGCGCGTTCACGGCCGGTACCCCGGAGATCGTGGCTTCGAGCGGCAAGCTCTACCCGCGAGTGACCGGGGTCGCTGCTCAAAACATCAACTGGGTTTCCTACTGGGACGCCACGATCCTCCGCAAATGACGCTCTACTTCCCCTCTGGTTCCGAGGTGAGCGAGGTCGAGCGGCCTCACCGGCGGCGCGTGATTCGCCCAAGAGACCGCGTGCACGCGCTCGGGATCGTCGCGACGCGTCACTCGATTTTCTCTGCATCGCCGATCCAGATCCCGTCGGTCATTTTCCCGTCGGGGTTTCAAGCGTGGTGGCAGTACGGCACCGGGATCACGACGACCGACACGACGCTCGGCAACGAAAACGACTTCGCTCACGCCAATTGGACGAAGACGAACATCACGATCACGACAGGGCAGGCGGACCCGGTCGGCGGTAGCTCAGCGACCCGACTCGCCGAGAATAGCGGCGGCACGCTGGTTCACAACCTGCGGCATACCTTCACGAACCAGGCGAGCGGCGCGCTCATGCGCGTCCAGATCCGGGCGAAGGCGAACGGCCGGAGCTGGCTCTGGATCGGCGACAACTCGACTGACCGAATCTACTTCAACGTTTCGACCGGCGCGGTCGGCTCGACCCCGGGAGCGAACGTTCGGGACAGCTCGATCACGAGCCTCGGGAACGGGTGGTGGCTCTGCTCGTACACGGTACGCGCGACGAGCAACAACCTGGACATCGGGATCGGCAACGCGGACAACTCGCTGAGCTACTCGGGCGACGGCACGAGCGGGCTGATCGTTTACCTTTCGGACCTCTACCAGCGCCGCGTCAATCAGTGGAACGACGCGAGCGGCAACGGCGTGCATCTGGTCCAGGCCACTGATTCGAGGCGGCCCTATCTCGAGCCTGACGGCAGCGGGATCACGTTCTTGGCCGCGTTGTTCCAGTCGCTCGAGCGTACTTCAAGCGGGCTTTCTGGCAATTTCGACCACTCGCTGTTCATCCTGGCCAAGAGCCACGCGGCGAGCATTGGCAACTTTCAAGGCTGGCTCTGCTACGGCCGTTCCCAAGTTAGCAGCAGCTCGTCGCTGATCGGCGCGTGCAATTTGAATGTACCCTGGTTCGGCGGCGGCGGCAGCGTCACGGGTCAGAGCACGAACGTCATCGTCCAGAACACGTTCTACCGGCGAGCCAAGGTGCATTCCGGGACGACCTCGCAGCACTGGAGGAACGGCTCGCTCGATCAAACCGCGTCAGCGACCTACACCTACACAATCGCCGCGAGCCCGGGGTTCATCATCGGCGCGCGCGATGGCACCGGTGGTGGTGGCAATAACGCGGACATCACGGTCAAGGACGCGGTCGTCGCGAACGTAGCTGCGACCTCAGACCAACGGCTGTCGATGGACCAGTACCACGCAAGCCTCCCTTGACGAGCGAGCCACTCGAGGTGTTAGGGCTTTGCCTCGATGGCGACGTACAACAAGTTCAACAGCTTCGTCGAGGCGCTCGCCGAAAAGGTCCACAACCTCGGTTCTGACGCGCTCGTAGTGGCGCTCTGCGCGGCGGCGAACGCGCCGGTCGCGAGCAACACTCAGCTCTCGAACCTGACTCAGATTTCGTACACGAATCTGAGTTCTCGAGCGATCACGACCGCGAGCTCGGCGCAAGCCAGCGGCTCGTACAAGCTCACCCTTAACGACCTCGTCTTGACCGCGTCGGGCGGTTCGGTGGCCGCGTTCCGCTACGTCGTGATCTACAACGACACCGCGACGAACGACGAGCTCATCGGCTGGTTCGACTACGGCTCGGATGTTACGCTCGCCTCCGGCGAGACTTTCACCATCGACTTCGACGGCACGAACGGCGCTATCGCGCTCGCCTGAGGAAACCATGTCCGAAGCAATCGACCCGATCGAAGCGGCCGAAGAAAAGATCGAGCTCGCGCAGACCATCTACAACGCGACGCTCGAGCGGTACCGCGCCGGCGCCGAGGGCGTGACCGAGGCCATGCTCACCGCGGCGCATAAGGACGTGCTGCTCTTCAAGAGCGAGCTTGGAACGGTCATCGCGACCGGCGCGAAGCCTTGCCCCTCTTGCGGAGGCGCGGCGTTCGGCATGCGCCAGCCGACTGGTTTCGAGGTGGGCTGCCTCAATTGCCGGGATCACCGCGCTCGCGGTCTGACTCGTCGTGGAGCGGTTCGTGGCTGGAACGCGGGCCCGATCGAATGGGTTCCGACGAAGCTTTTCGATCCGGATTCTGCGCTCGGCAAGCTTTGCGCGAAGCTCGAGCTCGAGCCCGAGGCGCTCCCGAAGTTCGTCGCGAGGGACCCGAAAAACCGCAGCGCGTGACGCGATGAAGCTCAAGCTCGGCGATAGCTACGTCGTTGTCCGAAGCGGCACGACTTGGACGGTCGTCGAGGTCAACGGGACCGAGGACAAGCGCGGTTGGGAGTCGCTGGGTGTTCTCGAAGCGACCGAGCTTGGTCAGAGATCGAGCGTCGAGCTCGGTCGCAGAATGAGCGCGAACGAGTTCTGGTGCCGCAGCGAGTCGGTCGCAAAAGCGAGAAGTAGGTGACCGATGGCGATGGCCGTAACGCAGATCGCGATCTGGCCGTTCGATGCCGGGTCGGGTACGACGATCGCTGCAGCAGTTGGCGGGCCATCGATCCAGTCGTTCGGATCGTCAGGCGGCTGGTATGGCAACGGCGACGGGCTCGGTGAGGGATACCGCGTCCAGTACAACGCAGCGCCAAATGCGACCGGATCGGATCTGATCACCGGCGTTCATGGTGCGACGAAGCTCATCATGTGCTTCGTTTTTCGGACTGGATCGACTGCGCCGCAGAACGGCGAAGTACTCGTAGGCATCAGCGAGGACGAGAACGCGGTCGGGAACCGACGGTGGACTTGCTACTACAATGGCTCCGAGATCCGATTCGTCTTCAACAACGGCGAAGTGCTGACGGCAACGACCGGGACGACGCTTTCGACGAACACGCTCTATCGGTTGTGGATCGTTTGCGACACGCCGAATGCGACCGCGAACTTGCGGTTCCGGATGTACTTTCAGGGCAGCGCCGTCAGCGCGACAGTCGCGACGGTCACTCAGAACACGACGCTCTCGATCACGACCGGAACCGACGAGCTCGTCTGCGGCGCTCCGTTCGGTGCCGGCACCGTGGCGAATGCTGGCTACTCGCACTATCTCGGGTTTTGGACGTACGACACCTTCGATGAAACGGTTCTGCTCGCGGCCGACGACGAGATCGAGGCCGACAACGACATCGAAGATCCGTTCGACACGGGCGGCGCCTACACCCTGACGGCCAACTCTGGTTCGTTCACGCTCACTGGCGCGGCGGCGAACTTGCTCCAGGGCTATCGACTGGTCTCGGACCTCGGGTCGTTCGCGCTCACCGGGAACGCCGCGAACCTGGTCGAGGGGACCAACTACTCGATGGCTGCCAACCTCGGGTCGTTCGCCCTGAGCGGTTCGGCGGCGAATCTGCTCCAGGGCTACCGGCTCGCAGCCGACCTCGGGTCGTTCGCCCTGAGCGGCGCGGCGGCTGGCTTGCTGCAAGGCTTCCGGCTGACGGCGGACCTCGGCTCGTTCTCGCTCAGCGGCGCGGCGGCGAATCTGATCCAGGGCTACCGCATGCCGGCGGACCTCGGCTCGTTCGCCTTGACCGGCAATCCGGCGTTCTTTCTTAAGGGCCGGACGCTGCTCGCCAATGGCGGCACGTACGCGTTCACCGGGAACCCCGCGCTCTTTCCCCGTACCTGGCGCCTGAGCGCAGACAGCGGCACGTACGCGCTCACCGGGAACCCGGCCAATCTCCTGACCGGCGCGAACCTGGTGATGACCGCGGACCTCGGGTCGTTCGTTCTTACCGGGAACCAGGCGACGCTCCGCGCAGCGCGCGCGCTCCAGGCGAACACTGGAACCTTCACGCTCACCGGGAACGCCGCGAACTTGAACCAGGGCTATCGGCTCGTCGCGGACCCAGGCTCGTTCGTGGTGAGCGGGCAATCGGCGCTTTTCGCTCGAGGGCGAGCGCTCTTCTGCGACACCGGTTCCTATCTGCTCCAAGGACGCGACGTGTCGTTCGACTGGGATCACTCGAAGACGCTCTTTGCGAACCAAGGCGTGTACGTGCTCGTCGGTCGCGCGGCGACGCTCCGCTATGTCGGTGCGCTGACTGCATTCGACCTTGCTGTCTCACTTAGGAACAGGGGCGCTCCGAAGCGCCCGAGGAATTGGCGGCCCTAGACGAATCTGTGCCGCGAGTGATAGGGCCTGGGCCCATGCTACGCGACGCGCTGAACTTCCTCGTCGGAGTCGACCCGGAGCTACCGTGGGCGCTGCTCTCGATCGCTGCGTTCTACCTGGTCTACGCCTGGCGCAAATGGGCGCCCAAGTCGTGGGTCGCGTACTCGCGCATCATCCCGGTCGACGACGAATCTGGGTGGATCGCCAAGTCGCTGCAGGAGCTCGTGCAAGCGGTACCGAGCGCGGTGATCGGAGGCGTGCTTCCGGTGCTGCTCTCCGGTGGCGACTGGAGGCTCGCGCTCAAGGGCACGCTCTATGGGCTCGCCGCGCCGCTGATCCACAAGGCTTCGAAGCGGTACAAGGGCGAGGTCGGCAAGGGCTTGTCGACGAAGGTCGCGCCACTCTCGATGATCGCGCTGCTCATGCTCGGGTGCTCGGGCGGTCGCTGCGGCCCCGATGATGCGGTGCTGAACGCGATCATCGCCGAGTGCTCGCTGCGGCGCGCCGAAGCTTGCCCCGATGCAACCGAGAACGACGTCTGCCCTGGCGTGGATGAGGATTGCGACGCTCGCATCGACGGGAGGTGCCAGTGAAGCCGGGCAAGGCGGCCGAGACGGTCGTCGGGATTGCGGGCTCGCTCGCGAAGCTCCCGACTCCGCTCATCGCGCCGATCGGGTCACTCGTTGGTCAGATCGTGGATGCGATCGTCGAGTCGGACGACCCTGAGGAAGCTGCTCGAAAGGCGCTGGTCTCGATCAGTGCGAAGCGGGCATTCCGCGCGGCTGCTACGAAGATCGCGAAAGCCAAGCGATGAGTGGGGAGGCGATCACGAAGGGGGAGCTCGTCGCGCTCCTCTCCGATCTGAAGACCGATCTCGGTCGCACAATCGCGAGCTCGAGCGCGAACGTCGCGATGAAGGTCGCGACTCAGATCACCAAGGTCGAGGGGCAGATCGAGGCGGTTCGCGGCGAGATCATCACGCTGCGCGGGGAGCTCGTCTCGTTCAAGGGCGAGCAGAAGGCGCACAACGCCATCTCGGGGGAGATGCTTTCTGACGCCCTGCGGCGTCTCGAAGAGTTGGGTGAGCAGTTCGAGGCAATGACCCAGGTTCTCACGGGCCTGCGGTCTCAGTCGGAGTCGACCTTCAAAAAGGTGTTCGGGATCGATGAGATCGTGAACAAGAGCGCCAAGGTCGTCCAAGAAACCTTCGACGCGGTGAACCCCGATGCCCCCCAACACCCAGCAGCTGAGCCAGACTCCGCGCCGGCTCGCGCTCCTCGTTGATGACGATGAAGCGTTCCGCGTGCTCTTCGCTCGCTTGCTCCAGCAGCAAGGCCTCGAGGTCGTACCGGTACCGAACGCGCTCGTCGCGCTGACGTTCCTCGAGGGCTGCGCTGACGAGACTTCGGTCATCGTCGCGGACGAGCGAATGCCTGGGCTCGCCGGTTCGCGCATGCTCGCGGCGGTTGGCACTCGGTGGCCAGCGATTCGGCGAGTACTTGTGACCGCTCACCGCACTGGCAGAATGATCTTCGACGCGGACTATCCGGTCTTTTCGAAGAGCGCCGATTTGCAACACCTCGCGCGCTTCGTCGCGCAGCTTGCGCGATCTTGAGATAGGGTCTGGCCCTGCGACCTTGCCCACCAAGAGCGAACGCAACACGCCGGTGGTGCCCCCTCCTCGGGGGCGCATGCCGTCCAGGAGCAACGACGATCCGCTCGTGCTCGAGGACGACGCTCGCCGAGACCGCGAGCTCCAGATCATCGCAGCGGAGCAGCAGCGTCGGGCGCCCAAGGTCGAGCAATCGCCGGTCTCGATCCACGCCGAGGCAGACCGCGAGCTCGGCAAGGTGGTGCGAACGCGTGCACCGGCGCTCGCGAAGTTCCTGCTGCCGTTCATCCTGAGCGGCGGCGCCGGCACGGCAATCGGAAGTCTCGGGATGGAGCGGCTCCTCGCTCCGTCACTCGACGGGATTCGCGCGGACATTCAGGCCAAGGACAAGGCGCAGAGTGACGCGCGGGCAAAGCTACTCGAGCGGCTCGAGCGTGAAGAGATGCGGACTGCAGCGCTCGCGTGCCGCGTGTTGGTGCTCGCCGATCAGGCGAAGCGGCAAGGCTGGGACGCCGACTTCGCCGAGGCACGCGAGATCCAGATCGTGTGGGAGGCGGGCTCGCTCGAGGACCCAACGAAGCCGAAGTCTCGCGTCAGCGCTCCGACTTGGAAGAGTCGAAAGGCGTGTCCAGACTTGCCGAAGCGTACGCCCGAGTGACATGCTCGGCGCGTGACCACCGCTGCCGCGTACGCCGATCCCTCGACCTGGCGCTCTGTCCTACGAATCTTCATGAACGGGCCCGATATCGCGGCGCTCGAACACGCGCTGATCGAGCGCGGGTACACGCCCGGGAATATCGACGGCCTCTTCGACGCCGAGACTGAGTACGCGGTCAAGAAGCTGCAGCGCGCGCACGGCCTCAAGCAAGACGGGATCGTCGGTCCGATCACGCGCAAGGTGTTCGAGACCCCGGTCGCGACGATCGCGCTCCCGGCGACCGGCTTCGTACCCGCGGCGAAGACCCCGCTCAGCAAAGCGCAGGCGGCGCTCGCGTTCATCGAGGCGGTCGAGCGAGTGACCGGCGACCCGCCGAGCCCGGCAATGCTCGCGTGCTTGCTCGCGCAGAGCGCGCTCGAGACGGGTAACTGGACCGCGATCTGGAACTTCAATTTCGGCAACGTGAAGGCCGGCAAGGGATGGCGTGGTCTCAAGACCATGTTCCGCTGCTCCGAGATCATCGGCGGCAAAGAGGTGTGGTTCGACCCCCCGCACGTCCAGACTCACTTTCGCGCGTTCGCGAGCGCCGCGGATGGCGCTGTCGACGTGGTTCGATTCCTCGCGGTCGACTCGGATGGCGACGGCCACAATCGGTACGCGGCGAGTTGGAGCGCCGCAGTCGCCGGTGACGCCGAGGCCTTCGCTCTCGAGCTCGGCCGCGCGGGTTACTACACGGCCTCGAAGGACTTGTACGTCCGAGGCGTTAAGCGCTTGTTCGCAACCATGCTTCCGGTGGCGACCCAGGCCCTGCAAGGCCGGACGCCGGCGGCCCGCACCCGCTCGGCGAGCTCGGAAGGGAACCTGCGCGAGGCCCTCGGCGCGGCGGCGTTCGCTGAGCTGGAGCAGGATCTCGGCCGGATCGTCTGACTGTCGATTCGCGAACGAATTGGTTGCATTGGTGCCAGGTAGGCACTAAGGTGTTTCTTGTCAGGGAGGCCAAGGCGGCCCCCGACAGGCAAGGAGCCCCACCATGAAGAAGTCTGAATTGATTGAGCACATGTTCGCGACCAAGGCGATCGAGGCGGGAAACAAGATCCAGGAGTTCACCTCGAACGCCGCAAACGCTCGCATGCTCAAGCGCTCGGTCGAATGGTACTTGAAGGACGCGCTGGCGGCCGAATCGGTTCTCGAGCTGATTCATAACATCCGAGCCGATATCCAGGACATCACCGAGCGCACGGTCGACGCCGAGGCGCTGAGCGAGGAGATGGTCCTCGACATCACCACCCAGGTCGCCAAGGAGTACCGCCGGAATATCGAGGAGCGCGTCCTCGGGCAGGGCGCCTGGTCCGAGACCTCGACCAGCATGGCCGCGAACCTCGCGCATCTCTGCGAGCTCGACGCCAAGCGCCTGGTCTACAAGCTGCTCGGCGAGATCCTCGCGGTCGCCGGCGGCTGAAATCTACCCAGGGGGGCCGGCCGCTGCTGGGCTCGGCCCCCTTTCTCAGGGCTTCCGGGCAGGTCCCGGGGGCCCTTCTTTTTGAACCGATTTCGGTTGCTCTAATGCCAGCCTGGCACTAAGAGTAGGGATGTGAGCGGCGCCAAGGCGGCCCGCCACGAGCAAGGAGCTCGCCGATGAACGAAACCAAGCGCACCCTTTACCGCGGCAAGGCGAAGCAGACCGCTCAGCGCCGCGAGCTTGCGGTGCTCGAACCCACGAAGCTCGGCAACCACCGAGCGCTTCACCAGCGCGCGGACGGCTTGCTGGTCGAGATCGTTGTCCCTGGCCGCTACGAAGAGGAGACCGAGGAATCATGAACCCGCAACCCACGAACACCCCCACCATTCAATCGCGCGCGCTCGATCGCTGGGTCGAGACCGTGTGGCACGAGGAAGGTATCCGGCGCGCGGCGCGCGAGGGCTACGAGTACGCGGACGATCTACTCGTCCAGCTCGCCGAGCTTCTTGGGCGGTCCATCCATGCGGCGCGCGGGCTTCGCGCTGGTGCAAAGTCGTTCTCGATCCTCCAAGAGGGCGACGCCGAGTACGCTCACACCAAGCTCGAGAAGCGCAAGGCGCCGCACGCCTCGGCGTTCCTGACTCAGGACGCGGCAGCGCATGCGATTGACGAGCTCGAACCGAACGCGCTCAGGCCCCCGAACACCGAGATCGAGATCGAGGGAATCGTCCGCGCGTCGCAGCGGGACCCCGACGGCGACCCTTTCCATTTCACCGCGGTTGTCGTGCGCCTCGCGCACCCGATCGCCAAGCACCGGGTCTACTTGCTCCTCAGCGCGGAGGCGTCATGAGACCGAAACTGAACGACCTCCCTTCGCCTGGTCGCAAGGTCTCGGTCCGGCGCAAGTTCCGGAACCAGACCACGCCAAAATCGGTCGATGGCGAGATCGTGACGGTGCTCGGGCATAAAGGCGCGATGGTCCGGACCTCGGACAACGGCAAGGTCGATTTCTACCGCTGGAACGACATCACCGATGTGGTCAGGATCCCGCGCCGGAGCTCGCCGAACGCGACCTTGGGCGATGCGATCGGGACCGAGCTCGAGAAGAAGAAAGCCGAGCTCCGCGTGGTCGAGCCGCTCGCCATCGCACCCGAGCCGGCAAAGGCCCCGCCCTTGCCCAAGAAGCCTGCGCCGAAGCCTGAGCCGGTCCAGGCCGATCGCTCGCCGGCGCCTGTGCCATACCCCTTCCAGAAGCCAACCAAGCCGCCGCGCGCGCCGGTGATCGAGCCCGCGCCGAGCCCGCCGGTCGCGGTCGTCCAGAAACTGTCCACGGTTCCGACGCTCACCCTCGCCGAGGCCATCGCCGAGATCGAGCCCGAGTACACCGAGGCTGACGATCGCGCGGGTGGTGCGCTCTTCAAGAAAGCCGAGCCCTCGAAGCCAACTCGCAAGAGCCCACCGATCGCAACGCGCACGCGGTACCAGCGCGTGCCGACTCAGATCGGATCTCTCTTCAAAATGGTCAGGATCACCGGCGGGTTCTACCAACACGAGTTCGCCGAGCTCCTCGGTCCAGACGTGCCGAATCAATCGGCGGTCTCCCTGATCGAGCTCGGCCTCTCGCTCCCCTCGGACCGCACGCTGATCGAATTCGCGAAGCTCTCGCCAGCGACGCCGCTCGAGATGCTGATCCGGTTCCGGGATAGCGCGCTCGCCGGCGGCGTCCCGATCGCGCGCTCAGCGCCTGAGGTGGTCGCCGAGACTCGCGTGCCGATGCTTCCGCCCGAGCCTCCGCCGGCGCAGCCTCCGATCCCCCCGCCAGCGCCCGAGCCTCCGCCGGCGCCAACCCCCGCGCCATCACCAGCGCCTGCTCCTGAGGCGAGCGAGCTCGACGGCTTCTCCGAGTTCTTGCTCCAGGTCGCCGAGATCTCGCCGATGCCCAAGGGCAAGGACGAACGCGCGCGCTGGCTCGCGGCGGCCCGCAAGATGTGGGAGGCCCGCTCGCGATGAATCCGGTGGTCGAATACCGGGTGACGACAGCTCACCCGGACCCCTGGTCCTCAGGCCATCGGTACCGGACCGAGTTCCGGATCGTGGTCGATGGCCACGCGGTGCAGACCGGCTGGCACCCGAGGCTCGATGACGCAGCCGATGAGGTGCGCCGACGCGGCGTGCCGGTGAACGACGTGGCGAAACTACCGAGACGAGAAGGGTCGGAAGAATGAACGGCGAAAACGTGGTGATCTGGATTGGCGCAGCGGCGGCGATGGTGATCGTCGGATGGATGGCGGGCGAGATGCTTACCGAGCCGAGCCCCGAGTACCTGGCTTCGGAAGCCGAGTACCAGCGCTCGCGGCGCGCGCTGGAGGCTGAGCTCGAGAAGGCGAACCACTCGCTCGATCAGTCGATCGAGAAGCTGAATGCGAGCTCGGCAAAAGCGAAAGCCGAGACTGACGAGATCGAGCGACGAAAGGCATTCTTGATGCCCGCGTGTCGACGGAACGGAGGGACTCCGGTTCTTGGTTTCGGCTGGGAAGTGGTGTGCGTGAAAGCGATCTCGCTACCCGAGGTGCCTCAGCATGCTACGAGCTCGAGCCCATGACTTTCGTCGAAGCCGTTCTCACTGTGCTGCTCGCGCTCGAACCCTGGTACCAAGACAAGGCCGAGGTCGGGCGGCACGAGCGAATGACCACGATCGCAATCGCGATTACGACCGCGGCGCACCAGACCCCGAGTTGGAAGCGCTCGCCTGAGGAGCTCGCCGCGTTCCTGGTGATGCAAGGGATGTGGGAGAGCCGGTTCAACCGGCGCGTCCATGCGGGCCAGTGCGCAAAGGACGAATGTGATCCCTCGCGCCGGCGTGGCTTGATCGTCTGGACCTCGCGCTCGGTCTGGCAGCTCAAGCAGGGAAGGCTCAGCGCCGAGGCCTGGGCTGGCTTGTCCGGGCTCGAGCTCGGGCCCACCACGAACGCCGCCCTGCTCGCGGCGGAGCGCGTCAGCGAGGCGCACAGGCGCTGCGGCTCGGCTCGCGGCTCGATCATCGGGTACGCGCGCGGGCGATGCGACGCCAAGTTCGATCAGACCGAGATGAGGCTCGGGACCTACGAGCGGGTTCTCGCGGTAATCCGGCGAAACCAGGCCTTCGAGAAAAAAGCGAACGAAGGAGTTGCAATGGTGCCAGCCTGGCACTAAGGTCTCACTTGTCAGGACGGCCAAGGCGGCCGCCCGGCGAGCAAGGAGCTCACCCACGATAGACTGAGATCGCCAACGTAAGCGCCGGCCCCGAAGCCTCGGGGAAGCCAGCGCAGGGGCGAACAACCGAGGCAAGGGCTCGGGCCGCGGACGCGCGGACCCGGGCCTTAGGCGGTACCGGGGTCCAAGGCGGGCCCGGTTCGAAAGGCAAGGAGCCCAGCATGTTCGTAGTGAAGAGCCAGAACTTCGACTTTCACCAGCCGATCCAGGCCGAGACGTTCGCGAGCGCGATCAAGGCTGCCAAGAAGCGCGGCTACGAAGCGCGGATCGAGACCGCGAATGGCGAGCTCGCCGCGAGCTGGAGCCCGCTCTACGGGACCCACATCATCGACCGGAACCTCGCCGGCCTCAGCAATTGAGACGCGCGAGCCCAACGGCCCGCCCGGCGAGAGCTCGGCGGGCTTCGGGCCGTAGGAGGACCCGATGCGGATTCTGGACGAAGTTCATTTCATGACCGAGGCGCTCACGCGCGCGGCAACCCTAGGCGCGGTGGTCGAGGGCAAGTACCCCGAGGACGCTCGAATCAGCGGCCGCTTGGTGCGCCGGCTCGACTTCGATTTCGCAGATGGCGTGTTCCGCTCAGGCACCGGCAAGGCTCGTCGCAAGGTCACGACGCCGGCCAAGGCGGCCGAGCTCTTGATCGAGCGAGCTCGCGAGAAGAACGAGGCTCAGGCGCGCGAGCAAGCGCACGAAGCCAACCGGATCATGGCGAGCGAGATCACCCGCGGCGTCCGCCACACCTATTGCCGGTACGACGAGGCGGACGGAGGCTTCGAGCTCATTCTTCGCGGGCTCGACCTCGAGACGGTCGGCAAGGCGGCGCGCGCGCTCTACGAGACCCTCGGCGAAGAACCCGACGCGGGCGAGGCCTGGCGAAAGTCGCCGCTCTTCAAGGTCCAAAAATCGACCGAGCCCCCAGTCGAATAGGTTGCAATGGTGCCAGGGAGGCACTAAGAGTAGGGACGTCAGCGGCGCCAAGGCGGCCCGCGACGAGCAAGGAGCTCAAGATGGACTACTCGAACAAGATCGCGAACGAGAAGGCGGAGCTGGCGGCTGGCGGTGAGGCTGCTCGCAAGCAGCGGATCGAGCGGCTCGAGATGGCGATTGCCTTCCACAAGGCTGCACGGCCAAGCACGGCGGCCTTGGCACGCACCCGGGATAACCTGGTGCGCGAGCTCGAAGCTCGGCTGCAGGCCCTACGCTGAGAGCCCTGCCCCCAACGGCCCGCCCGGCGAGAGCTCGGCGGGCTTGGGGTCGTAGAATGAACCCCCCGATCCTGGTCCCTTTCTTCGGCGCCTGGCGGATCGGCTGGGAATGCGACGAGGGCTTCGAGCTCCTCGGTTCCCGGCTCGATCTCGCTGCTCAGGCGAAGCGCCCGAGCCCGAGCTACCGCGGCTACCAGATCGGCGACGACCGTCTCTGGACCGCCGAGCGCGCTGCGCTCAGGCTCGAGAACCCGCCGGCCAAGGACTCGATCGGCTACATCTGGGACGACCAGTTTGAGGCCGAAGCGGCGCTGGAATCGATCCGGTCGTTTTTCTGAACGAAGGAGTTGCATTAGTGCCAAGCCCGGCACTAAGGTGATTCTTGTCAGGGACGCCAAGGCGGCGCCCGACGGCCAAGGAGGCCTCCAAGATGGTGACCGAAGCTCAAGCTTACGAAACGATGCGGGTTGCTCGGATTCAAGCCGAGCTCGCCGAGCTCGCGAACCGCCCGATGCATAGCAGTGCGCAGCTTTGCGCGCGTGATGCGGAGGCCTGTTTCGCCCGGCTGGATTGGTATCACGCTCGAGAGCGCGCTCTCAAATCGCTGGCTTACAGCGTGGGGATTCTCTCGCCTCTCTACATCAAGACGGCCGCCCGATGAAGATCAAGGTCACGATCGAGATCAAGGGCCGCCGGGTCGAGCTCATCGACCCGACCCTCGAGGAGGTCGACCGGAACTACGTCCGGATGGCCCTCGAGGCTTGCGGCGACAACCGGACCCATGCGGCGCCGCTGATGGGCATCCATCTCCGGAGCGTTCATCGTATGATCGACCGATGGCGCGAGGTCACGCGGCGGCGCTGGAACCGCAAGCGCTGAGCCGGATCGGGGCCTCGAAATGGGCCCCTTCTTTTTTCGAACGAAGGAGTTGCAATGGTGCCAGCCTGGCACTAAGGTGTTTCTTGTCAGCGAGGCCAAGGCGGCCCGCGGCGAGCAAGGAGCTCAAGATGGCGCGCATCATTTCCCAGACCGAAGCCGACCAAATCAATCGCGAGATCGAGGCCCTGAACCTCCGCCTTCCGGAAACGGACGAGGAGAGCACCGCTGCTTGGGTCTACAAGCACGGTCGCTACCAGCTCCTGGTGGTCGAGCTCGCCCCGCACTTCGGCCCGCCGGCGCCGCTCTTTCGCGCGATCGACTCAATCGAGCTCCACATCCCTCGCCGGCGCAGGCTGCGCGGCTGAGGCCGACAGCGGCCCGCACGGCCCGGAGGCGAGAGCCCCGGGCTTCGGGTCGTAGGAGCTACCCGATGAAGGCCGAATGCACGCACTACATGGGAATTTGCGACCGCCTGGTTTGCCCGCGCGAGGAAGAGAAGCGCGAGGCGACCCGCGCTGAGATCGAGGCCGAGCTCCAGCGCGAGCAGGACGTGAACGCGGTCGCGCTCGGCCGAGCCGCTGGGATGCCCCGAGACCGCGCGCTCGCCGCTTGCCGGGCGATCGTCAAGGTCGAGAACAAGCGAGCCCAGGACCGCCGCCAGGCGCGCGCGGCGGCCCGCGAACGAGCCCTTCGAGGAGAACGTCGATGACCAAGAAGATCGCGGAGCGGACCATCCGCGCGCACGAGATGGCGATCAAGAAGATCGAGGCGGCGATCCGCGGCTTCGAGTGCAAGCCAGGACAGGGCCTCAAGGAGCCCGAGCTCGCCGCGGCGACCGGCCTGAGCGAGTTCCGGATTTGGCGCGAGACCCGGTACTGGACGAACGCGGGCCGGCTGGTCCGGAACGAGCTCGGCGAGTACGCGCTCACCGGCGCGGTTCGCAAGGAACCGGTCATCCCCGAATTCGAGCCGCTCGACCTCGCGTTCGAAGCGCTGGAACGGGTCGACCTGTGAAGCTCGAGATGGGCGCCCATGCGGCGCGCGCGGCCGCCCTGCTGGGCTCGTGGGGCGGCGCCTGGGCCTTCCGAGAGATCTGCCGGCCCGACTCTTCGAGCGCTTGGTGGCTCGCTCTGGCGGCCGGCGCGGCTCTGGCATCGGCGGGCGTCGTTCTGATCCTGGCCGAGACGGCGAGTCCTCGGTGAGAATCGACCGGCTCGCGAACGAAGAAGTTGCATTAGTGCCCCGCTGGCACTAAGAGTAGGGACGTCAGCGCGGCCAAGGTGGCCGCGAGCGACGCCGGGCAAGGCGCCCGGAGGAAGGCAGAAAAACAGAAATGAAAGGCAAGTTGGCCAAGGGTGAGTTCGCGGTCTACACCGAGGCACTCGAGGAAGCCGAGGTTGTGTTCCGGATGATCTGCTTCGTGCGGGGCGTCTCGGATCACGGCTTGGTTCCCAAGCTCACCAAGGTGAACGACCAGGACTCGCCCTGGAGATTCCGGGTCGAGATCGAGCGCGAGGACGCAAGCTTTGAACCGGTCTTCACGCAAGACCACATCAAGGTGATCGACCAGACGCTCGGCGACATCGCGGAGATCTTCGGCTTCGAGGTCGAGGAAGATCCGCACGCCGGCTGACCCCAACCGGGGGGCCCCTTCGGGGGTCCCCCACCTTTCTCAGAAAAAGAAGTTGCGTTGGTGCCTACCTGGCACTAAGGTGTCTCTTGTCAGGGCGGCCAAGGCGGCCCCCGACGAGGCAAGGAGCCACCCGATGAGCAAGATCAACGCCCAGAAGATCACGACGGATTCCGAGACCGGCACGATGAAGATCGTGCTTTACGGTGCGAACCTGACCTACAGCCCGGCGACGGACGCTCGGGTGGTTGGCGCCGAGGACGGCAAGCTCCTCTGCCAGGATGAGGAAGCGGCCGAGGAGCTTGCGGGCGAGATGCGCGCATGGGGAGTCCAGGGCGCGCGCGGGCTCGGATGCGCGGTGGTTTTCTGGAGCTGAGCGCCGGCGCGGGGGGCCTCGGGGCCCCCGGTCGATTCTCAAACGAAGGAGTTGCAATGGTGCCGGCCTGGCACTAAGGTGTTTCTTGTCAGCACGGCCAAGGCGGCCGGCGACCGGCAAGGAGCCCTCACGTGAAGCACTATCCCTTTCGCATCGTAGGCAGCGACCCCGAGACCGGGCGGTTGGTATACTTTGGCGGGGCACGTGCTCTCGCCTCGGCGGAGAATCGGGCGCGTAGTTACTCGAAGCGGTTCGCCAATTACGCGCCGGTTCGCGCGCTGACCGACGTCGAGTATCAAGCAGCGCGGCAGGCTCAGCGGTGAGGTGGCCGAGGGCCCCTTCGGGGGCCTGGTCGATTCTCGAACGAAGGAGTTGCAATGGTGCCAGCCTGGCACTAAGGTGTTTCTTGTCAGCGGCGCCAAGGCGGCCCGCGGCGGCCAAGGAGGCCACGATGATCCAGATGAAGCCGTTTTCAAAGACCGACTGGTATGGGTTCGCGGGTGCGACGTCTTTCCCCGACGGCTCGGCCCCGCTGATCGGCGAGTGCCAGGTGGGCGAGCTCGGCGGGATGGTGATCATTGACGCGTTCGGTCTGAGCGTCGTGGCGAGCGACGACGAGGGCGAGAACGAGATCTCTTTTTTCTGGGACCCCGAGTACGCCGGCCGCGCGCTCGCCGGCCTGAACGGCCTGGTCTCGGTCGAGGAGCTCAAGGCCTCGCCGGGGTGCTCGGTTCAGATCCAGGGCGAGGACTACTGAGCCGGGGCGGGCCCCCTTCGGGGGGCTCGGTCGATTCTCAAACGAAGGAGTTGCAATGGTGCCAGCCTGGCACTAAGGTGTCTCTTGTCAGCACGGCCAAGGCGGCCGCGCGGCAGAGCAAGGAGCTCGAGATGGACAACGCGAAATTGGCACGGACGATCAAGGCGCTCTTCGACGGGTCGATCACGACGGACGACCTCGCCGAGATGGACGAGCTGGTTCAATGCCGGACCCGAACCATCGTTCATGAGGGCGATGAGCGCGCCGAAGGCTTCGTCCTTCGCCTGGCGGACGGGACCGAATTCGAGGTCTTGGTCAGCAAGCGCTGAGCGGCCCGGGGGGCCTTCGGGCCCCCCACCCCAACCGAGGAAGAACCAGATGACGACACTGAAACTGGAAGCGATTCTGTTCGAGGACGAGAACCGGATTCTGTGCAACCGGCCTGAGCTCGCCGAGGCAATCGGCGGGATGCTCGAGTCTCACGCGGCGGCCCAGGAGATGAACCTGAGCGCCCGGATCGAGAATTCCGGCATGAACCGGTGGGGCTACCGCCTCGCGGTCTACCTGGAGCCCGATGGCCTGGTCGAGGACGCGGACGCGATGGCCGAAGCCGAGGTCGAGGCCCTGGGCGACGTCGCCTTGATGCTCGCGCTGGACGGCCAGGACGGGCCACGCGAGCAGATGGTGCCCTGGACCTGGCGCGCCGAGATCAAGCCGCGGGGGGCACGATGACCGACGAGATGCTGCTCGATGCGATCGAGGCGATCACCGCAAGCGGCGGCGACGTCCGAATCGCGCCGGTCGATTCCCTGAACCCGCGCTGCGGCTACGCGGCCCGGGTCACCCTGGCGACCCGCCTCAAGGCGGGCGACGCGTCCTACCTCGGCGGAGGCGACACGGCTCGCGCGGCGCTGGCCGAAGCGCTGCAGAAGGTCCCGGCCCTGGCTCGGTTGCAGCGCCTATTCGCCGAAAAGGCCTGAGGACCCAGAATCGGGGGGCCGAGGGGCCCCCCGGTCGATTCTTCGAAAACAGGTGTTGCTTTAGTGCCGCGCTGGCACTAAGAGTAGGGACGTCAGGACGGCCAAGGCGGCCGCCGGCGAGCGAGGAGCTCACGATGAACGCGATTATCGAGCAGGTTGCGAAGGTGATGACGGTCGGCATGCGATTCGAGGCGATCAAGGGCACGAGCCGCTACGGCACGACGACCCCGCAGATCAAGATCTCGGCGCCCAAGGCGGGCCGGGATGGCTACCACCCGATGGCCGCGGCGGCGTACGCGGTCGCCTCGCAGGTCCACATGGCGATGGCCGGTCAGCCCTCGGCGAACTTTGCGGTCGGGGTTGAGGTCCTGAGCGGGAACCTCGCGTACGTGACCCTGGAGCTGGTGAAGGACGACCGGAATTCGATCGACGCCGCGATCGAATTCTTGAACAAGGTCCTCCGATGAATCGCCGCGCGACGTTGGGCCTGGTGCTCGCGGTGCTGGCCTGGGCGACTCTGGTCGCCTGGGTCGCCCTGGGCGAGCGTGGAGCCCCGCCATGCGCGTCTGGCGAGGCGAACCCCTTCGGGACCAGGTGCGCGCCATGAGCGCCAAGCGTCGTTCTCCGGGGCGAGACCCTTACCTAGTCGACGTCTTGACCGCCCGGGTGGTGAACCCGCCGATGGACGCGCTTCTCACCCGCGGTGCTGCGGAGGGCACCTGGGTCGCCTGGCGGCCCGATCCCGATGATTGGCAAAAGCGGGTCCCTCACCCGCTCGGCGAGGAGGAGCAGGCCTGGCTCGACGCCTGGATCATTCTCTCCGAGCTCAAGGGTCCGATCTCATGCCGGACGACCTGGCCGCGCGAGATCGAGGAAGTGCTGCGGCTCGAGACCGATCGCAAGAAAGTAGTCGACCTCCTGATCGAACACGCCCCGAGCGCCATGCTCATTTTCACCGAGGCCCACCTATGATGCGGACGCCACCCGGACTCTCGCTCGAGAAGCAGCTCCTCCTGACCCAAGCGCGAGCCGAGCTCCTGCAGGCTCGCTTGCGGGCCAAGACCCCCGAGGACCGCGCGTTGCTCGACGGCATGCAGCGCGCCTGGCCGAGAGTGCTGATGGAGCTCGACAAGCCATGACCCTGATTCGCTTCGCCTGGATCGTCTTCCGGCAGCTCTGGGCCGAGCGTGCTCGCTGAGGTGCTACCGTGCCGATCGTGACCTGGTTTCTCCTCCTCGTCCTCGGTCTCTTGGGTCTTCGGTTCTTCTTCAGATAGACCAGGACCAAGGCCCTTCCTATGGCCGCTTACCCGGCTTTGGAGGGGAGACCCGTTCGAGGATGAAACCCGTCGGGGTGAGAGGGGAATCGGTCGCTGCTAAACCCGGTGGCCTGGGCGGAATCGCCGGGTCCTCTGACGGCCTATGTTCGTCCGGGCCTGGCGCGTTGCACCGCGCTGGCCCCCTTGCCTACCCGGGTCCTGGGATCGGGCCGCCCTATGAAGCGTGCGGACAAGGTTCGAACGACCGGGGTTTCGCGGTGCCCGGATACGCTCGGCTCGTGGGCGCCCAACTCGATGGTCTCGAGCTCGGTTCCCTTCATCCCTGCCGTCCTCAGGGAGCTGCGGTCGCGCTCGCGCGCGGCAGACCCGGGCCCGCCGAGGGCCCTGCTTACGCTTGGGATTGATCGTGCCGCGCGGTCCGCGGCGGGACGGTACCTGATCAAAGCGGTCGGAGAATGCCGTGCTAGGCGTGGCGTTTGCAACCCATTGCATGTTGGGCGCGCGGCAGTTACTCTCGGCGCCAGGCCCGGATCGCACCTTGAGTTTCGAGGCCAAGACCCAAGAGGACCGCCCTCTTGCGCTCGGGTGGACGGAATGATCAAAGCAGCAAGGTGCGATCCGGGCCTAGCCTATTTCGGGGGCATCATCCGGTCATGAACGAACCGGTGCCGAGCCGAGAGCGCGTGGAGGAGCTCCTCGCGCTGACCGATTTCACCGAGGTCTCGGGCGCTCTCGAAATTGAGTTTGGCTTGCACAAGGGTTTGGTGCAGCACCATTGCGGCCAGGCCATCGCGGTTATCGCGAACTACGGCTTTCACACCTACGCCCAGCAGGAAGCTCAGGCCTTCGCGGTGTGGCAGATGCTCCAGCTCTTGACGGACGAACCGGTCGAAGTCTCGTTCAAGGTGCAGGGCGCGCTCGCCATGCCGGTGATCGAGGCGCGGCATGCTCGGCTACGGCAAGTTTCTCAGATCGTCACGGTCAATCTCGTCAAGCAGTCGTGGGACGTCGGGGTCCTCTCGATGATTGGCATGCTCAGGCTCGACAAGCACACGGTTGGGATGACCCGGCTCGAGAAGCTTTACGAGCTGCTCGACGGGATGACGACGCTGGAGCGTGCGGGCGTGCTCGCGGTGCGTGGACTTCGCGAGGCGTCTCGGTACGGCATTTTGGAAGGATTCGGCCCGAGCTTCCCGCAAGACGGAACGCCGGCCGACCTCGATGCGTTGGGCGCCCAACTGGACCGCATGGAGCTGCCATGACGAACGACGAGGCGGGCGCCATCTTCGCGGAGATCGAGCGGGAGCACGAGCTCGGTGAGGGCTTGCTCCAGATCGCACGCAAGGGCGGGAACACCCTCATCTACTGGCCACCGGTCGCGATCAGCGCGTACACCCAGAACGGGATCAGGTCGCGCGCGCTCGCCAAGTGTCCGTCGGGCTGGGCGATCCACGTGAAGCGGATCCCCTACCCGGACGAAGACATCGAGGTCGATGCTCACGCGGTCGATCGCTACCACGCCAGCCAGGTCGCGTTGCGTCAGATGTCCGAGCGTGCGGCGGCGCGCAAGGCGGAAGAGCAGGCCAGGGCGGCCGCTCAAGCGCTGGACGGGCTCGAGAAGCTGGACGAGATCCTTGGTGCAATCGACGCCCACATGGAGGCGTGATACATGGGAGGCGGTGCAGCGATGCAGGTCATTTCGAGGACCAGGTCGCACGACGGGTTCGTCTCGATCGTGCTGAGCGCCCCCGGACGGGGGCAGGCACACCTCCGCGTGCGCGCTCGAGGTAGCTCGCTCGAGGTCGCTTCGGCTGAGGCGGTCGGGGGGCACGACGCGTCCATGGACGCGATGCTCGTGTCCGAAGCGCTCGCCGAGCTCCGTGCGCGGCGCGGCATTATCGGTGCGTGAACGAGGCGTTCGAACGGATCGCAAAGCGCTTTCGCGCGCACAAGGCGTGGAACGCAAGCCCCGGCCGGAGCTCTAAGGTGTTCAGCGTCAAGCAAGCGCCGGGCTACACCGAGCGGGGGTACGACGAGGCGGATATCCAGGTCTTTCGAATTCGCTTTCACGACTTCGAGAGAGATCTGGTCGTTCGGATGCAGTTCGTGATCGAGCTCGTCGTCGACAAGGTCATCGCGCGGTACGCGATCATGGTCCTCCGGCACCGGCTGCGCGCTGGTGCTGAGCGTAAGAAGTTCGCGCTGCGTCGTGGGTTCGAGTTCAAGGACACGTGGCGGATCGAATTCTGGATCGATCTGACGCTCGCGCAATTGCACATCGAGCCGGCGCTGCCCGAGCGGATGGTCCACAACGTGCGCGAGCTCGTCGGGTTTGCTGCGAGCGCGAGGAATCGCCAGCGGTTGCGGCTCACAGAGGTACGCGCGCTCGGCGAGGCGCTCGAGAAGATGGAGCTCCCATGAAACGAATCCAGGTTACGGTCGACGAACGTCTAAGGCTCGACGCTAAGCAGCTCCCCGCGCAGCTGATCGACGACCTCAAGGCGGCGTTCACGCACAAGAACCCGAAGCACAAGCGGCTCGCGCAGATGTCGCGTGCCTGGGCGAGTAAGGAGCCACCTGAGTACGTGCTCTGGAAGGTCGACCGTGGCCTGATGACGCTCCCGCGCGGCGCGGTCTCAAAGCTTCGTCAGGTGCTCGGCGCCGGAGGATGGGC